TGCTCCGCGACCCATGATTTTTCCGGGTCGGGAAAATCATGGCATCACAATCTACATGAGTGCTAAAAAAGCATATGTTATATCATAACTTATAAAAAGAATAACAACTTGCTTCAGCTAGTTGTTATTCAGTGGTTGTGTTTATCACAACCACTTAAATCCTGAATAACTAAATCATCAAGAAATACTAAATGAATCACCGACAACTTAAAAAGCTTGTTGGCCTTTAGAGGGATTCATGGCTTTGTAATGATCCTCAATGACTTTCACCATTATTTTTCTTTGATTGGAAGTTAACAACCAAGCATCGTTATAGCTCAATCCACCGTTCATGTAATATACCAAGCTAGCAATGTCTTTTTCCACAGCAATGACGTTTTTATTCATGCTCCCAAGCATGGTTTGGATCGTTTCTTGATCCAAGCTTAGGAGCGTTTGACGAAAAAACTTATAGGGTCATAACTTATAGTTACTTGCCAGGTATTAGCACAGCTGGGGCATTCAACATCAATGTTTTTATTTGGACCGCATTTGTTTAATTGGTCCACTGCGGAGATTATAGCTTCAGCTTGCGCTCGCGGTGCTGATCGCAGCCATTCAATAATAAAATCTGGGTCGGAGACTACTTCGCCTGAGTGTAGTATTTTCACATGTGTGATACTTGCACTGACCAATTTTATAGTAATTTGGCTGATGTTATCAATAGCCTGTGCCATGACTTCAGCTTTTAATAAGTCACTACTGTCAGGATTCAAGGTATCCCATTGTCTTATAGCACGCTCTTCTTGATATTCTTGTTGGATGAATATGCTGCGCTGTTTGTAATCATAGGGTTTAACATGGATTTCCAATGATTGATCAACTACTACAACACCGTCTTGATGTTCAATAAGAGTTTGTCTGTCAAGAATAGGTTGGCATTGTAGATCCCAACTGCAATCGTGTCCACATTTGGGACAATCGCGATTGATTTCTATAGTTCCATCACCGCTGGCTAGTTTCATGGCCACAAATATAGCTTCAAGATCTGGTGTTACCAGCGCATTGATGTTGTGAACATCTGGCACACAGTTGGCAATAACCTTTTTAAGAGCTTCGCCATTTAACATAGCATCAGGTGTGTTTAAAAGCACATCATCTCTTGCTGTCATGCCATAAATGGCAAGTTCATTGTCTCCTGTTAAAGTAATATCTTGTGGTTTATACCAACGACCTTGGCTGGGTAAGGAAATATAAACTTGCGGTTTGCGAAAGTAAGGTTCAAGTGGGTTCATTGTGGAGAAATACATCCATAAATATTAGAAATATTTATTGTGTTAATTCCGTGAAGTGATAAAAAATGTCTGGAACAAATGCTAACAATCCATTATTTGTTGCGATGGCTAGTCAAGGAAATGTTGGCTGGGCAACAGAAACCACTCTTAAAAAACTCCTAACAGCATTAGATCCTAAAACCCCAAGCAAGGAAGGGGAGGTCGCCAGACAAGCTTTAGAAGAGAACAGTCAACAGTTAAAAGATAACTCAGAAAAAACCCGGTATTATCTTCAACAAGCTGGACAAGTTTGGAAATCAGCTTTAACGGAAGGCATACAAGGGGGACAAGGGCTCTTTACTAATATAAGTCAGAGTACAAAATTACTAGCCCAAGACTTTGAGGAACAAGGTAAAGCAAACAAGCTGGCAATAAGTGGTTTGCAGAGATTTGCAACAGTTGCACTCTTAGTAAGTAAAAGCTTGGAAAAGCTCATAGAAGCTGATAAAATCTTTAGTGATTTATATGAAACTGGTGTTAGACTTCAAGGCGGTATCAATGGACTGATCACAAGCAGTAACACAGCTAGGTTAAGCGTACAGGAGTTTGGTGCATTAGCTACAAAAAACAGCACTGTATTTGCACAGTTAGGGGGGCGTGATGTTCCCAAGTTAATTAAAACATTTCAAGATACCAGCCGATATGGTGGTGAATATCTCCTAAGCTTGCAGGATGGCGCAGAAATGTTCTTGCAAACTGTGGACATCTATCAGCAAGCTGGTGTAGCCGGCCGCCTAAACAACCAACAACTTGTAGCCAGCAGCCAAGGGCTTATTAACCAGTTTGGTAAAGTAAGTGAAGCCACAGGACTGAGTAGAAAAGCGTTAATAGACTTTGTTAGTAGTATAACAAAAACTGGTAGCAGCTATTTGTTATTGAGCACAATGAGTGCAAAAGCAGGAGAAAACTTAATTGCTGCTACTGCTCAGTTGGCTAAGTTTGGTCAACAAGGTGGTAAGCTACTAGCAGATAACATACAAAAATATTTTGCCGGTTCAAACACCTTTGGCCTGCTTGATGAAAGCATGCAGCACTTGATTAGCACAGTGCCAGGGCTTGGAGGTAGTTTTGCCAATCTAGCAGAAGCAAGTGTTAAAGGTGGGGAAGAGTATGAAGATGCACAAAAACAATTTGCAAAAACACTAATCGCTGCACCTGAGTCACTGCGCCGCCAGCTGCTAGCTGCCATGCCTGAACTAGCAGGAACTCTTGGTGATTTAATCAAAAATGCTAAAAATGTTGAACAAGCAGAAAAAGACAAGCTAGAGCAGATGGAAGCCGAAGCTAAACGTCGTGGTATGACTCTTAATGAACTTAAAGCTGAGCGTGCAAAAGAAGCTGAAGAGGATAAAAAACGTAAAGAAGTATTAAACAAGCTTACGGAGGCATTCAACAAACTTAATAATGAAATATTTAGAAGCTTTGCAAGTGCTGCAAACTATTTAATTACACCTTTGGGTTATCTAGCAGACGGGATTACATGGTTATCAGAAAAATTTAATGACATTGATAAAGCTATAACAAGTGCTGTTGGACTAGGCGGACAAGGTGGAATATTAGGGTCTGTTATTGCTTTTGGAGCAGCTATAGGTGCTTCAGTTTTAGCAGTGAAAGGTTTTAGAAGCATTGTATCAATGTTTGGTGGACCAAAAGGTGCGCCAGGTATAGGCGCTAGCGGTATAGGCCCTGGTATTCCAGGTTCTACACCTCAAAATCCCATATATACCCGCGAAGTAAGCGCAGGTGGTTTAGGTGGCGGTGGTTTAGGGGGCGGCGCACCTGGCCGACCAGGCCAAGCAGGTGGCGGTAGATTTGGCAGGTTGGGAAGTATGTTAGGTCGAGGAAGTATTGGCGGATTAGTAGCAGGAGCAGCCTTGGGAGGTTTAGGTACTGCTGCTACTGGAGCAGGCTATGGTAAAACTGGTGCGGGACTTGATATTCTTGGACAAGCTGCAGGATTAGCTGGCACTGGCGCCATGTTGGGTGCATTTTTAGGTCCAGGTGGGGCATTAGTAGGCGGAGCATTAGGCGGTCTAGCTGGCGCAGGCATGGGCCTATATCAACACAGCGGAACTTTATTTGGCGGCGGTGGTGCAGACGCACAACGCAGTCCCGAGCAAGCTGCAGGGCAAATGTCGTTACTTGAACAGATTGACAAAATGTTAGAAGATCGTCAAGGTTTAAACTTGCAATACAGTGAAACTGGTCAAGCCCTAAAAGATTTCAGCGCAGGTTACCGTGAAGTTATAAGTGCTATTAGCTTGACTCCTGGTGCTGGAGGCTTTGATAATCTTTCTAGAGTATTAGGTGCAGTGAGTGGTCGAGCAGAAACTCCTGCATCTGCACCTGAGTATCAAGGTATGAATACTGATTGGCAAGCTGATACTTTGAATATTTGGAAAAACATACGTGAACTTAATGAAAACATGAAAGACCTATTGAGTTCCATGAATACAAGCTTGGCAACTTTAGTAACTGATCGACCAGTGCAAGGAGCAGGATTATCTGCATCTTAAAATATCTATGCATGTGTTTCCTACCATAAATATTGTGTAAAAATCAGGAACTAGAATGTCTTCTTGGAAAAAATACTTTAGCGCCGTGCCTAGCCCTGCAAGAACAACTCGTGAAGTGGGTAACTCTACCAGTGGGCAAGGAGGAACCAGCGGCAAATACAGTAGTTTTTTGCCCGAGGTTTATAGCGGGGCTCCTAATAGAGTTGAGCGTTATATTCAATATGAACAAATGGATTTAGATAGTGAAATCAGCAAAGCTCTTGATGTTATAAGCGATTTCAGCACACAGAATTTTGAAAATGACACTGATCCTTTTGACATAGTGTATCATGACGAGCTAACAGATACAGAAATCACGTTGTTGAAGGACACTTTACGGCAGTGGTGCAGCTTGAACAAATGGCAGCAGCGCCTTTGGCGGGCATTTAGAAATGTCATCAAATATGGCGATCAGATTTACATACGTGATCCTGAAACTTTTGAGCTTATTTGGGTTGATCCCACAAAAGTTGAAAAGATCATAGTAAATGAAAATCGTGGCAAAGACATTGAGCAATATGTTATTCGTGATATTGATTTAAATCTGCAAAGCATGGTTGCCACCAGCATGCTGGTTCATGACCAGTATAGCTTTCCTGGAGGGTATCCACGTAGCAGTAATCCTGCTGCTGGTGCAGGCACTGTGAACTACGGTGTTGCTAGTAGTCCGGGAAGTAGAAACTCACGTTTCAACTTACCCGACAACAACTATGCTATTGATGGCACCCATGTTGTGCATTTGAGTTTAAGTGAGGGCATGGACAGTCAATGGCCCTTTGGCACCAGCATATTGGAAAGCATTTACAAGGTTTACAAGCAAAAAGACCTGCTGGAAGATAGCATTATCATTTATCGCATAGTGCGGGCACCAGAACGTAGAATTTTTTATATTGATGTGGGCAATCTCAGTGGTCCACGTGCCATGCAATATGTCGAGCGTATTAAAAACGAAATCTATCAACGCCGAATCCCCAACAGAACAGGTGGAGGACAAAGTATTTTGGATGCGGCTTATAGCCCTATTGCCATAAATGAGGACTTTTTCCTTGCACAAAACTCTGAAGGCAAAGGATCCCGTATTGAAACTTTGCCTGGTGGTGAAAATCTCGGACAGATTGATGACTTGAAATACTTCAACAACAAAATGATTCGCGGCTTGGGTATTCCCAGCAGTTATTTGCCCACAGGGCCCGAGGATGGCACCACTGTATTCAGTGATGGCAAAATAGGATCAGCCTTTGTTCAAGAATATCGTTTTACCAAATACTGTCAGCGTTTGCAAAATCTAGTTGCTCCAGTTTTAGATAGAGAGTTTAAACTATTTCTCAAGCATCGTGGCATAGAAATCTCCAGCAGCTTGTTTGATTTGCAGTTTTGGGAACCTCAAAGCTTTAGTGATTATCGTCGCATACAAAAAGAAAGCGAACAAATCAACTTGTTTACCAGCATCATGGGCAGTGATGCAAATCGTTACATCAGCAAGCGATATGCACTAATGCGTTATCTTGGTTGGACAGAGGAAGATGTTATTGAAAATGAACGCAGATTCCAGGAAGAAAACGCTGATAAAGTAAAAGCAAAGACTGGTAAAGCACCAAGTGATGAAAATAATGTGGATTTAGCTAGTGTGGGTATTCGTGATGTGTCAGGATTTGAAGAGCCTGGTTTGCCTGGCGAACCAGGTGGAGAAGCTCCTCCTGAAGTTGCTGCACCTGCTGCTCCAGAAGCTGCACCAGCCGCTGCACCAGAAGCCCCGGGAGTATAATCATGCAAGCACAAGAGATTGGCTACACAGATATAAGTCAAGACGAATACAGTCAAAGAGAAATAAAAGACAGCAGAAAACCAAAAATTACTTTGGCACATTTGAATCGTTTAAAAAAAATGCGAGCAGCTAGAGATTTGGAAACACTAATGAAACAAGATTTACTGCAACTGATGTATGGATCTCCTCAAGAAGAAGGTGGAGGCATGGGTATCTAATATGGTTTACAACATCTATATCGCAGGCTTGGGTAATGTTAGTTTAAAAGACAGTGTCTTAAACACTACATTGACAAGCTTGGCTTTGCCAGGCAGAAATACCAGTAACTATGGTTTAAGTTTAAATCAAAACTTGGTTAACTTGCTGCAAAATTTTGCCAGCATTAATTCACCAGCAAATCCACAACAAGGTCAGCTTTGGTATGAGACGTCAACTCAAGAGTTGAAAATTTACACAGGAAGTGTTTGGTCTATTATCACACCCAGTGCTGACAGCAATGCTGGCAGCCACAGTGTTGTTGTGAAAGTGGGATTAACTGACTATTACATAACTGTGATTTTAAGCGATGCACAAATAGTAGCTGCGTTTAGCGAACGTGCGTTTGTACCAGCTGAGTTACCAAGCGTAATAGTAATAGGCAGCTTGAGTTACGATTTGTCTGTGAGATTTCCCACGGGACTAGTGCAGGGCTTGACCATGGCCCAAGAGAGTGGTAACTTGTTTGCTATAACGGGGCGAGCTAGTTCTGCAGAAGTTTTAGAAACCCCCCGTGCTATTTCTTTAAGTGGAGATGCTTCAGGAACAGCTTTGTTTGATGGTAGTCAAAATATCAACATTGCTGTGTCGTTTAGTAACATAAACGTTGCAGGAACTTATAGCAAAGTTACTGTGGACAATGGCGGCAGAGTTATAGCAGGGAATATATCATTAAGTAATGTTGATGTTATTAGCAGTTTGGGATATACACCCCTACAACAAGTGAACTTAGATGGTGCTGCTTTAGGTACATCAACATTATATGGTGCCATTGCAAATATTACAGTAGCTTTAGCTGACTCAGGTGTTAGTGCAGGAACTTACAACAGTGTGACAGTTAATAGCAAAGGCTTGGTGACTCAAGGTGTTGTTAGCTTGGACCTGCCTTTATATGGCATTATACTTTGGCCGCAAACATATCCTATCCCCAGCAACTTTGCTGCATGCAATGGCCAAACTGTAACTGGTGCAGGAGGGGTTTCCATCACTACACCTGATTTAAGAACATATACACAAGGCCCTACTACATATATTCAAAGAATCAGTTAAAAAACCGGGCGTTTTTTATTATTTTCCGTGATACAGTGTAAATATCGTTGAGTCTGTAAGCTTTTTAACAAGGAGCATGAAATGAGTAAAACAAAGTTAGAGAAGGTTTTAGAACACCTTCTAAATAATGAAGAGGGTCAAGCTAAAGCACTATTGCATCAAATCTTTATTGAAAAAGCTCGTGCTATTCATGAAGAACTGATGACACATGAAGAAGACGACATGATGGAAATTGGTGGCAGTGGCGACCAAGGCGAAGACTTCATGCATGACGTTAAAGAAATGTCTGACGACATTTCTGATGACGATGCTGAAATTGAGTTTGAAGAAGTCATGAGCGAAGAAGATGAAGACATGATGGACATGGAAACTGAAGTTTCAGACGAAACTGAAGATGACATGGATGACATGGAGGACATGACAGACATGGAAGGCGCAGCTGACCATGGCGGTGAACTAAGCGGCATGGAAAAGGGTATTGATGCTTTGACCAAAGCTCTAGAAGAACTAGAAGCTGAGTTTGAACGTATTAAAGACCAAGGCGGCGAAGAAGACCATGAAGGTGATGAAGATCTAGAAGCTGACGAAACAGAAGTTGACATTATGGATCAACCTGAAGGTGAAGAAGAAGGTGAAGAAGAAGAGGTTGAGGAAGTTGAGGAAGATTGGGATTCACTAAGTGAGGCCGTGAGCCTTGACGTAGTGGATCAAAATCCCATGCAAAGCCAAAAAACCCCTGGTGAAGTTGGTAGCGGTAAGTTTGCTAGCGACGTAGGTGCTCGTGCCAAAAGCCCAGTTCCAGCCAGTCAAAAAGAACGCATGGGTGCAAAGCCTGTTGATCCCACAAAAGGTGGTCATCACAGCGGTTACAATCGTGAATCTGCTCCCAGCAGTGCAACACTAAAGCATACCCAAGGTGACAACCGTCGCAAAAAGGCTACTGATCACATGGGACATGTAAGCAAAGAAGGCGCAAGCGGTGCTATCCTTAACAAAAGCACTGAAGGCAACAAAAAGAGCCCACTAACTCGCGCTCCTGCAAAATAAACTACTTACTGTAGTTTTTGTGAAAAACGGCTGGTAACACAGCCGTTTTTCCTTTTTGAATAAACCAAATCCCAAGAAACAACAGAAAACCACACTATTTTTTAATGGTTTAGACCCTGGCTACTAAATATCTCTGACAAAGAATGTCCGAGGATGAAAATGACAAGCGCTCTGCTTATTGAACATCTTACATATGAACGAGCCGCTGCTGAAGTTTTAACTGAAACAGATGGCAATGGTCAAACTAAACACATGTATATGAAAGGGATCTTCATTGAAGGTTCCCGCAGAAACCAAAATGGCAGAGTTTATCCTGCCCCAGAAATACGTCGAGCAGTAGAGCAAATAAAAGAACAAATTCGCAAAAACAACAGTGTTTTAGGCGAATGCGATCATCCTCAAGAACTACAGATTCATTTAGATCGTGTCAGCCACAAAATCACAGACATGTGGATGGACGGAGATAATGGGATTGGCAAGTTGCAAATACTACCTACACCAGTGGGTAATATTATAAAAACTTTGCTGGAATGCGGTTGCAAACTTGGCGTTAGCAGCCGTGGTAGTGGTAACGTTGATGACGAAGGTCGAGTAAGCGACTTTGATATGCTTACAGTGGACATTGTTGCCAACCCCAGTGCACCTAATGCATATCCCACTCCAGTGTATGAACAACTAATGAATCGCAGACATGGATATCGGACTCTGGATCTAGCACAAAGCGTTAGGCACGACCCCAAGGCTCAAAAGCACTTGAAGTCCGCCTTGCTAAGCTGGATTGATGATCTGAAACTTTAAAAGGAGCGACCGTCCAATGGAAACTACATTGAAAGATCTCCTGGAGAACACAGCATTGGGTGATGAACTCAAAGCCACACTCCAGGAGGCTTTTGAAAATAAAATTCGCAGCATGGAGACCCGTCTTCATGAGGACTACGCTGCTCGTTATCAAAATGACAAAGCAGTGTTAGTGGAAGCCATGGACCGGATGTTGAATGACACTATTCGTAGCGAACTCGGTGAGTTTGCTGAAGATCGTGCAAAATTGCGTACTGCAACAAAGACATCTAGCCAACGTTACAATGCTCGTTTGCGTGAGCACATGAAGGCGATTAATGCATTTGTTGCACGTCAACTCAATGAAGAGCTGACGGAATTTGTAAAAGATCGTCGTCAACTAAAAGTTCAACGTCACCAAATGGCAAAAGAACTTGAGAATATTCGTGAAAACACCAGCTTGGAATACAGTCAACGTGTTCGCAAACTGGAAGAATTCATTCTCAAACAACTAAGCGAGGAAATAGCTGAATTCCATGCTGACAAGAAGGCACTTGTAGAACAACGTGTCAAGCTTGCACAGCAAGGACGTCAACGTATTGAAGAAACTCGCGCGCAATTCATTAATCGAGCCAAAAATCTTGTTGAAGGCACTCTAAACACTGTAATTCGTGAAGAACTCAGTCAATGGCGTGATGACATCAAAGTTGCAAGAGAAAACAACTTTGGACGCAAGATATTTGAAGCATATGCAGCAGAGTATATGAACAGCTATCTAGCTGAACATAGCGAAGTTCGCAAGCTGACTCGTCAACTTACTGAAACCAACGGTCGTTTAGACACGGCTCTACGTCATGTAGACCGTCAAAAACAAGCTCAGACTCGTTTGGTGGAAGATGCACAAGCTCGCATAAAAACTGCTGAAGACCGTGCCCAGCGCATGGTAATCCTGCAGGAAATCACAGCCCCATTGGGCCGTGAAAAACGAGCAGTGATGGAAGATTTGTTGAAAGGCATCCGCACACAAAACCTGCGCGAAGCATTCAACAGATATCTACCCACTGTCATGCAGGGTAATGTTGCTCCTGCTGGTCGTGGCAAACAAGCCCTTGCTGAATCACAAACACAAGAAAAGCGAGCAGTGGTAACAGGCAACAGAACCAATAAACTTGCAGAATCAGTATCAGAAGAAACTCAGGCTGACCTGGGCCAAATTCTGTATCTGGCAGGTATTCATAGAGAATAAGGAGAACTAATAAAATGAGTAAAAATCTCTTTGAGACACACTGGGCAGCTACAAAACAGGCCCTATGCGAAGGTCTCAGTGGTAACCGTAAAAAAGTCATGGACGTAGTCCTTGACAACACCAAGCGTGAACTAAACAAAATGAGTGGCATCTTGTTTGAGACTGCCAGTCCCGGTAGCACAAGCGCCGGTAACATCGCAACCCTGAACAAGGTTATTTTGCCTGTTATCCGTCGTGTAATGCCAACTGTTATTGCTAACGAAATCATTGGCGTACAGCCCATGACTGGTCCTGTGGGCCAAATCCACACCCTGCGTGTGCGTTATGCTGATACATTTGGTACACCAAATGCAGTAGCAGCTGGAACTGAAGCTCTCAGCCCATTCGACATTGCACGCTTCTATAGCGGTAATGGCAACAGCACAACTCCTCGCGCTGCACCAACCAGCGTGCTAGAAGGTACAGCTGGCAAGAGACTGAACATCCAAATCTTGAAGGAAACAGTGGAAGCCAAGACACGCAAGTTGTCAGCTCGCTGGACCTTTGAAGCTGCTCAAGATGCACAAGCCCAACAAGGCATTGACATCGAAGCAGAAATCATGGCTGCTTTGGCTCAAGAAATCACAGCTGAAATTGACCAAGAAATCTTGACCAGCTTGCGTACATTGGCTGGCACAACACTAACTTATGACCAAGGTGCTGTAAGCGGTACTGCAACATACGTTGGTGACGAACATGCTGCTCTAGCAGTGTTGATCAACCGTGGTGCAAACTTGATTGCTGCCCGCACACGTCGTGGTGCAGGTAACTGGGTTGTGGTAAGCCCCACAGCTTTGACAATCCTGCAAAGCGCAACAACTTCAGCTTTTGCTCGCACAACCGAAGGTACATTTGAAGCACCAACCAACACCAAGTTCGTTGGCACTTTGAACAACACCATGCGCGTGTATGTTGACCAATATGCTGCTGACGACACAAACGTATTGGTTGGTTACAAAGGCCCTGGCGAAATCGACGCGGCGGCATATTATTGCCCATACGTTCCTCTAACAAGCAGTGGTGTGATCATTGACCCCACAACTTTTGAACCAGTTGTGAGCTTTATGTCACGTTACGGCTATTTGGAACTCAGCAACACAGCATCAAGCCTTGGCAATGCTGCTGACTACTTGGCTGGTATTTCCATTAACACAGCTAACTTGAAGTTTATTTAAGTTACTCAGCAAGTATCCTGCTTGTTGTGAACAATAAAAAATCCGGGAGAAATCCCGGATTTTTTTGTACATAAATCTTTATGCAAGTGTTATTTTTTGTTCCATGCCCATACTGCATTGCCACAATCCCATATCCGATCTAATCCTGCAAGCTTGGCCATGGAATATTCGTCTGTAACAGCAGTAAAATCAATCATAGGAAACTTCCTTAAGATATTGTCCTTGGTAAAGTTCGAACGATGATATAATTTATATTCATTATTTTTAAAGTACCAATATCCCACGCTGGTATCTTTATTTCGAATAAAACCTAGATATTTTAAATAATCGCCTTCTCCGTATCGTAGATTACTGTAACTTAGAATACTAGTGGGATTATAACTTTTGATAAATGTTGAAAATAGTTTACCAGCAACACCTGGATAGTTTTTACCGTTAGTTGCGAATCTAACCATTTCCCACTCTTGTAAAAGCTTTGCAGAATTAACTCGATTATTTTTACCAAATGTCATAACAGCGACTAGTTCATCACGATAAAAAGCACCAAATTTTGTTGATGTATTTGCATATCCGTCAATGTGAAACACCTCTAGAAACTGCTTAGCGATGTTTGTATCAATTTCTTTTATTGCTAACTTCCTAGCACCGATACCAGTTTCAGATCTTTTAACGAGATGTTTAATGCGCGACAGAACTATATTTGGTCGGTGTATCCATTCATTTTCAAATATAGTAACTAATTTTATACCAGCTTCTTTACATTGTAAATACTTTTCCCTATGGTATTTCCTATTTAGGTAGACAGATTCTGAATGATAATATAATCCGCAATATTCTATTGCAACATTTAATGAAGCACTATAGAAATCCAGTTCCTTGCCTTTTAGTATTTTCCTATCTTTTTTAAAATCATCACAGCCCAATGATGTTAGGTATTCTCTTAGTTGTAACTCTGGAGATGACTGATGAGGCTTTCTAAGTTCAAATCTATATAGTTGTTTAAATATAACACCATCACTTACACCTAGTTTAGATGAAATATCAGAAGTAGGCATACTTAGAAATAGTTCTTTTAACAATTCTTTATCATTTAAGATTTCAATAGTTTTAGGTGAATAATGTAGCTTGGCAACGTTATCAACGCCATATTTCAGTAATGTAGTTTGCTTAATTTTATCTTTGGTAACTTGGCAGTGCATTGGATTGTTGATTTTTAACTTTGCTCGATTTTCTAATATTTGGCTGGGATTGATGATATCATCACCATATATTTGTTGTAATGTTTTTCTAGCTTTGGCTTTGGTATTGGGATTGGCTAGTCCTACCCCGCCTTGACTTTTCATTTTGGCGATTCTGCGTTGAGTTGCTGCTGATTTAGCATGATCACATGATCGTGAACAGAACTCGCGATAGCCTGTTTTTATGCTGACAAATGTTAAAGCTTGACCACATGCACACAGAGGTGGGTGTTCCAAACCATTCACATAACAATAGATTTTTTCACTCCAGTTGGAACATGATGCGCTTGCGGTCCATGCTGTTACAGCGAGTGCTAGGTCCTTGTTGCTTTTTACTCGTGTAGCTATGCCGTCAGGCGCATGCGAGCTTAACAAGTGTTGAATTTGTGAAACAAAAGGGTCATGTGTATTTGATGCCATAACTATATTTACTGTTCTAAATCATAAAAAGCTAGAGTTGAGAAAATGTTTTGACAACTGTGAAATCATGTGCAAGAATAACATAGTATTAAAGAGGTCCCATGCAACGCCTAGCTGATTTGAAAACTGAAGTTTTGCCATTTAATGGACTTGAGCTTCATATGACCAAACAAGACTTTTGGAGCAGCAAGCTACGTTTGCAAAATGACAACTGGTTGTTTCGCAAATGGTGGCCAGTATGGCAAGAACTGGGCCTCCACGGTCCAGGTCATTTGCTAGATGTAGGTGCAAACTATGGTGTAGCCAGTTGGGAGTTTTTATCTCAAGGGTTTGTTACTTCCACAGAAATGTTTGAACCCATACAAGAAAACTGTGAATCTATTACTAGGACATATCATGCAACTGAGGTTGCATGGAAGTTGCATAACACTGCTGTAGGTGAAACTTCAGGTGTTGTAGAGTTTGCATGGAATAAAACACAAACAGGCACCAGCCATGTTGTCCAACAGGGACAAGGTAATCGCCAAGTGCCTATTGTGAACCTTGACAGTTTAACACTGGATCCTGTTAAACTTATGAAAATTGACGTGGAAGGTCATGAACTGGCAGTATTGCAAGGGGCCACGCAGCTTCTTGAGCGTGATCAACCTTGGATATTTTTTGAGTGCAATCACAAAACGCCTGATGAACTTGCACGCAGTCATGAAGCTATACAGTGGTTGACAGAACATGGTTACACATGTATCAGTGCCAGCCAACATGTGATATCACACAAGCAACATGTGCAAATCAGTAACTTGGCTAGTGATGTAATTTTGTCACGAGTAAACGACCTGCTGGCTGTGCCCACCTGGCGTGCACACAACCACAACTTCCGAAACATAAACTTGAATCAAATATGGCAACAACAGTTAGACCGTATGTCGGGAACAATAACATGGCAGGATAATGTTCCATGGGCTCCAGCACCAGCGGCCAAAGTACCTGACTTATTGCCCTATGTTCAAGATGGTCAACGGTATCAACCGTCCAAAAGTAATAGAGTTTATCAACTACTGGACAATCAAGTGCTGGTTACAGAAAAGTTTTTCCTAGAGTTTCCGCGTCCTCAAACTGTCACATCAAGTTTATTCTTTTAGCCACAAATAGCCTCGTAAAATACTAAATACTGGGTATTTTTACGAGGCCCTTATGCTCATATCTGAAATTTTATATAGTCCACTGCCTTATTTGATGGAAGGCGGCAATGTAAGCAGCAAAAGTCCTGGTTGGAAAGGTGCGCAAGATCAAGCCGCGCAAGAAATTGATCTCAAACTGCATAATAGAGATTTCATGGTCAAACAACTGAGAAAGTTGTTTGCTGCTCAAAATAAAAGCTTTCGCGAAGCCACAGGCAAGTATATTTGGGCACCCAGTTTGCTGACAAGTGGAGACATGTTTAGTGGAAGCAGTGTGCATTTTTTCAATATCAAAAAAATTAACACTGAAGATTTCCTAAACAAACTGAAAAAAACCAAAGTTGGTGATATTGATACCCAAGTTGATCAAAATCTTGGTGAGGAATTAGCCACTTGGTTGGAAAGTATCATAGGGCAAAAAGTTGGAAACGGTGTGCTTTTGGGATTCAACAGTTCCTTAAGCAGTATTTGGTTGCTAGATGATCCTGTTGTGCGTGTGCAAGTGGACTACGAGCTGGGTCCTTATGATACCAAAACTAAAAAGCCCACTGAATGGTTTGCTTACAGTCACAGCAGCCATTATGACGACATGGAAGTAGGCATTAAAGGTGTATTCCACAAGTATATAAATCGCGCCCTAGTGCAAGCACATCAAACCAAAAAGTATGTTGCAAAAGTTCAAAAACGTGGCGTTAAAATAAGTGATGAGCCTGTTCAAGACAGCAACTATAGTTTTGCTGTGACCAGTGCTCAAGGTGGTGGCCTTAGTTTGAAATACCGTCCTTACCTTGATCCTCAAACAGGTGAGCCTGCCACCAAAAAGAATATTCCCATAATGCAATATATTGAAACAGCAGATAGACATTATGTGCAAAACCTTGATCAGCAGTTTGAACTGATGTTTGGACGTAAACGCACGGAAGCTGATAGAAAACTGCAAGGTAGTTTTGTTGGCACAATTCAACTTATGAACAAGTATCTAAAACCCGAACAAAACCGTGCTGTAGTCGAAGCGTTTTATGATATTTTGTTTGGTGCTGGGGCACAAATGATCACAAAAGACGATCCGCAACGTGACCGCGATACCAAGTTCGCTGCTATTGACATCATGCTTTTGGGAACCAAAGACCACAAACCACTTAAAGTGCCAAATTCAACTCAACTGCGTCAGCAAGCTGTAAACATGGCAATAGATTACGAAAGCAAGTTTCGTAGCAGACAAAAAGAAAAAGGCATAATACAAGAAGCTCAAGATACACCTAGTTTTGCTAGAAAAGGTGTTCAACACATTTACAGTAGACTGCCTGACGGCCGTGCCAGCAGCATGGAGATGAAGGACGCAGATTTTATTAAACTTTGTCAGGAAATAGCTCAACTTGGTGGCAACTTGGATGATGTGCCTATTAACTTGAAAGTTGACGGGGCTGGCATACGTTTTGGTAGAGATCAAAAAGGCCAACCATTTTTTATGACTAGCAGGGTGGATCGACCAATATATGCCGAGGACCAAGGATTTTTCTCTAAATATGCAAAAGAACAAGGTCAAAATCAAGAACAACAAGCTCGAGCACGCAACTACGATCAAGTTTTGAAAATCATTACTGGCAGTGACTTTATCAAGAAAGTTCCAGTTAACACATTGGTTCAAGCGGAAATGTTATATAGGCCCATGGCCCAGCAAACTGAGGATGGTTTAAAGTTTGTTAATATCAGTTACGATCCCAAGGAACTTGGTAAGGTTATGACCTTGGTGCCATTTGCTTTTAAAAAGTTCAGCACAGGCACTGAACTACCTGAACAGCAATCCGCAGAAATCAAAAAGCAGTTGACGGACGCCAGCACAAGTGATGTAAAAATAATCAACAACCAACTGGAACATTCTGGATTGGATGTCGAGAAAATAGTTGAGCCGGTTGCGGACCTTGATCCCAAAAATCGTGTTGCAAACAAAGACAAACTTGATGCTGCTAGAGAAAAGCTCAGTCAAACAATTTTGACCAGTCCCAAACTAAGAGGTAAAAATGTTCTTGGCAATACCATGGAAGGCATTATTGTCAACATGCCCAGTGGACAAGTGTTTAAAGTAACATCACCTCAAATGAAACAAGCCATGGCTGCCAAGGCCCCACCTGCTGTGAAAGGCAAGGCAAAAACTGCTGTAGTAGCTATTGGAAGTTTTGTGGGACACAAAGGTCATCAAGAGCTGTGGAGGCTTACAAAAGAACAAGCACAAAAACTCCAAGCCGATCCTTATTTGTTCATAGGCAATGCTGTGGGAGTTGATGATCCCATACCACCCTCTGTTAAAACACAAACTTGGCACAAGCTAGATCCTGAATATGCCTCGAATATCAGTGCTGTTCAACAAGGAGGATCACTTATGCAAAAGATCAAGCATGAGTTGGTCAATCCACGTCGGGGACAAGCTCCTCGCTATGATAACGTTGTTATAATGGTTGGTGAAGATCAGAAAGACATGCCATTGGCACAAGCTATAATGAAATCTGTGAATAAGTTTCCTGGCTATGAACATGTCAAAGTCTCTCTTAATCCCACGCCGCGAACAACTGGCATGAGTTTTACCAAACTGAGAAACATCCTTAAAGATCCTCAAGCAAGTGACAAACAACAATATAATGTGTGGAGTCAAGGTTTTGATGAAACCGCTCTGGGGCAAGATTGGATCAAGTATCTCATGGACATAACTCGCAAGGGCATGGGTGTTAGCCACAAACCACAACGTGATGAAAGTCGTTCTATCTTCCAAGAAGTCACAATGAAAGCAGGTCAGTAAATGCGACACCAGGAATTTATTCAACCACTTTGGGAAGCAAAAGGTTTATTTGGTCGCAAGCCTGGCGATGTTTTTACTGATGATAACAATCAATCAGCTCGCTTTACCAAAATAACCATGTATCCTGATAAGGATAGTTTTCCAGATATTGACCAATGTGATCAAGCCAAGCTGCAAATAGAACAACAAACTGGGCAAAAAATCCTATGGGTTAATGCTCGTAACAAAAATTATCTAGCATTTGCTATTGCCGAACTGGTTTTAGATAATGGTGAACCCATGCTTTGGGGTCGTCACTATCAAAGCGTTCCCAAAAACCTAATAGGCAGTTGGGGTAATAATGAAACTCCCGGCACTTGGCATTTGCAAACTCGCAGTGCCAAGAAAATGAAAACTGGACTAACACCTCAAGATTTGATAGGTAGTGAACAGGCATTTGCAAACACTGCACAACTACTAGATTGGATTGAAAGTCGCGGTGCTAATGAAGAAATCATGGCAGGACTACGTCAGCTAGCTCAAGGTCAAATGCCGGTATTTGAGAATCAAGCAGAAAATCTTGAAGCTATTAGAGACTACCTTGGTGAAATCATGCAGCCTATTGCACTTTGGCAGGGAATGATCGGAGGCGATGCTGACTTGGCCAGACGTGAAGTGCTACGGGCACCTTGGAAGTCATGTCAAGTTCAATGGCCTCAAGGAAAAAACAACAACTTGGTAGACAGCAACTTTGTGAGCAAAAAAGGTGCTGTGCTGGGAATCAGCAGCAAAGGTGCCAGCGGGGCCAATGCAAGCAGTGCAAATATTTGGTCAGCTATTGTGAAAGCACAGCAAAACAATCGCAATGATTTGCTAGAAGAACATGCTGACATGATTGATATCATGCAAGTTATTAATGACAACTCTGCAGAAGAAGGACCCCTGGCGTTGGCTTTGCGTTTTGAGCTGATAACAACCAAACTAGCAAATGAAATTCGCTCAGTGGTGCAAAAAGACCTAACTGAGTCCAGCAAGCTATCTAAAGCAGCACAAGCTTTGTTTAATGAATATGGCAGTAAACAAGACGTACCAGGATTCAAAGTAGGTTATGTTTTGATTGCCAATGTAGCCAAAAATGTAAGTAAACATATCAATCTGATTCCATCGTTTGGTGAAGGTTGCTTGGCATTTTTAAACCAAGCTAGTATTTTGCAAGTTTATACACAAGCTCGTGTTCAAGGTAACAATGTTGCTGTAACTGGATTTTCTGCCATATATCCACCAGAATATAATGGCACAGTATATCTTGATGCAGGCAAAAGCTATTTCAGCAGCAGAATATCAGGTAAAATCAGTTTCAAATACAAGCCATTCAAATCTTCATAAATATTTGAAACTAGGAGTAGGCAATGGCAAAACTGAGTTTATGGCGCGGATTAGGCACCAAAACTCTTGACTACAAGTTTACTGACAAAATAATAGCTCAACAGTACCAAGTTGGTGGAGTGGAGTTTTATTTACATAAGTATCTGGGTCCCAACCCCAATGTTGCGGTTACGGACACCACTGTGAACCTAGATTTCACTGGTGCAGATTCCCGTGATCTTACCATTCAAGACGTGCTAAACATGGAAATAAGAGATCGTAGTTACGATCCCGACGTTTACAGTATTCGCGGACATTATGCTGTTAGTGATCAAGAATTTGATTTGCGACAGTTTGGCTTGTTTTTAAGTAACGAAACCCTTTTTATCACGTTTCACATGAACACCATGGTTGATTTAGTGGGGCGACGTATTACAGCTGGCGATGTTCTAGAGATCTTGAATCAACGTGATGATTTAGTTGAAGGCAGTGTTGCAGCCATAAGCAAATATTATGTGGTAGAGGAAGGCACTCGGCCAGCAGAAGGTTATGCACCTAGCTGGTGGCCACATCTTTGGCGTATCAAGTGCAACCCTATGAAAGACACACAAGAGTTCAAGGATATATTAGATAAACCGCTTTTGGATAGCTTGGGCAACCCTGTGTTGGATAACAGTGGAAACACTCTCACTGTGGGAGATGTGGTAAGCACACGTACAGCTGAGCTGGAAATAAATGATGCTATATTGGAACTTGCGGAACAAAAAGTGCCGTTCCGTAACGTTCAAGGAGCACAGTTTTATGTTTTACAAGGTGACTTAGACAAACCAGTAACTATTTGGGCTGGCGATGGTATTCCTCCCAACCAAAGCAAGCCTGTTGCCAGTGGAAATAGTTGGCCTGCAACTCCTCACGACGGTGATTACTTCCTTAGAACCGACTGGAGTCCAGCTATTTTGTTTACATGGCAAGCAAATCGCTGGCGGAGAACAGAAGCCAACTGGCGCGCACCTTGGTTGCCAGCAAACCGCTTGCTCGCAACATTCATCAACAACGACAATATAACTAATTTACAGGATGGTACAACTATTACACAAAAGCAGCCGCTTAACGAAGTTATACCTCCTAAACTTGATCCAGACATTATTTAAAAAAGGACCCTGGAATGATTACACAAGAACAACTACAACAATGCTTCCCAAAAACCTCAATGGAAACTTGGTATGAACCTTTTGTGCAAGCAGCAACTCGTTGGGAAATAAACACTCCACATCGCATTGCAGCATTTCTAGCACAAACTGGTCATGAAAGTGCCGATTGGAAAATACTAGAAGAAAACCTCAACTACAGCAGTGAACGTCTGCGTGTGGTATTTCCAAAATATTTTAGCAGTGATGCACAAGCACAACCGTATCATCGTCAACCACAAAAAATAGCGAACAGAGTTTATGGCGGACGCATGGGCAATGGTCCAGAAGAATCAGGCGAAGGTTTTAGATTTCGCGGACGTGGATTAATTCAGCTAACAGGCAAAAGCAACTATACTCGTTGCAGTCAAACAGTGTTTAGTGATGAAAGCCTGCTTGATGATCCCGACTTCCTTGTTACTCCCGATGGTGCTCTAGCCAGTGCTTGTTGGTTCTGGACAGCAAACAACTGCAATCCAGTAGCTGATCAACAGGATCATGTTAAACTGACCAAAATCATCAATGGTGGCACACATGGTTTGGATGATAGAATAGCTCGTTATAATCGTTATTTGTCAATAATTTCATAAAAGCATGGATCATTTTTACAGCGGACAACTACGCAACTATCGAATGCAGATTATTCGTGCATTTAGCAACTTCTCTGTGAAATATGGAGACGGCACGTTGCGTCGTGTCCCCTGTAGATATGGCGATCCCAGCCGCATAGCTGAAAATGTTGTGCGCGGCGGCAGTGAAAACAAGCTACTCAGTTGCCCTTTTATAACAGTGTTCATTCGTGACATTGCCATGAATAACACTCGCCGCCAAGATCCCACTTTGGTAGACACTGTGCAAGTTAACGAACGAAACTACAACACTGAAACACAACGATACGGTAATGATGTAGGCAACAGATATACTGTTCAACGTTACATGCCAGTGCCTTATGATTTGACAGTGCAAGTGGATATTTGGACCAATAACTTGGACAGCAAAGAGCAGCTTGCTGAACAGATTTTAGTGCTTTACAATCCCAGCATTGATATTCAAACCAGTGTTAATCCTCTGGATTGGAGTTGGTTAACTGTTCTTGAAATGCAAGAAAGCATAACTTGGTCTAGTAGAAGTATTCCGCAAGGCACAGATAATCCAATTGATGTTATGACCTTGAACTTCCGTATTCCTATTTGGATCAATCCCCCAGCTAAAGTTAAACGACAAAGCCTGATTCAAGAAATCATTACCAATATTATTGATCCTTCAACTCCTATTTCGGACATGGAGTGGACAACTGAAGAGTTCCTAGCTAGAATGTGGACTACACCTGGCAACAGCGGCATAGTGGTTGTTCAGGAAAACGGTCTAACTAAAATCAAACTTGCCAACAGTGCCGGGGTTACTACAGATACTGATCAAAATCCCACAGTTGTTTGGAGTTGGTCCAATCCTGTGGTAGATCCTGGCAGTCAGTTTACATGGAACTCAAATACATATACCTTAACCAGCAGCACAAATGTTTCTAGCATGGTTAGTGAAATACGCAGTCAACTTCCTAATGATACTTACAACTGTCTGCTATTCAATCAAAATCAAATACAGTTTATTAGCACCAATGTTTTAGATCAAACTTTTGCCGAAATAACCCCGGGAGTTTTGAATAGCTTGGGCTTGCCTGCTACTTACAATGGTGGTGACTTGGCTTGGTGGAGATTTTTCAAACCTTTTGGTGATTTTCGCAGTTATGATCAATGGGCAACTCAAGGCAGCAAGCTCAAGATACGCTTGACGGAAAATCCCGATAAAACTGAGCCTGCTATAGAAGGCTACATGGATTTTGATCCACAGGATCAAAACAAAATTATCTGGCGCTTGGATGATTCCACATTACCAGGAACAGAAATCACAACTATTAATGCAGTAGTTAACCCTCAGCTTTCTGGTCCCAATGCTGGATTGCCTCCTGCACAGACAGGACAAAGATACTTGTTAACAGATGACATGCCCGAGACCAATATTGCCTGGATGGGAAATTTGGCCGCTGTGACAAACAGTATTGTGGAATATGATGGCAGCAGTTGGTTTGTGGATTTTGATCCCACTGCGCATGTAGATGACACCTACTGGGTTTACAGTCTATTGACAGGTAGATATCTCCAATGGAAAAATGAAAATTGGAGTAACCTTGTAAACGGACTATATAGACCAGGCCAGTGGTATCTCAGTATATAACTGCTAAATATCTCAGGAGACCAAAATGACCACTAGTACCTTGCGAGTCAACTTGATTAATGAAGTTAAAAGAATGCTAGGTGGAAGCATGATTGATCGTGAGTTGGAATCTGAAGATTACGAACTAGCCGCTACTTTGGCTTTTGAGCGTTATAACTTGCGTAGCGGAAATGCTCAAGAAGAAGCTTATATGTTTTTGGAGTTAGTGAACGAAGAAGGCGTTTACTATCTACCTCAAGAAATCATAAGTGTGCGACAGATATTTCGTAGAGGTTTGGGTGAAACTAATGGTGGGACAAGTTTAGATCCCTTTAGCTTGGCATATACTAACTTGTATCTTTTACAAGCAGGTGCTGGTGGCGGTTACACTGCGGGACTACTGACATATGAAGCATTCAACCAGTTTCTCAAACAAGCTGGGCGTATGTTCGGCGCTTATTTGAACTATTCCTTTAACACAGTAACTAAAAAACTGCAACTTGTGAGAAAACCCACAGGTGGTGAAGCAGTGTTGCTTTGGGTTTACAAGACAAGAACAGAAGATGAGCTGTTAAGCGATCCTTTTGCTAGACCCTGGATACGCAACTATACCTTGGCTTGGTCAAAACAAATGCTGGGCGAGGCATATGAAAAGTATGCTACTATAATTGGTCCGCAGGGTGGAACCACACTAAACGGCGCAGCGTTGAAAAACGATGCCAAAGAAATGATGGACCGTTTGGAAATTGAGCTACAGCAGTACACCGATAATTCAATGCCTCTTGGTGTTATTATTGGTTAGTTAAAAGCTGCTGACGTATTTGTAGATAAAGGTTTTGCAAATCGCCAGTATTGTTTAACACAACGAAATCTTTTTTATAATCCAACCAAGCATACTCGCTTTCATGCACTTCAGGAAAATTCATTTGCATGTAATCCTTATTTCCACTGTGCTCAAACCACAGGGGAAGGGTATCACGTTTCACCCACCAAAGATCGCCCTGCCATGCTTGTAAGGCTTGTATTTCATTGGGAAATCTAACATCAGTTACAACAACATTTCCCGGGATATCTGCTATTGTCTTTTCCAAACTTAATAGCCAGATATCAGTATGAAAATACTGTCGCAATACATTTGTTCCAAAATGTTGTAAAACCCATCTAGGGGTAACTGTTCTACCAAGCTTGGCACTCCACCATTTATCAGGCTGTTCACGCCAAACTCGACTTTCCAAAGTTGAACCTTCAAGGAGCTCACGTGGCCAGTGAAAAATAGCACTAACAGCAGTTTTTAGTGTGTGTGCAAAACTACATGAGGTGAACTTGTATTCACTAACTAAAAAATCACCCACTGTGCCCTTGCCATGGCCAATGAATCCCACTACACCTACAATTTTTCTCATACCTAAATATAAGTTTTAGTGAACTAAAGTCAACGGCATTTGAAATACCATGCACGAACCCTGGTATTTTGGCATCCTCCCTATAAATAACAAGCATTCATTTTCTAGAGAGGTAATCAATGGCCGACTTAGTTTCCCCTGGCGTTTCAGTAACGGTAACCGACGAGAGCTTTTATGCTACGGCTCCTGTTGGCACTGTTCCATTGGTTGTCATTGCCACCGCGCAAGACAAAATAGTGACAGGGACTACAAACGTAGCAGAAGGTACAACAAAAGCCAATGCTGGCAAGCTTGAGCTTATGACAAGTCAGCGTGATTTGTTGCAATATTATGGCTCACCAAGCTTCAGCACAGTAGGTGGCACTCCACAATATGACAGTGAACTTAATGAAGTTGGACTTTTCACTGCTTACGAATATTTGGGAATAGCCAATCGCGCTTATGTAATACGAGCAGATGTTGATTTGAACCAACTGGAACCCAGCGCAACTGAACCCACTGGGACACCAACAAACAACAGCTATTGGCTGCAAACTGACAGCACTTGGGGCTTGTTCCAAAGCGATGGCAATGTGAATCCCGCATTTGCCTGGAAAGCAAAAACTCCTTTAGTACTAAATTCTGCAACAGATTTAGAGAAAATAGTACAAGGTTCTGCTGCAACACCAATCACACAAGCTGATACACCGGTTTTTGGCAGCAATGCAACAATGATTATTAATGGAATTAGCCTTGCACTTAATACCAATCAAAGCATTACTGATGTTGTCAATGTTATTAACGGTGATACCAGCCTTAACTTGTTGCAAATCAGTGCAGAAGTTGTTGCTCGTAATGAAGTAACCAGCAACACAACTGTCCAAACTGTTTTTAGCTTGCGTGTGCAATGTGCCGATATAACGAACGAAATTACACTTGCTGGTAGCAACGGTGGTATTTTAACTGCCTTGGGCTTTACTACAGAACCCACTAACCTTATTATTCCAAAAAACACAGTGGGATCAGCTGGTAGTTTTGCAGTAACTACTTTGGCTATGGACGACGATGGTGGCTACCGTAACCGTACGTTTGAAAAAATCAACGTAACATGGGGTTTTGGGTTAGATACAACTACTAAATCCTACTGGTTCCCTGTGGGCACAAGCGACAGTAGTGTGGTAAACGGCGGAAACGTAATGGTAGGTTGGGGTTGGCAGCAAGCACGTCCTACTAAAGTAATAGGTAGCATTAGCAGTCCTACATTTACAAGCAATGTCTCTGCTGAGATTGCAATTGGTAATAGTAATACATTAAGTGTGGGGACACTGGGCAGTTCAGGAACCCCGGGAACATTGACTACTTTTGCAGCAAACATAAACGGGCAGTTTGCAACTGCGGGCTTGAATGCCAATGCTGACATATATACAAGTGGTTTGAGTTCTTATCTACGTATTACAAACTATGATGGCACGGACATTTACGTGCATGATACTTCAAATACCCAACCACTTTGGAGCAACGTGGGTATCAGCACCAAGCAAACATTTTTTGGTAGTGTTACCGGTGGAATAACCAATCCCGCTTTCGCTGGTAATGATCAGTTTACTGTTGATATCGGAGGAGGGGCCAAAACTGTTGTTGTACCTGCAAGTCCTAACAATACTTTGGCAAACGTAGTTGCAGAAATCAACACTGCTGTTGGTGCTACTGTGGCTTCCGGCACAGGCAATGTTCTAACTATTAGCCGAGCAGGAACATATATCACACTACAAGAAGTTTTTGGTAATCCACTTTCCTCCGACGCTGGTATTGATGTGGGTTATACTTATGGTGCCCAGGCATTTTACAATGACTACTATCCTGCACTAGCTGTGCCCAGTACAAATCCAGTGCTAGCAGCAAACAGTGTGTGGATCAATACAACAAGTCAAAACCGCGGTGTAAATATAACAGTTCGACGTTATATAAATGGAACTTGGGTCAAGCAAAACACCAACCCCAACACTGGAACTATACCTTGGTATAACAGCACAGCAGTTGCAGACGCAGCGTTTGGTGCAGGTAAAGCAACGGGAACTATTTTTGCTTATTACAATAGCGACAACAGCACACCTACTCAAATCAACATGCAGTTGTTGCGTTGGGACGGCACAGCTTGGGTGCCTTTGAGTTATACACCCAGCGCAACTGCACCTCAAGGAGAACCTGCACAAGGCACACTTTGGTTTAATACTGATCTCCAAGTTGATATCATGGTAAATGCTGGAAATCAGTGGAAAGGTTACCGTAATGTGTATCCTGGAACTGATCCCAATGGTGTATTGATAAGCAGCCTTGCACCTGTGGAACAAAGCACAGGCAGTGCATTAGTAGACTATGACATTTGGTTGGATACCAGCCAAGCTGATGGCCCTGTGTTGAAAAGATACGTTGCTAGCGGCGGTCAATGGGTTCAAATAGACAACACTGACCAAACATCACCAGCTGGTATTGTGTTCCTTGATGCTCGTAGCAACAACGGAGCCACTCCTCCCAGCACACGTGAAAGCAATATGTTGGTTAGCGATTATGTTGATAGTGATGCACCTGATCCCATACTATATCCCACTGGCATGTTGTTGTTTAACACACGTTACAGCACCAACAATGTTAAAGAATGGGAACCTGACTGGTTTAGCGCAGGCGTTGGCACATGGGTTACAGCAAGTGGCAACCAAAATGACGGAAGTCCCTATTGGGGTACACAAGCACAACGCCAGATGGTAGTTAGAGCTTTGCAAGCTGCATTGGTAAGCAATGAAGATGCACGCTCTGAAGAAACATACTTTAACTTGCTTGCTGCTCCTGGGTATCCCGAGTGCATTGAAGAAATGGTTGCTTTGAACGTTGATAAAAAGGAAATTGCTTTTGTAGTTGGTGATACACCCAGTAGTTTACAAGCTAGCCCTGCAACTGCTATAGTTAACTGGGCTACAAATGCAAACAATGTTGCAGAAACTGGACCAGATGGTCTAACAAGCAACAGTGCTTATGCTGCTGTTTGGTATCCCTGGGCTCTTAGTACCAATCTTGATGGCAGCTCAGTGTTTGTGCCACCCAGCATGATGGCACTACGCACTATAGCATTTAACGATCAAGTAGCTTATCCCTGGTTTGCTCCTGCTGGATTTAACCGTGGATTGGTAACTGGTGTAAGCAGCGTGGGTTATTTGACAAGCGAGGGCGAATATCAACCCGTGAAGTTGAACCAAGGCCAACGTGATGTTTTGTATCAAAACCGCATTAATCCCATTGCATTCATTCCCAACAGAGGCTTGGTGATATATGGACAAAAAACACTAAGTCCAGTTCAAAGCGCTCTTGATAGAATCAATGTTGCACGTTTGATTTGTTACCTGCGTTATCAACTTGATAACATTGCCAAAGTGTATTTGTTTGAACCCAATGACAAGCAAACACGCGATGCTGTGTTGGTTACTTTCAATAACTTCTTTGGTAACTTGGTTGGATTGCGTGCAGTTTATGACTATGCAGTAGTGTGCGACGAGAGCAATAACACTGCTGCAAGAATTGATGGAAATCAACTTTGGATTGACATAGCAATAAAACCCACTAAAGCTATTGAGTTCATATACATACCAATACGTATTTTGAATACTGGCGATCCATTACCTAATGGAGCAAGAGCTTAAATAAAAAAGCCGGGCTAAATGCCCGGCTTTTTTGTCCACAACCATTTGCTATGACCGCAATCCCAAATCACTCCATACCCCAACTCTTCCATGATTTGTCGTTCAGTTTTTGTTGCATCATACCCCAGTTTAACTAACTGATCTTTTCTAAAACTATATCTGTGATACCTTTTATCACCTCGCACATACCAATAGTTGGGATTAGTGTTAGTGACAAACTGAAATCCCAAAGTCTCATATAGTTGTCCAGTGTTCCATCTCAAATCACTGTAACTATAGACAGCTTGAGGTTGATACTTGTTTATGAAATAGGAAAAAAGCTTGCTAGCGCCTCCAGGAACAGGATAGCTAGAGGAAAACCTAGTGAGTTCATATGTGTTAAAGACATGCTTTTGTCCTTTGCTGATGCTTAACTTGCCAAAATCCATTACGGCAACTAGATCATCATTGTGCTGCAATCCCAAACAAATGTTCCCGGTTCCTGGACCTTGTATATGATGTTGCAAGGCAAAGGCTCGTGCTTGTTTGGTAGATATTTCTATTACTTTTGTTTTACGGGCATGAATTTTTATCCGCTGCTTTTGCAGTATGTGCAATAACCGTGATTTAACTAAATCACCATTATGCAGCCATTCATCCTGAAACACCTGTATCAACCTTATATTTTTATCTTGGCAAAGTTGCCATTTGTTTTTATGATAATTTTTGTCAGCTATTTGTGACTCACTATGCCAATATAAACCACAATACTCTATGGCTATATTTGTTTGTGGAATCCAAATATCTAGTTCTTTGGGAGCAATAATGTGTCGAGTATTCCTCTCTATTTGAAACCCCTGCTGTTCGATAAACTCAGCAACATCACGTTCTTCCAAGCTTCCTGACTTGATTCCGCTGCATGATATGCAAGGAGTATTTGCTTCTCTAATCCTCCATTTAAATGTTTCGCTAGGTAAAGTTTGATTTAAATGACAAGAGCAGCATATAAACGATATTCTTTTATTAGCAAAAGGCAAATCAGTTGTAACATCATCTAATATTTGATTTATAACAACGGTTTTGCATAAAGATTGCCAGTTTATTAAAAGGTCTTCTTGGCGTTGCTGTTGGATATAAGGGATCTGACTGGGATTTATAACGTTGTGATTGGCTAACAGAGTTTCTCGACTACGCCGACGCACCTCAGGTATTTGTTGCACATTTGCTACTCCATATTTTTCCTGCAAAATTTCTGGTAAAATTTGATTTAATGTTTGCATTCGTTTGCTAGCAGCTTGCCTAGCGCAAGGGCTAGCGCCACCTTGGTATTTTGAATGCATTGTTTCCAGTCGTTGTTTTTTAACAGCAGCATTTTGCAGTGGATTATCACATCCATATTTTTCTTGATTTGTCTTACGTATTTTTGTTTTGATTTCTTGGTCTTTTCCAAGATGCTTTAACAGTTGATTAGCGCATTGATGACTGCATGTATTGCTGTAGTGATTTGCGTGCCATGAAACTGTTTTGCTGCAAGAAGGATTAGAACAGATTGGTGGTTTATCTAAATCATTAAAATATAAGTAAATCTGTTCTTTCAAGTTGACTATGCTGGGATATATTGCTGATAGCTGCTGTTTCCACGTGGGATTTTTTTTGACTGTAGCAAGCCATTTTTTACTGGAACTCAAGTTCAAAAAAGTTTTTAGATCCATAGCACTCTCGCATACAACAGTTTATTTTAAATATTTATACTGCAACATTCAACCCAATCTGTCAAAAAAATATTTTCGCTAAATAATCTTACATTATCGGAGGAATCACAATGGTATTCACCCCCACATTGAGCAGATTTGGTGTACCCCTAGTGCCTGGCACTAATGGTATTGGCATGCTCATGCCCAAGCTAAAGTATCGTTTCCGTGTTACAATGGATCGTTTTGCTGGTTTGGGACCAACTTTAGACCTAACTCGTCAAGTTAAAAGCGCAGGGCGACCACAAGTGCAGTTTGGTGAAACAGCTATTCACAGCTACAACAACATTATGTATGTGCCTCAAAAACCCACTTGGCAAAACGTGGAAATAACCATACAAGATGATATTACCAGTGCTGTTAGCCGTTTGGTCAGCGCCCAACTACAAAGACAACATAACTTTTTTGCACAAACGAGTGCTACAACTGCCAGTCAGTTCAAGTTTAGAACCAAGATTGAAACACTTGATGGTGGTAACGTTGGTGTGTTGGAAGCTTGGTATCTTGAAGGTTGTTACTTGCAAAACGTCACTTATGATACTTTTGATTACAGCAGCAGTGAACCCATGCAAATAACACTGAGCCTGCGTTATGACAATGCCACACAAGACACTGTTCTAACCTCCGCAGTAACTGAAGCCCTTGCTGGTGCATAATTAAATCAGGAAGTTTTAACAAAAAGGGCTTGGTTTCAAGCCCTTTTTTTGTCACTAAATATTACAGCCATGCCAATAAATCAAGACACTCAGTTAGCTTTTATACCATATGCAAATAACTTTTTTGCTCGTGCAACCAACGACAAAATGTATGCGTTGCCGCGCTACAAGTTCATGTATTATGTACGGTTCAATCTCAATCCCAATGTTGGCAGCCAAACTCTACAGCAAGTAGATAACATGTTTGCAAGCCCTTTAAAACTCAATGGGTTTGAAGATCAACGTGCTGTGAGTTTTTTGGTTAAAAAAGTTGATAGACCCAAAGTTGAGTTAGCAACTCAAGAAAACAATCAATATAATCTACGCCGACAAAATTATACCAAAGTTACATATCGCGATATTTCCATGACGTTACACGATACAAGTGACAATCGCGCTTTGAATCTCTGGATCAACTATTTTAGATTTTACTTTGGTGATAGCCAAAGTCTTTATCCGCGAAGCCGAGATAACCAAGATGGATTGGCTCCTGCTAGCAGTCAACTACCACAAAGTTTTGAAAATATTCAGTATGGGTATGGTTTAAGTGCGCAAGTAGGCGCAAGAAACTTTTTTGATAGTATTGAAATCTGGAGCCTGTTTGGCGGAAGTGATGGCAAAGGGGCGCAAGGCACAGTTGTAACCAAGCTCATGCGTCCGCGTATTAGCAGCATAGATTGGGGAAGTTTTGACAGCAGTGACAGTGGTTTGGCAGAAGTAACAATGAGTTTCAAGTATGAATCACTTGTTTATGAAAATCCCACAGGCGCAGAAGCACGAGAAGTTTATCGCGAAGCAGGTTTTGACTTTAAAACAGTGGAACCGTCAGCTAGTCCAGAGACTGCCACTGTCAATGGGGCACCACAACCAGTTGATTTTGACATGCGTGTTGGTCTAGCCCAAGGTCCACCAAATCCTCGTGCAAACCAACCAAAAAGTGATTTGATATACAGTCCTAGTCCCATTGCTCAAAGTGTCTATGTTCCCTTGTTAGGAGCTGTTGGCGGTGCAGTTAATATCAGTCCTGTTATAAGTCCTTTTGGTATTTTGGTTTTTGGATTATAAAATGGCATATAATGATACCATAGCAAAAAACATACGCAAGCAAATTGCTCTAAACACTCCTCCTATTAATATTGCCAGCAATAACATACAAACAGCTGGGCCGGGTGGTGCATATGCTTGGGTGGATAGTAAAACACGTGAACGTGTTAAAGACAGCGGCAATGCAGGCAACTGGCTGACTACAAATGTTCCGTTTGTTACCACAGCTCAAATCACCAGTCAAATATACAATAGAGTCAAAGGGGTATTCCAAAAAATAGGAGTTCCTGATGGCGTAAGTGAGCCGTTAATTTCCAGTGCTAGCTATTACGTTGCACAAAATACCACAGTTGATCCCAATAAACTTTACAATGAAGAAACTGGGCAGTTAGATCCTAGATTTACAGCAGTGTATAACAGTTTGCGTGACAGCAGCAGCCAAATAGGAGTTGTGCGAGCAAACACACAACCCAACTGGCAAAACAATCCTTTATTACGTGGTAATATTCAGGGCTACACATCATGAAATGGAGCCAAGGAACTTTTGTTCCTACACATCCTGAAAAGCTTATTGGCAAACAAAATGTTCACTTCCGCAGCAGCTGGGAACACACAGTTATGAACTTCCTAGACAACCATCCCAGTGTGATACAATGGGCCAGTGAAAGCATAGCTATTAACTATATAAATCCACTTACTGGCAAACGCAGCCAATATATACCAGATTTTTTGATCATTTATCAGGATGGCCATGGTAAAAAACGCCATGAAGTTGTGGAAGTTAAACCACGTAGCCAAGTATTTGCTGAGCATGCTCGCAGTCGACAAGACAAAGCAGCACAAATTGTCAACATGGCCAAATGGGCTGCTGCCATGGCATTTTGCAAACAAAATGGTATGACATTTAGAATTTTAACTGAAGATCAAATTTATATCTCCAAAGGCAAAAAGCGCAAATAACATGACCAAGCAACTTGCTGAAACATTTGGTTTGCCTGATTACCAACAACCCACTCAGGAGGACATCGAGGGTGCCTTGGAAAAAGCACAGGATCTGGAAAAAACCTTTAGTAAAATCAATGGGTTCGATGAGCATGACCAAGAAATGGATAGTCTAGGCGACATGGCTATATCAGCACATCAACAACTCTTGGATCTTGGTATGAACGTGGAAACTCGACTGGCTGGAGAAATATTTTCCAGCAGTGCAGCAATGTTGAAAATTGCAGTTGATGCCAAAAACAGCAAAGTGGAAAAGAAGCTCAAGCTAATAAAACTGCAACTTGACAAAATGCGCCTAGATGCCAATAGGAAAGATCCTGCTCAAGATCCCATAAAAGGTGGTGATTTAGTTATGGATCGCAATGAAATCATTGCCAGTATTAAAAAAGCACAAGATAAATCGTAATCGTTTATAAATAACAGGCTATAGGAGCTAGTTATGAAGTCACTGAAAGATTATTTGCAAGAAAGTCATCAACTTCATGAATATGTTGTGAGGTTTGCACAAAAACCCAGCGATGTGGACATGGATACCATGGAAGAAGTTTTGAAAAAGTTTGATTTGCGCGATATTACCACGCCGCAACGTATTCAAAACAGTGATTTGGACTTTTTTGATATTCCCTATCGTGAGATTTACGAAGTGCGTTTGGCCACGGCTGTGCGATTGAGTCCATATGTATTACTGCAAGACTTGCGCAGCGCATTGAACATGAATGAAAAACATCTACGTGTGCGTGGCGCTCAGGAACCGCAGCAGCTTTACGCCGAACATCAAGAATGGTTAAGCGATGTAACTCAACAAGCTCAAGCAGATGGTCTACACCACCAGGCTTACTTGAGCACTGATAGAGAGTACATGCAACAAGAGCAACCACTTAATCCTGCAGCATTTGGTGACGACTACAACAAAAGTTTGTTAGCTTATTTGAACAATGTCAGTCAAAATCGTGATCCTGGCCATGTAGACACTGGCAGCCAGCTATTTGGATGGTTGGATATGAAAAAAGCTCAAGGTGATACTGTGCAAGCTGATGATTTCAACAGTCACTTTGATACTCCCAAGCCACAGCAAAAACCCAGTGACAAAATGCCCTTGGCTCCTTGGCTGAGTCAAAATGATGCATTTACCACAGCAACTCAACCCACCATAAGTGCATGGCAAGACAAGAAGTCAGCACCTAAAATAAAATTACAACCTCGAAAAGGTGCAAACTAACATGACAACCACATATACATTGACTGTCAACAGTCAAGATGGATCAACAACCAGCAGCAGCAACATCAGCACAGATGATCCTGCCATGCTGCAACGTTTGCTGGCGTTGGCAGGTGTGGAAAAGCCCGTGGGTTATGTAAGTGCTCCTGACAGCCAACCCATTGCCAGTCACATGCATGACGATCATCAAGAAGTTTGTGATACTTGTGGACATCAAGATTGCCAATGCGATCATGAAGACATGGCAGAGACTGCTGATTATGATCACAGCCACCAGGAAGTTGATGATCAAGGTGAACCTCTTGATGTGGAAACATATACTTGGAACGGCCCCAAAGAGCCTCAACGTATTGCGCATGTTGGTAACAACCCTCTCGCTGAGCAACTGCACAATCAACTACAAGCCAACTGGCAAAAGTTCCTAGCGGAAGAGTTCAACAATGAAGATGGACAAGCTAGCCCGTTAACTGATCCCACAAAGGCTGAGTTTGACAAGGATCCATTTGCTGGGGATAAACCTCAAGACGATGGCAGCATGAGTCCCATGTCAACTATTCGCCGACAGAAAGTAACAAAAGGATAAGCATCATGGATTTTAACCGCAAAGCGTAATGTAGTTTTGCAGTTGACATATTGGATGCCCGACTATCCCAGCCTGTTACAAGAGTTTGTTTGGAGCTATACAGACATAGTGCCAGAGTTGCGACGAACTCATGGTTTTTTGAACTATTGGCGGAAAAATATTTCAGCCACTATTAATAAAGTTGTGATAAGTGTAGATGACAGGGAATGGCGAGATTATAGTAATGTAATTGGTCTCTACAAGCTAAATTAAACTATGGCACAAATAGCACAGAGCTTTATAAAAGTCAAAACTCCTTATCAAAAAACTCAATATACTCGCGAGCAGTTTCAAGAACTTTTAAAGTGTGCAAGTGATCCACTTTATTTTATTGAAAACTACATTTACGTGCAACATCCCACAAAAGGTCGACAGCCCTTTAAACTATGGGAGTTCCAAAAAAAACTAGTTACTACATATTGGAAATATACCAATAGCATATGTATGATTCCTCGCCAAAGTGGCAAAACAGCCAGCAGTGCTGCTTATTTGCTGTGGTATGCATGTTTTAACAACGACGTGACTATCTTGATTGCTGCACACAAGTTCAAGGCAGCAAGTGAAATCATGATGCGTGTGAAATATGCTTACGAGGAGTTGCCGGACTTTTTGCGTCCGGGTGTAACAAAATACAATCAACAAGACATTGCTTTTGATAACGGCAGTCGTATTGTGGCAACTACCACCACTGCTGATAGTGGACGAGGCATGAGTATCAGCTTGTTGTATCTCGATGAGTTTGCCTTCGTGAAAACCAATATTGCCACGGAGTTTTGGGCCAGTATAAGTCCCACATTAAGCACTGGTGGCCGGTGTATTATTACCACCACTCCCAAAAGTGACGAAGACATGTTTGCTGAGTTGTGGTTTGGTGCCAACAAGTTGACTGATGAATACGGCAATGAAAATGCTGAAGGCATGGGAATAAACGGGTTTCGTGCATTTACAGCACATTACAGTGAAGTTCCTGGACGCGACGAAACCTGGGCACAGCGAGAACGCAACAAAATTGGACAAGAAAGATTTCTCCGAGAGTTTGAGTGCCAGTTTGCAGGTGAAAGTGAAACACTTATAAGTGGTATAACTTTGCAACGACTTACCGGACAGGAGCCAATTTTCAAAACACAACAAATCCGATGGTATAAAAATATCGAGGCTAATAAAACTTACCTTGTTGGTTTAGATCCCAGTGCTGGTATTGGCAAAGACTACGCTGCAATCAGTGTATGGAGTTTGCCGGACATGGAACAAGTAGCCGAATGGTGTCATAATCTAACACCTATTCCCGGGCAAGTACAGACTCTCATGAAAATACTGGAGTTCATTTACAACGAATGCAAGCAAAAAGGACATAGAGGCGATCCTGATATATTTTGGACTTTGGAAAACAATACCTGGGGCGAAGCTGCACTTGTTAGTATTAATGAAATAGGTGAAGAAAGATTTGCCGGACAGTTTGTGCATGAACCAAGAAGAAACGTAACCTCAGGCCGTAGCAGGAAAGGTCTCAATACCAATATGAGAACAAAAGCCATGGCATGCAGCAAGCTTAAAACACTTATTGAAAGCAACCGTTTAATTCCGCATAGCAAGATGTTGATACGACAACTGAAGTTCTTTATCAGCAAGGGTGATAGTTTTTCCGCCAAATCAGGAGAACACGACGACTGTGTGATGAGCATGATGTTGTCAGTTCGTATGATGCAAATATTGCAAAACTGGGACGAAAAAATTGGTGATTTGCTACGGGACGATTTTGACGATCAAGAACTCATGGAACCTCTTCCCATGACCATGGCCTTTAGATAAATATCGCCAGGAGACTAATAATGACACCTAACTGGGACATCATCACACAAAAAATACATGGCATATTAAAAGCTCGTGGCATGCAAGTCAAAAAAATGTTTGATGAAGACATAAAAGAAACATTCAAGATTGAAGATGCTCGACAGTTTTATGCCACAGTAGCAGATCCTCATGATCCCAATATCAAATCATATGACATTTTGATTAGTTTACATGACGAGGACAGCCACAGTCATGTGGATTTACAAACTCCTCGCATGAGAAACACCCAAGATTTCAACGATTTGTTCAGTTTACATATGTGGTTGCGTAAAAACATAAACGACAAAGAAGGCGTAAGTGTCAACTGGTTTCAGTTTGATAAAGACATTGAAGCCAAAAAGCCACCAGTTGAAGAAAGTCGTGACATCAGCCGTCCTTGGGGCACAACCCGCAGTTCCTTTCAACGTGTGGGCAACTGTCGCATGATAGTTAGACACAGTGATATTGTAAATGAAGATACCCCGGGAAGTCGTTGGCGCAAAATACACAAGATATTTGTGGAAACTGATCAAGGCGAACGTCTTGGTTGGCCTACTCGTCATGTAAAAGGTGCAAGAGCCTGGGCAAGACATTTGAGCCAAGGCGGGCAAGCTCATGATGAAGTCAGCAGCTACCTTAAAACACTAAGTGAGCATTATGGTGTTTTAAAAAGCGCGGCTAGAAAACTACGCCAACCTGCCCAACTACAAAATGAACTTTTGCCAACTCTAGCTGAAATTCATCAACACATGCATGACATTAACAATGAACTGCAATCTTGGAGTGGTCCCCGTGGATATCATAGCAGTCATTCCAATATGCGGGAGTTCCGTAAAACAGCTCTTGCACCTTGGTTACGGCCAGTTGTCGAGCAGCATTGTCCCGATCATCAAGAAGTATTAGAGCAATGGTTGGGTATGGAAAAATCCATACCCAAACCTGAACTTGAAGAGTTTCAAGATTGGTTAAGTGATACTGAAGTGGTTATTCAGGAAGATCAGATTGGTCAAGCAGAAAGTCAAGCACAAGAGGCTTGGCAAGATTATCAACTGGACCTAGGCTCCAATGAGCAAGCTGTTTCAGCTACTTTGAAGTTTTTGGTGTCCAGCAACGACTGGTGGCGTGAGCAATGGGAAATCAACCCCAGTGAAACTCAAGATCACTTGAAAAAACTAGTGGGGATGAACACCAATCCTGATGTCAGCCGTGTCAAGAAGCTAGCTGGGTTGTGAAAAATTAATAAGGTCAAAAGCATTGACTTTCATGTGTCAGCATAAGTAATGTTGTTCAAGACAAAGAAACAAATTTTGTCTTGATCTAAACACATTATAGGCACAGAAAGGCACACAAATGGCACTTAGTTTAAAAGAAATTCAAGCACGTCTACTTGAAGAACAATCAAAAAAGGATCGAGTTCGCACAGGTCAATTTCAAGGTGACAATGCGATTTATCCCTTTTGGAACAACCCCGAGGGGTCCACAGCAACAATTCGTTATCTTCCCGATGGTGATGTCAACAACGACTACTTTTGGGTTGAGCGACTGATTATCAAGCTGCCGTTCCGTGGAGTTAAAGGGCAAGCTGATAGCAAGCCTTGTGATGTTCAAGTTCCCAGCGTGGATATGTGGAAGCCCGGTAGCTGCCCTATTAACGCAGAAATCCGTCCTTGGTGGAAAGACGAAAGTCTTGTTGACATGGCTCGCAAATATTATCGCAAAAAGAGCTATCTGTTTCAAGGTTTTGTCCCCAACAACCCCAACAAGGAAGATTCCACACCAGAAAATCCCATTCGTAGGTTGGTAATTAATCCCAGCATTTTTGACATGATCAAGGGGATTTTGCTGCGTCCAGATCTTGAATACTCACCAACTGACTACGAGCATGGTAGAGATTTTTATCTCACAAAGACCACAAAAGGTAGTTTTGCAAACTATGCAAGCAGCTCATGGGCTATGAAAGAACGTCCACTTGGTGATGTAGAACGCCTGGCTATTGAACAGCATGGATTGTATAATCTTTCCAGCTTCTTGCCCAAGCGTCCTGATGAAGACGGACTGCGAGTGATTATGGAAATGTTCCAAGCCAGTGTTGAAGAACAACCATATGATCCCGAGCGCTGGGGTAACTATTTCAAACCAACTGGCATGCGTGTTACTGACAATGATCAGGACGGCGCTTCTACTACAAAACCAGTTCAAGTTCGCAATGTTCCTCAGCCAACGCCAGCAGCAAGCAAACCACAGCAGGAAACTGCAACCCCACCCTGGGAAGAAACTGTGGAAAGCACACCACGCCCAGCTGGCAAGTCTACTAGCCCCGAGGACATCTTGGCTGCTATTAGAGCTCGCCAACAAAACAAATAAGCAATAGCGGAAACTGAGCAAGACTGATAGTTAATATCAGTCTTGCTCTACCTATCAAGGATGATATGACATGAAACCAATGGATCTATCTAAACTTCGCCGAGATATTACAAAAAATATTGATGGTATTAGTTTGGGATTTCGTGATCCCAAAGTGTGGATCTCCACAGGAAACTATGCATTAAACTATGCAATTAGCGGTAGATTCCGTGAAGGTGGAATTCCGCTGGGTAAAGTTACCATGCTAGGTGGCCAAAGTGGTTCAGGAAAAAGCTTTTTGGCATCAGGCAACATCACATCCAACGCACAGAAAAAAGACGTGTTTGTGGTGTTGATTGATACTGAAAACGCACTTGATGAATCCTGGCTTAAAGCATTGGACGTTGACACTAGTGAACATTCACTTTTAAAGGTAAACGTTGCCATGATTGATGACGTTGCCAGGTTGATAAGTGATTTTATGAAAGACTACAAGACACAATACGGCGCAGTTACTGAAGAAGAACGGCCTCGCGTGTTGTTTGTGATTGACAGCTTGGGCATGATGCTTACACCAACAGATGTTAATCAGTTTGAAGCTGGTGATCTCAAGGGCGACATGGGTCGCAAGCCCAAGGCACTGGCAGCACTGGTGCGCAACTGTGTGAACATGTTTGGCGAGTATGACATTGGCATGGTTTGCACCAACCACAGTTATGCCAGCCAAGACATGTTTAACCCTGACGATGTGATCTCGGGTGGTCAAGGGCCTATATATGCCAGCAGCATTGTGCTAGCCATGCGCAAGCTCAAGCTCAAGGAAGATGAGGACGGCAACAAAACTACCGATGTAAAAGGCATTCGCGCACAATGCAAAATAATGAAAACGCGATACAACAAGCCATTCGAGCAAGTGGAAATAAAAATCCCTTATGATCGTGGCATGGATCCCTACAGCGGTCTATGTGACCTATTTGTGCAAAAAGGACTTCTTGTGAAAGAAGGCAACAAATGGAACTACACATGCGTTGACGGAACTCAAATCAAGAAGTTTGAAAAAGCATGGAATCGTAACGAAGACGATTGTTTGGATCGAGTTATGGATGAATTTTATCGCAAAATAGATCCAGCTAAATCTCTAGCACTCCCGGAAGTTGAGCAAGAATAAACTGTTTGGCTATGTCAACAGCCAGGCACTGTTGACATAGCAATAACTAACACAATATATTGCAAGCTAAGAGGAGCAAAATAAACATGCAAGCTAGTGTAGTTTTAGAAATTTGGGACCTGCTTCAAGAGTTTGTTCCAGCCAATAAAAAAGCCCAAGCTGTGGAAGATCTTGTCACTGCATTTGTTGATGCCGGGGCAGATGAAGCTTGGTTTGAAGATATTCTCGGTGAAGATCAAGCTCTAGATGAGGCTATTGCCGGAGTTCTTGAATTAGATCAAGAAGAGTCAGAAGAAGAGTGGGAAGAGTAAAAGTCTGTGTACTACACCCAAGTAGTTGCAGATTTAGCCTCAGTGGCTCTGGCTGTGGAGTATTACAGCCAAGAATTTGAACAAGCACAAAAAGAAACTCGTATTTCGGGAAGTTTGGAAAAAGCAGCCCAAGATTTAAGTGGGCATGTAACTTATAGATTTACCCAACTACAAGACTTGGAAAGCATTTTGAAATATATCAATATACGATATGATAAAATGCGCAGTGACTTGTATAGGAAATATCTTGAACGCTATAATCGTGATTTAAGTGATCGCAGTATTGAAAAATATCTAGATGGCGAATCCAGTCTTGTGGATATGAATACATTAATCTGTGAAGTTGCTTTAATTCGCAACAAGTATCTTGGCCTCATGAAGGGATTTGAAGCCAAAAGCTGGCAAATCAACAATATTGTCAAGCTGCGCAGTATTGGAATCGAAGACGTCAAACTTTAATTTTGTTTGACAACCCCTAAACATATGTTATAGTGAAGGTCAAATTGCAAACAAGGTTGACAATGAAGAGCTACGTGCTTGTTAAACAAGGTAGACTGGGCAACGGCAGTTGTGTGCAAAACGTCACAGTGGAAACGCAAGGTGGCATCAAACGCGATCACAACGGCAAGTTTCTAGTTGTCTGGGGCAACGGCAGCGACGGTCTACGTCGTGGAAAAAACCGTCTTTACATCGACCATGCTGATGATTATCAGCCCGTGAGTGCTCCGGTGGTTGTTGCAGCAGACACAGATCCCAATATTCTCCAACTAACAGATCAAGAGATTCAACAAGACATTGATGAAACTTTTGAAATCCTTGGTGAAATGACGGATGCTGTTGCCAGCAACATTGTTAAAGGCCTTGTAGTCAGCGGTCCCAGTGGTATTGGCAAAAGTCACACTGTGGAAAATCGCTTGCATCGGGCACTGGCAATCAAACAAGCCATGCAAAATCGCAGCTTGTTTGAATGCATTCACGGCGACATGTCGGGTATTTGCCTTTATGAAAAACTTTGGGAATATCGCGGTGAAGGCCAAGTGCTGGTGTTTGACGACTGTGACAGTGTGCTATACGATGATGACAGCTTGAACGTTCTCAAAGCTGCTCTTGATAGTCGTAAAACACGCATGATTCACTGGGGCAGCCAAAACAGAAATCTTGTCAAACAAGACATTCCCAACAGTTTTGAATATCGCGGTGGTATTGTTTTTATTACCAATATCAAGTTTGATCAAGTTCGCAGCCCCAGGATTCAAAATCATCTTGCTGCAATCATGAGTCGGTGCCATTACATGGATTTGGGCATCAACACCACACGTGAAAAACTTTTGCATATCACCAATGTAGTCAACAAGCACAACCTCTTGGGCAGTTATGACTTTTCTCACGATGAGCAAAAGGAAATTTTGGATTTTGTAAAAGACAACGTACATAGGTTGCATGAGCTTAGCCTGCGCACAGTAACCAAAATTGCCGACTTGCGTGCTGCCATGCCCGGGCGATGGCAGAAGTTTGCCGAGAAAAACTGCATGAGAAAAACATGAACACTGTAGTCATTAATATCATGGACGAAGTCAACGTCCATATTCAGGAAGTTGAGCTGACAGATCGGCGCAAGCTTGTTAACTCTGTGAAATATTTTCTGCCACACGCTAGATACAGTCCTGCCTTCAAATTAGGACGATGGGATGGTTGTGCAAGTTTTTGCACACTGGGCGGTAAAACCTATCTCAATGCCTTGGATAAACTGCTGCCTATTTTGGTTGATGCAGGGTATGATGTTGAGATTGTGGATGACCGTCACAAACATAATCTTGATCTCACGGCTATTGATGATACCTATCTAAGTGATCGCATGTGGCCACCCGGGCATCGAGCTCAAGGTGAGCCCATTGTGCTACGTGATTATCAAGTTCAGTTGGTAAACGAATGTCTTGCCAATCCCCAGGGATTGATTATTGCGCCCACTAGCTCGGGAAAAACCATTGTCACTGCCACACTGAGTCGACGTGTGGAACACATTGGTAGGACTATTGTGATTGTTCCCAACAAAAATCTTGTGGAACAAACACTGGAAGATTATCAAAACGTGGGTTTGAATGTTGGTGTAATATTTGGTGATCGCAAGGAGTTTGATCGGCAACATACTATTTGCACATGGCAAAGTCTCAATGTTCTAGACAAGAAAAACAAAGACGCCCTAGATGACGATCAGCTGGCAGTGTTCCTGGACCAGCAAGTGGCTGTGATTGTGGATGAGTGCCACGGGGTAAAAGATTTAGGAGTGTTACATCGACTCTTAACCACAACTTTCAGCAATATTCCTATTCGTTGGGGATTGACAGGCACTGTGCCTGAAGCTGAGTATAATCAAATGAGCTTGTTTACAGCCATTGGGCCTTTAATTGGCCAACTACAAGCAAGAGACTTGCAAGATGCCGGGCATTTGGCACAATGTCAAGTTCATGTACATCAAACTCAAGAAACACAAGTTTACCAAGACTATCAAAGCGAGCTGAAGTTTCTCCTTACCAACAATGATAGATTGAAATGGGTATCAGATTTTGTAAAAACTATCAGTGCAACAGGCAACACTCTTGTTCTAGTAGATCGCATTGCAACAGGCACTGCTTTACATAATCTCATAGCCGACAGCACATTTATCAGTGGAGAAATGAAAAGTTCCGATCGGCGTGAGCACTATAAAGAAATCAATCTCAGCGACAACGCTGTGATGATTGCAACGTATGGCACAACTGCTGTGGGTATTAGCATCAATCGCATTTTCAATCTTGTGTTGATTGAGCCCGGCAAGAGCTTTGTGCGTGTGATCCAAAGTATTGGTCGAGGGTTACGCAAAGCTGACGATAAAGATCATGTCGATATATATGACATTTGCAGTAAAATGAAGTTCAGCCATAGGCACATGCTAAAACGCCAGCAACATTATAAAAAAGTGCAGTATCCTCATGCACTTACCAAGGAAAACTACTGACATCACCAGTAAATACTGCGTGAAAATACTTACCAGCGACAATCAGAGCTTGAACGTCAACCACTTACCTGACCAAGGCGTGGATCTTAACTTTTGTGTGTTAGATTACAGCGACAACAAAAACATTGACTATTATTGGCATCCCTTGGTGTTTTTGGAAAGCTTTGTTTCACCCAGCGTGGATTTGCAAATAGGGCCCTATCAATGCCAAATGCCACTAGATTGGCATTTGGTTATTGGAGATCCTGAAATAGGTGATTTGGAAATAGTCAGTTTGTTGTATCTCATGGACAAAGATTTCCAATCTTTTTGTTTTAATCCTTTGACAGGATATATACCCAAGTTTCACACCGTGGACGTTATCAATGTTTGGCCTGATGTCAAATGGTTTTGTCCCAAGCTGAAAACAGCTAATATTTTAGCAGTGCCCTTGCAAGATGGACGTGATCCTGCTTGTGCTTTTTTTGTAAAAGACCTAGCTAAAATTCCCGAAGTATTAGATATTAAACATTTGTTTTAAAAACACAATGCCCTGATATTGCTATCAGGGCATTGTGGAGTCTGTACTTGTTTTAACAAGTAAAAAACAAGTAAAGCTTTAGTCGCTTTGGATAGTTGCTTGGCCAGGTGCTGTCAAAGGTATTCCTTCAAACTTCCAATCATATGTTCTGTTATTTGTAAATGTTCTAACAGTGTTATCAAAAATAACAGCAGCATATTCTTTTGATGTTGATCCACTTATGCTAACGTTGGGAACGGCACTATAAGTTCCACCAGCAGTAACGGTCACAGCACTGATGTTACCCTGTGACACTGTGGCTGTAGCTGCTGCTGCGCCTGTTTCAAAGTCCACATCTGCTGCGGTGTAAAGACCATCACCTGCATAAGTTACTGCAACTTGTGTAACGGACCAAGTTACGTTGACATTTGCTCCTGCACCACCTTCTGCACTGGCAGCAAGGGCTATGGGATTGCTGGGGATTACACTGTAAACACCAGTATCAGTTACACTAATGCCGTTGATATCAAAGCGGAAGTTCAATGTAGCATTGCTACCTTGTGTTCCTATTACACTTGTTGGTGCAACACTAAGACCGCCAGTTCCCGGCAAAGATGTGCCCACAAATACGCCGGCATTTATTATTGTTAATCCCGTAATGGCGCCCCCGCCGCCAATAGTTGCTACTTGAACATTCCCTGAGGTAGTCCAATCAGTGCCACTGAAAATCAAGTAGCTGTTAGTACCGTAACCAGTGCCTGCGTTTTGTGTTGTGACGTTGCCAATTTTAACACTATTGACTGTAACGTTGCCAGTTGCTGTGCTTGTCCCGCCAATAACACTGAGTTTTTCGCTAGGCAAATAACTATCGCCGACAGGACCTTTTCCAGCCAAGTTTACAGCTACAGCCCCTAGTCCTAGGCGTGCTGCCACTGTGGCTCCGCTACCGCCCGCGCCCCATGGGGTAACCACGATGTTTGCTTGTCCTGCTGTTGTAAGGGCACCATTGACCAAGCTGACTTGACCACTTGCTACACCGGCATTGGCACGCATGACATAACGTCCTGTGCCTGTTTGTCGAGTAATATATGCATCGGTATAAGGCGCTCCTTGGCCAGGAATCCAAGCTGTTGCAGCTATCTGTTGGCCTGTAACACCAGTATTACCTATAAACTTCTTGTTAATCGGGCGTCCCATTGTTTTCTCCTTTGCCTTTCAAGGCTACGCGGTTGGACCGCATAATAGTTGTTTGGGTTATTTATAGTTCATTACAGCATCAATAATACAAACATAAGATTGCTGTGGATTTACAAGATGGGCATGAAAAGTCCAGGGATATTTTTGACCATGGAAATCCCAAACAAACAAGTTGGTTATTCTACTGCAATAAAATATTTGATCATGAGGATCTTGAAATCGCAAGAGCATGTTGCCATTGTGATCTAGATTGTTTGCCAGCTTGCAAAGCCCCTGACTACCTGACAGTGTTTGTCGACAAATATAGCTGTGTTTGTTGGTTTGATTAACTATCCATGCAGCTTGAACTTTGTCATGTAGGCGTACAACTGGCAGCAGCACAGGTTGTCCCCGTGGAACACCAAAATAACGAGGATTTAACGGCCGGCCCATGCTTTATATGTTGACATTGATCTGACAGTATATATTGTAAGACAACAGCATGCGAACCAAGGATTTTATATGAGCCAGAGAACCCACGGATTTCAAGGAGGTATCAAAAAAGGCACTACTGCATATGACTCACAGAGCCATGCTTTAGATCGCGGAATGCGGCATATTAGCAAGATTTTGTCCCAGGAACTAGCCCCACAGGGTTACAGACGTGTGAATAAGTTTTTGTCCCGGGACATTCCCGGAGGCCTTGCCAGCTGCCAGCCGGATGGTGGTATTTGGTATAACAGCAAAAACCAAATCGTTGCTATTTTTGAAGGCAAAAAACAAGGAGCAGTGGGCAACGCACACGAGCGATGGTATATGAATCGCTGGATAGCTCATGTGTTGGCACCACAAGCAAGATATGTTACATTTTGCAGTGGCCCAGGTGTTCAAGAGCATAATAGCATGTATAAAGGGTTAAGCTTTGCCTTGGCTTGTGAAGGCAAGCCAGTTGTTTGGAATGTAACTCATGCAACAGGCACAAGTTTTCACGGGCAAGAACAGGGTTTCACAGACCAAGAGCTGTATAACATCATGAAACAGGCGATTACCCTTTGATTAAACCATTGTTTAAATGGGCTGGTGGCAAGAGCAAAATGCTCAAATACTACCAACCTTATATGCCAGCTGCTCCTATCAAGACTTACAGTGAGCCATTTTTTGGTGGCGGGGCTATGTTTGCTCATGTGATTGAAAAATACAATCCACAGGAAGTCTGGATTAACGATATCAACAGCGACATAATCAACATCTATCAGAGTATTGTTAGCGATTTCCAAGATTTTTGCGATTGTTTACAACAGCATAGTCAGGAATATCTGCAAGGCAACTATGACCAGCGCCGTGCATATTATTATAAAGTTCGTGAAGAACATGCATGGGATTGGGAAAAGTGGTCAAAAACTCAGCAAGCTGCTGTGTTGTATTTTCTCATGCGCACAGGATTTAACGGCATTTGGCAAATCAACAAAAACACCAACAATCGCTATGGCACGCCTTGTGGCTTGCTTACAGAAACTCAAGTATATGATCCCGATAACTTGCAAGCATGGCACGATGCATTAACACAACGACAAGTTCATATTACGTCAGGTGATTGGAGCCAAGTTCCTATTTGTGACTTTGTGTTTTGTGATCCTCCCTATCGCGATAGTTTTGCTGATTACAATCAACCATTTCCAGATATTGAGCTGGAAAAGCTTGTAAAAACTGTGGAACAAAATGATAATTTTTGGTTGTGCAATCGTGATAGCGGCGACGGATTCTTTGACAAAGTGCAAGCGCACGTGGTAAAAATACCTGTGACATATACAGCAGGGCGTCGTAAAAAAACACAAACAGGCTTTGAAGCCAAGAAAGCCATGGAAGTGTTGATTTTTCGCAATCTTGTCGCGGCGCCAAACAGTAGTTTGTTTTATCAGGAGTCATCACATGGCTAAAGAATATGCATTGGATATCAAACAGGTATTAAGTGCTATTGATACACAAAAGCTTGACTATTACAGCCAACTAACTGAACAAGAACGCCGAGCTTATAGTCCTTTTGTGATCATGCGTTATCTCAGTAGTTTGGCCAACAACAGTGCTTTACAATCTTATGCTATTTTGGCAGTAAATGATCTGGTCAATATTGGATTCAGTGACTTGAGGGATCATGCTGAACTACAGCATCTATTGCTATGTTGTGCAGGTGCTGGCAGCAAACAGTTTCATCCCTGGATACCAGTTGCACGAGCAAAAAAACGACGCGACAATCCCATTGTGGAACTTATACAAAACTATTATCCTCAACTCAACAGTCAAGAACTGTCAATCATGCTGGCAACTATCACGCAGCAGCAGGTGATTGACTTAGCAGTTGCTAGTGGTTATGCAGAAAATAAAGTTCAAGAGCTAGTCAAACTCCACAGTGCAAAATGACTTTTGTATGCGAGTTTTGCAAAAGATTTTTTGCAAAAGAAAAAACTTGGTATAATCACAGTTGTGAAAAGAAAAGACGTTGGTTTAACCGAGACACAGCTCAAGGTCGCTTGGCGTTTTACAGTTGGCAGAGATTTCATGAGCTTAGTGGCATGCGTAACATGAAAAAAGTCACACAGGAAGATTTTATTTCCAGTGCATTTTATGGAGCTTTCAACAAGTTTTCCACTTATGTTATTGAAAACGATGTTGTAGCTCCCCGGGCATTTATTGATTTTGTTATTCGCAGCAATATACCTGTGGATAAATGGTGTCAAGAAAGCTTGCTGGTGTTGTATGTACATGACTTGATTGCAACGGAAAATTGTGATCAAGCTCTTGCTCGCAGCGTGGAATATCTTGCCAAATGGGCGCAACAAAATGACACAGCTTGGTGCGAATTTTTTCGTATGGTAAATACCAATATGGGCACACAAATCATTTGTCATGGCAGAATCAGTCCTTGGTTGATATACAATGCCGACAGCAGTGCAGAGTTTTTGCAACGCTGTAGCCATGAACAAGTGTCCATGATACAAAACTGGGCTCCTGCTCATGTGTGGAAACTCAAGTTCAAAAGCCATCCACAAGATGCAGATTTTGCCCGTGAGATGTTAGCACAAGCAGGAATGTAATGAAAAAGTTTTTAGTAGAGCCCCAAGAAATCTGGAATATTCCCATTAAAGCTGAACCCCGGGTAGTTGAGCAAATACAGTTTGGCGGACAATATAGCAACGATAGCGATGACAGCAACAGTCTGCCCTTGACAAAAAAGACTTCTGATTGGCAGATTGAGGGGGCCTGGGTAGTAGTATCAGACCAACAAGGTAACCGGCAACGTGTTCCCGGTGAACAGGTGATTCAACAGTTGGTGCGAGAAAATCAAGATTTAAAAACCCAAATGACCAAGATGCAACAGGAACACAGAGAAATCATGTCCCGACTCAGTCAGTTAAACACCCGGTTACGTCAGAGAACATGATAGATTTTGATATCGACATTGACGTGGCCGCCAGAGAGCAAGCCCTAGCAGACATCAAACATATTCCTGCTAGCTTGCTTAGAAATGATCGCTTGGAAAAACACAACACCGGGGTGTATTTCCACAATGTACCTCAAGATCCTGTTACTGGTTATTGCAGCTTGCCCTACAAGCAAGCTCAGCAACAGGGATTGTTCAAAATTGACATACTCAATGTAAACGTCTACGAGAAGGTCCGCAGTCCTGCGCATTTGCAAGAACTATGTGATCGTGATTTCAACTGGCAGTTAATGACTTATCCTGAGTTTGTTGCACAACTGATCCATCTTCACAATCATGCTGATTTAACAGCACGATTGGCCCCTAAAAGTCTAGAAGACATTGCTATCATTTTGGCGTTGATTAGACCCGGTAAACAATGGCTTATCAATCGTTGTTTGGAACATGGGCTGTCTAGTGCTGATCCCGACATTTGGCAGCGCAGTGACCAAGGTTACCATTTTAGGAAATCTCATAGTTTTGGTTATGCCATGTTGGTGAAGGTTCATGCAGAAATAATCGTTGACGAAGTTTCACAATCATTATAATATAACACATAGAGAGGTATAATCATGCAGCTACAGCTAGCCAGTTCAATGTTTGGATGTCATGCCCATGTGGTGCATGAAGACAACACTTGGGATTTGGGATATATTGAAGACGCAGAACTTGCAGGTAAGTTTCGTCAACGCTTGCATGGTGATGTTTGGATGTGGCGCAATCCACGTTGCCAGCCACGTGAACTGCGAGATATTCTCGTAAGTCTCGAGCATGCAAGCGACCAGTTCAGTGTGCGCTTGCGTGCCGTGGAAAACAGTGATGATTTTTATGCTATTTTGGCTGTAAACAATGAACTGGTGGCCCGCACGCTTGCATGGAAAACCATGCAGCACTGGCAAAAGTGGAGTCGACAAGAAGAAACTCAATATCTAAGAGAACAGCGTGTTAAGTTTGAACCAAAAGTCAGTGCTGATGGTAAAACTGTAAAAGTGAGAGTGAAAGTTAGTACTCTAGGCGATTAAACTTCGCGCACCAAAGTAATGGTGCGTCGTTTTACTCGTTTGTTTAACATTTCACGTAGATTTACTGTGGGACCTTGAACTACACGACTTTCTTTGCTTGCAAAAGTTTTTAATACGGTTCTAAACTCTTGAAAGTCTTGCCCCATAAACAAATTTATGGGGATATTTCTGTTGCTTTCCCACCACCAAGTTTCACCACAAACTAGAAACCTTTTCTTGCGAACATCAGTCCAGTTGTCATCCCAAGCATAAATGTTGATAAACTGTTGATCAGCTTGTTGAATGATTCCTAGATACTCGTTGTTGAGATATTGCACTACACTGAGAAAGGGATATCTTTGTTGCAAGTCGGTTAGTTCCTGTGGTGTCATAGCAGTTTCCTTGTAACAGTTCAGCTAAATACTTATTAGATTAATCACTATTTTATTCATGATATGTCCACTATTACCCTTTATTCTTATCAACAACAGCTATATTGGATGTATGATGCACCTGGAACTTTCCTGCAGACATGGCCCATGATTCAATATAAGCAAAAAATATACAAAGGCGTTACTAACACCCTGCAAATGCTGGTGCGTAATGTTGATCGGAGACCTGTGGACATTACCGGTCTCACTCTAACTGCTCAAATGATTAATGTGGAAACACAACAGACAGTTTTGGTTAAAAGTGTCACAACTACCAATGCTGCTCAAGGCCAAGCTGTAGTTGACATACAAGAAACTGATATTCAGTTTTTGCCTTTGGGATTTTACAATATTCAGCTTACCAGCACTGATGACAGCAATGTGCAACGTTTTCTTTACAGTGATCAATATCAAGACATTGATGTGGCAGTGGAAATTTTAGCTGGCACTCAACGTGAACTTGTTCCAGCCACAGTAATCACTAACTTCACACCCACACCGCTCAACTGGTGGACTGATATTTTATACGTGAGTTCCAGTTTACCTGGCAATGCACAAACAGGTGAGACTTCGGGGACTCATACATGGGTGGTTTACACAACCAACTGGTTGGGCAAGCTTTGGATGCAAGGCAGTTTGACAGAAAATGTGCCCACAGATAACGAATGGTTTTTCATTCCTCTAACAGCTGACACCAACTACAAACAATGGACTGGCGACGATCAGCCCACAATATGGCAGGGCAGCACCACACAAAATCTCTACTGGGTGCGTTTTGTTTATCAAAGTGCTCTTGGCAACACAGGAACGTTTGACAAAATACTCTACAAAAGCTAAACCATGTAATGGTATCTGTAGCAGATGTAGTTGGTCAATGGATTCCTGCGCGAGCTAGAACCGCTAGTAAAGGCTGGAAAAGTGCAAATGCAGTATGTTGCAGCCATCGCGGACACAGGCCTGACACTCGTGGTCGTGGCAACTGGTTGATTGATGGACAATCACACGTTTCCTACAGTTGTTATAACTGTGGATATCGTTGTAGATATACAGGTGATGGCCTAACTGACAGTTTTCGCATGCTGCTGTCGTGGATGTCTGTTCCACAAGAAATTATTGACAGTTTAAAAATGCACGAGCTGCAAAAAAGCCTTGAAGGCAGCTCCAGCACAGATTCTCTTCCGGCCATTACGTTAGACGTGAAGTTTGAACCTGATGCTTGGCCCTTGAACAGCCAGTTAATGAGTAAACTTGTCGAGGAAAACAATCAAGATCCTGATTTTCTACAAGCTTGGCACTATATCAATCAGCGTGGCTCTAGTATCATGAGAAACAGTGAATACTTTTGGTCACCTCACGGGGGACGATGGAAAATGAAACACAGAGTTCTCGTTCCCATGAAAGATCACAAACAAGCCACAGTGGGTTACAGTGCGCGATGGGCAGGAACCCCACCTGCTGGGCAGCCTAGATATGTCAACAGCAAGTTGCCCACAGACTATTTGTTCAACAGTCATGTGCTGTATAATAGCAGACACTTTGTGATTGTAGTTGAGGGACTTTTGACTGCCATAAGTATTGATTGTGTAGCTGTCATGAGCCATGTGTTAAGTCAAGGGCAAATATCTCAGCTGCAAAAATCTGGCAAACAAATAATCATAATGCCTGATCAAGAACAACAGAATCAAGACTTAATTGATCAAGCATTACAGTTGGATTGGGCTGTGAGTTTCCCACAATGGGAAAAATCATGCAAAGATGCAGCAGATGCAGCTCAGCGTTATGGTGAGTTGTTTACAATAAGAAGCATAATTCAGTCTCGCACTACAAGTGATTTGAAAATAGGCGTATTACGACAGGCCATGGGTAAAAACAATGGATTCTAAAAAACACGAATACAGCGAGGCCAAGCAAAAGCTGTTGATTGATATATTAATGAGCAGTGAGGAAGTTTTTATTCGCTGTCAGAATATTCTCAAACCACAGTATTGGAATCAAAAGTTTCGCAAAGCCATCAAGTATATTTTGGACTATGTTGATGATCATAAAGCATTACCAAAAATACAACAACTCAATGTTGAGACTCAAAGTAACTTTGAGTTGATTCCTGATATCAACACACATCATATTGAAGCCTTTTTGCAGGAAATTGAAGAGTTTTGTAAAAATCGTGCATTGGCTGAAGCTGTGTTATCGGCAGTGGATCTTATTGAAAAGGGCAACTATGGTGAAGTAGAGAAACGAGTTCGCGATGCCATTCTCATTAGTTTGGTAAGTGATGTAGGCACAGATTACTTTGCCGATCCACGCGAACGTCTTAATCGTATCAAAAGCAACAACGGACAAGTAAGCACAGGCTGGAAAACTGTTGATCAGAAACTATATGGTGGTGTAAATCGTGGTGAAATCACTATTTGGGCTGCACCCAGCGGTGTGGGCAAAAGTTTGTTTTTGCAAAATCTCAGTTTGAGTTTTGTTAAACAAAAACTCAACGTGATTTATATCAGTCTCGAGCTCAGTGAAGAACTAACCAGCATGCGAGTGGACAGCATGTTGACTGGCGTAGCAACTACTGATATTTTCCGTAAACTTGATGACGTGGAAATCAAAGTCAAGCAAACCAGTCGTTCATCAGGAACTTTTCACATCAAGCAAATGCCACAAGGCAGCACAACCAACGACATCAAAGCCTATCTCAAGGCATATGAGATTAAAACCGGGCAGCGAGCAGACGCCTTGATTGTGGACTATTTGGATTTGTTGTATCCCAACAACAAAAAGATCAATCCCAGTGACTTGTTTATCAAGGACAAGTTTGTTGCCGAAGAGCTTCGCGGCTTGGCTGTGGAGCGTAAAATACTTTGCATGACAGCCAGTCAGCTAAATCGCGGTTCAATCAACGAGCAGGAACATGATCAAAGCATGATTGCTGGTGGTATCAGCAAAATCCACACAGCAGACAATGTTATCACAATCTATGCCACACAAGCTATGAAAGAACGTGGACAATACCAAATCCAGTTTATTAAAACACGTAGCAGCAGTGGCGTGGGCAGCAAGTTGTTTTTGGGCTATGATCCAGCAACACTGAAAATATTTGATCTTGAAGATCAAGGTCAAGTGCAACAGGCACAGGCAGGAGTGGTTACAGATGTGCTGGCTGATCTTCGTAGAAAAAGCACACAACCTCCGCCCAAATCAGATACTCAACCACCAGTTGCTGCAAGCAAAATGCAGGATCTCAGCAAGCTAACAAGCTTGATACGACGTTAATTTTTTACATCAGTTTCCCATAAATAAAGCAAATGTTTTTGCTTATGGGAAACTATTTTGAAGTCTAAATCTAGCATTCTTGAAGAACTTGACCGGCACATTGGCAGCCGCAACAAACACAGTGTTATAGAAAACCGTGTTATTCATCTAGTTGCCAACATGGCAAATCTTTGTGAACAAATCCGTATAACTTACAGTCAAGATCAAGCAGATGACTTGATTCGCCGTCTTCAGCGTGCGTTGTTGACAAATGATGACAAAAAGTTCACCCGCAAAATTAGCGAATATAAGAATCAAGAGAAGTAAATCCATGACCCAATCACTTGCTGTTTATGAAGACATTCGCAAAAATATAAATTTTATTGATGAAATACAACATCAAGACACAAATGAAGCCCTGGGTGATTTGGTAAAAAAAGCCCAAACTTATTGGTCAAAAAAGAAAACTGGTTGGGCTGGCCGAGAAAAACGGGCTGGACAACGTGCTGGACGACGCGAACTTGAACATTATGTTAATCAAAACTTCAAATGGTTGGGATTACTAATGGGGCGTCAAAACATAGACTGGACTGAATTAAGTTTTGGTAACATGCGTCATTTTTTCAAAGCACCAAGTAATCGTATTGGCTTGGATGATGCAGATGTTGATAAAGTTTTTGCCAAAGTTCAAAAGCAGTTTAACATACCTAATATCAAAAACAACGTCAATATAAATGACGATGCACTTACAAGCCAAGCGATTGTAAAAGGGCTTTTGAAACAAGGTATAGTGCAAGCACAAGCCAAGCAAGGGCTAGGCGACGGTTCACAAAAAGAACCTGCTGCAAGCACCACAGCTAATGCTCCTGCTGCCGCAGCTGGCAGCCCTGCAGCTAGTCCTGCATCTGCATCTTCCAATACTACGTCTGCAACATCTACATCGCCAGCTGTTCCAGCAGCAGCACCTGCTGCACAACAAGACCAAAAACCTTTTGATCCTCAGAAGCCCGATTTAGTAGTGGATATTAAAGGTCAACCAACAAAAGTTTGGAAAGTTCCTGTTACTCCACAAGCACCTTCAGGATGGGTGTATTGGAATCCAGTTGATAAGGTTTGGGTCAAACCCCCAGCTGGCAGTAAAGACGCTGACTGGTTTAATGACTATTATGCTGCTAAACAGGTAAAAGAAGGGGTTTCTCCCCAAGGACCAGCTGGCGCCCACACTGAAGATTTAGTAGCTGCACAGCAAGCTGAGCAGCAAGGCGATAAAGCCCTACAATATGAAAAGCTTGCAGATTACCATGAAAAGTTCAGCAAAATCAATAAGTTAAAACCTGCTGATCGTGTTCATCATATAACACAAGCAGGCATTTATCGCAGTGCTGCTCAAGCTGTTCGATCAGCCCAAGAAACTTTAGCCAAGAGTTCAAAATGAAACTATTTCAAGATTTGAATCGATACGTAACACAAAATGCCACAGTAAGCTTGGCTGGTAATAATCCAGTTAATGTTGCAGAGTGTTCTAATACTATTTTCCAAGGCTTGCTTGCCTTGCATGTTTTACGTCAAGAGCCAGAAAGTCATCATGTAATAAGAGAATACGCAGAAAACACGCTGCAAATAGCCAACAGCACAGGTTTGTATGAGTTTTTGCATGTCATGCATACTGAAGTATTACGTGAGCATGCTAGAGACGAAAAAAGTTATTTTACAAAAAGCGAAATTGACCAACAGATCCGTGTTACTCACGAATTTCTGCATGCATGTAGTGAGGTAACCTATCCGCAGTCCATGCAAAATCAAAGATTATTGCAGTTGGAGAGCAGTTATAAAATCACCAGCACTGCTGATAAAAAACTACGTCGTGATGTTGCCAACTGGCAGAAACTTGATGCTGACACACGCTGGTCAGTGTGCCAGAAACTTTGGGAAAACATTCATCGCACGCAAGGCTTGCGTGACCTACGCAACTGCTTGCGACGTTATGTGCAAGAACAAAAATGGCCTGCTCCTGTTACTGGAGAAAAACCACCTGTCAGTGCTGCCAACCGCATGCAGTTGCTGACTCGCCTACCAGTTGTGAAAGAAAACCTAGAAGCCAGTCAAGGCGTTAAAGATCTTGAACATGCATTGACTAAAACACAAGATCACAGCTATGAAAACATAGACAAAATCATGCGTGGTATTTGCCAAAAGTTGTCGATCAGCCCGCATCAACTGCATAAAGAGTTTGTCTCACAGCATCAGATGACACCCGACGACTGGGTTAGACAATCAAATGTGCGGGGTTTTAGAGAAGAAACTAATATACCCGAAGCTATAAAAGGCTGGAAGCATGCACAAAGTGACTTGGCAAAGTGGAGAGCTGGAAAAAAATCAGCATCGCAACCAGTTAAGCTTGTTTCTGTTAAAAAAGATGGTAATGAAAGCAAAATGCATGACGCTGTGAAAACATTTGATACACAAGACCAAGCTCTAGAATATCACAAACGTTTGATAGGTCTTAATCCTGGTAGAAATATCAAGCACAATCTATATGTTGATGGTCAGTTAGTGCAACTGCTGGATGCCACACACCTAAAAGAAGTTAGACATCAAATAGGTGCCGCTGCTGAAAAGGCTTTAAAAAAAGCTTCCGACAATGGTAATAGTCAAGCACGGGCTATAGAAAAATGGAAACAGTTGGACGCCAGAGAAAAAGAAATACAAGCACGCTCGGATGCAAATACCGGCAAGTATGCTAAAACACTTGACAATATAACCAGGCAAAAAACTCAAGTTGCCAAAAACGGGAACTTAAATGCATTTGGAAAACCAGTTTCAGAATCAGCAAGTGCGGGTGGAACCAGTGCTGGTGCAATAGCCAGCATGGCAAATCCCCAGGGGCAAGTAAATCGCAGGCCCAGTTTGTTTGGATATGTTCCTGAAGACGCGCCTGCACCAAAAAGAAAGAATATATTTCAAGTTGGGGATCAAGTGATATCCAGATGGGGGGACAGAAAAGATCAAAAACCTCACACTATTACCAAAATAGATGGGGATTTCATCCACACAGATGAACAAAGTTTTTTCAATCCCGAAAACTCCCTGTTCCATCATGAGAACTTTGTTCTTTACAAACGCCGACAAGACGTGTGAAACCCGCGTGATTTGGGCAAACCTAATAAATACTCATGCAAAAATATACTTGCACTTACAAGGAGAATAAACAATGACTGATCGCGTAAATGGATCTACATTTGCAGGTGAGTTCCTAACTGGCAACATGGATTTCTTCACCCTGTTGACACTTGTGCCAGTTGGACAAACCAATGTAGTAACACCAGTAGTTGATCTGCCCAGCTATCAAACATATGCTAGCACCGGCGTGTGGACCACAGTGTCTGTTACAGACAGCAGCGGTACCGCAACAAGCTATGCCACATTGAATGCATATCTAGATGCTTTTTACAAGCAAACCAATCTTGACAACTTGATCCGCACATTTTCTGGCCGTGCTAATCCAGTTGCCATTAGTGTTAACAGCATAACTGGTAACATTCCCGGCACAGCAACAGCAATCAATGCAAATACAACAACTTTGTGGGCATTTTACGGGCTTTACAACAACATTGCTACACCCACACAAGTATTTGGTAGCGCATACACAACTGGTAAAACTTTCTACAGTGTTCACGTTGCTACAGAAAAGACATTGCTGTGGACAGCTGGCACTAACAGCAACTTCAGTACTTCAACTGCTGCTGACAACACAAATGCACAAGGTTACAACATCTTGGCAAGCAACAGCAGTTACCAAGGATTGGATGGCCTTACTGCATATGACACTCAAAGCGCTCAAGTGCTTAGCGGAAGTGCTCAAGGTTCCGATGCAACCAACTACTACTACCTCAAGAACACTGTTCAACCCTATGTAACAACATGGAATACAAGCAGTGCAACTCTTACAAACACCATGGCAGCACAAGGCTTTGTGCTTAACACAGTGGGCGTGTAATACTTTTCCACTAGGAGAAAAGGGCGCTTTTGCGCCCTTTTTTCTTGATGTCAAGTTCACTAACTAAATACTTGACGTTCAAGGAAAAACATTATGACACAATCAGAAAACATCGTAAATGAAGGGGTAATGGGCAACTTAACCACATTAGACCCCTTGGGTAGAATGTTGCAGCTGGCTGGAGTTGATACACCTGCAGAAACTTTACAAGAAGATGCTGCTAGTAATACAATTTCGCAGTTGGTGAAAAGTGCCATTAACCTTCCGCAATACAAAGGAAATGCCGAAGCAGCTAGATTATATGTTATTGGAACGTTATTGAGTGCCATTTATCAAAATGCTCAAGCACAGCCATTTCAAACTGTGCAAGCACAAGCAAAAACCAAAGCTCTTACGGCATTGGGTGCAATAGGTGCAGACTTTATAAAAAGTTCACAAACAGCCGTTAAACCCACCGCTGCGCAGCCTGCACCTGTTGGTGCAACACCAAGATGAAGTTTATCGAAATAGCTCAAGGCGTGCTGCAACCCATTAGCAATGAAGAATCTGTTGTACTTGAACGGGTTCGTGGAAGTGAAAATGGTGTTTGCTTGCGTCGAGCATTAAATGAACGTGAACAGGAAATAGCCCGACAACTTTGTCAGCGTGGCCTCTTGACAAGACTGCAAAGTCAGGGCCATATTTACTATGGTTATCAGGAGCATAAATCATGACCGTTGGCGAACAAGAACGCAACTACATGCAAAATCTGCTGGATATTATGGATGGCAAATCCCCTGCAGGTGCAGCATCCTCTCCTAAAAATCCCAGTAAACCACTGAATGAAAGTGTGCAACTGGCAGGTCCTGGCCAAATAACGTCAGCTGACGTGCAAGCCATGCATAATGTGCTTTCTAGACTGGAACATATTACTGATGATTTGGTTCAAGATCCTGAGCCCAACCAAGAATTCCGCCAAGCTTTACAAGAGCAACGTAATACACGTGGAATAAGTGTGGGAAGTTGGCAGATTGCTGTTCATGAAGATGCTGCTCGCCTAGCTGGAAAACAATACTACAGTATCCATCACACACAAACTCAACAAGTAATAGCAAATGACATCAGTCTTTATGAAACTGCGTTGGGCGTTGCACGACTGTTAAACAAAGGCGAAATGGTCAACAGTTGGAAAGTTCGCGAGCTGTTTGAGCAAGATGATACCTATACCAGTCATAAAATTGATGCACACAGGTTCCGCATCCGCAGTCGCAAAACACGTGATCAACATCAACGTCAACTCTACGAAACCCGCATGCAAGCCAGCAGCGATCGCGCACAACAGATACGTGATCAACTAAAAAAACACTTGCCAATCTAGTAGAATTTTAAAAATATATTTCTCTGCTGCCGGTGTATAAATACAAATCAGTTAGCATACCCAGGCAGCAGGGAAATATTCATGGTTATTGATTACTTGGACCCCACTCCAACTTATAGACTACAACAACTACGTCATACTTTAAAAAGTATTCATGGTATTGAGTTACCAAACAATCTCAGTGAGAGCAAAATACATGCTATGATCTCGGAAACACAGCAGGCCCGGGATACTGTGATTGAAAACAGCAGCTTCAACAGCTATCTCAGCAATCCCGAATACATTAAAAACATGCTGATTTTGGAAGCGTTGTCTATTACTCTTCGTGAAGTAAGTCCTGGACGCAAGAAGAAAACCACTGTAAAAGAATCCCTAGATGCTCCTGTCAGCAAGGAACAGCAACGTTTGGCATTTGCCCGCAAACTTGAGCAGTTTGCCATGTATGTTGTTCCTCCCAGTAAAACTGGCAAGCTCAGCAATGAAGAAAAGCAACAGCAAGAACAACGCGATTTGTTCATTGTTGCGCTGCAAACTATAGCAGATAAACTACAGCATGTGGGCACAGCTTTTGCCAAAGAGCAAGCAACCCAACTGACAACACTTGAGCGTGATATTGTCAAGCTCATGCGGCATGCGGAGCAAGCAGGCATGTTAGATGACGTAACTGACAAAGTCAAAACACGTATAGTCAACAAAGGGGTTGAGCTTTATGGCCCAGCTTTGCTAGCACAGCGTGAAGAGCTACGCGGTGATCCCGAAATACGTCGCGGCGACTGGGAAGTGGAAAAAGAAATTGAAAAAGAGAAAGAGCAGCCCATGGACAAAAAGGCTAAAAAGTCAGTAAAAGAAACCGATATGATTCACAGTCGTCGTGAAGTTACACCGGAAGGCAATGAGTTTGTAAAAGCACGCCTTGACGCTATCAAATCAGGTAAAAAACACTTCACAGTTGCTGGCAAGACTTTCCAAGTAACTGGCGACACACGTGATGAACTTGCAAAAGTTGATGAAAATGTGCTGGGAGAAATGCATGACAGTTTGGAGTTTGACGTAGACGTTGAACGTGACCCACATACTGATGTCAAGCATTATGAATATCAAGCTAGCATGACCCGCAGCGAACTTTATCGCAATGCCAAGTATGCCATGAGCATGATGAATCAAATACAAGTTAACGAAGAAATTGAGCCTTGGATAGCTGGTGCATTGACCAAGTCAGCCAACTACCTTGACAAAATTTATCACTACCTTGACTATTACAAGACTTTTGAGCCTGAACAACTTCCTGAAGACCTTGATGGTGACATGGAACTTGGCGAAACATCAGGAAGTATTACTCGCCAAAATCTCATGATGATTGTGGAATACAGCACCAAGTTGTTTGAAATGATCAAGCCAGGAGATCATCTCGAAGGCTGGGTGGCCATGAAGCTTACCACAGCAAGCGAATGCATTAGCAGCGCCAAGCATTATTTAGACTACAAGCAATTTGAAATGCACGCCCTAGATGATCACTTCAGTGATGCCCGCGCTGGCAAAAGCCGCCACCTTGCCGAGCAACGCCTGCGCCGTGCAAAGGTCATGGAACAGCAAGACCTAGCTCAAGCAGAAACACTGTTGGCAGCTAAAGATTTAAGCAATCAACTTCAACAAACTGCTGAAAAGATTGCCAAGATGAGCGTGGAAGATCTCATGCCCTTGGTAGACGTCATGCGCGAACAGTTTGGCCCTGAAGCTGCACAAGGTTTCAATGACACTGTAAAAGCCAGTTTGGAATCACTATTAAGCACTACAACTGAAACAAAAGAACAAGTTGACACTAGCATTGAAACACTACAACAAGGTGGAATACCCGGTCAACAAGCAGAAGCACCAGCCCCTGATGTTGAATTAGCTGGCGAAGAAACTCCTGATGGCGATGAACTAGGTGAACCTCCTGCAGAAGCACCGGGGGCTGAAGAACCACTAGGCCGCAGCAAAAAGAATGACTTGGCAGAAGCATGGGACGATGACTGGGGCAGTGACGAAGATCCTGAAGATGACGGCATGGGTATGAAAGAAGACCTAAGTCCCGACGAACGTAAAGAACAGGAAAGAATGGAACGTGAGTTTTTGGCACGTGGTGGGAACGTTACGCAGGGTTCTGCAAAACGTGCACGCGGAGCGGAAAAATCACAAAGGACCAGAGGTGGGCACATTCCACGGACAGGGACTGCACAAGCTGCTGCACCTACACTTGCATACGGTAAACTAAAAGAAAATAGTTTAATGGGAGCAAATCCTTATGAAATAATGGACTATGATCGTTTAAAGCAAAAAGCTGCTAGTGATTCCAAGGCACGTCAAGAACTTGCACGTCGTGGACCGCAACCTACTCCTAGCCTGGATATGAAGCCCAGCGCAACTGGTGTAAGCAATCCCTACGACATTGCAAGCGATCAGCGTTTGCAACAACTAGCTGCTAAAGGCGACGCAAACGCAAATAAGGAACTGCAACGTCGTAAAACATCAGGATTACCAGAAGCTCAGTTGCAAGAAGTTGCGCCTCCTGGTGAAAAAGCCGAACGTTTTATACGCCAAAACAAAGAAAAGTTCCGCAAACAATACGGTGATCGTGCTGAAGAAGTCTTGTATGCAACAGCTTGGAAAATGTTTGGCAAAAAAGAAGAAAGCTATACACGCAACCAAGTTCGTTTGGAAACACTCAAAAAGCACATTGGTAGCTTGCAAAAAACTCTTCAAGAACATCGCCAAACATGGAAACAACAGCTTAGCGAAGGCATTGTAGTTGATCCCCTGAATGTAGGTTACGGTTTAGAAGGTGAAGTTGTTGCAGGTAAAATTGCCCAAGCTCAACAACATCAACGTAAAGTTGAAACTTGGCTGGCAGCTTATCGCAATCAAGGCATTCACAAGCTACAAGAACAAGTTGCCACTGTGCTGCAAATCCGCAAACTGGTGCAAGCTAAAAAACAAGCACCATGGGGATTGGCTTATCAAGACCAGCAAGGTCAACAACAGCAGAAGTTTTTTGAAAGCCGTGCCAATGCCAAATTTTGGCGTGATTTAAATGCAAAAGATATCAAAGTTTTGCAAATGTTTGGTCCCAGAGACTTTGATAAAAAGATCACCAAGTTACAGGGCACCCTGTAACGTGCGTATTAGTGAAATTTTGTGCGAGGACATTGAAACTGAAGTCGCACAAAGTTTGAAACAGATGTTCATACCTTACCTTGCTAATAAAACCAGCAAGGTAAGCATGGACTTGGTTCTCAAACACATGAAAGAACTGCACGGGCAAGATTACGACGTTAGCCCGGAATGGGTCATGAACGCTCTAACAGGTGCTGATTTTGTCAAGAGAGTGACACCTGATCATGTGTATCTGGATGTTGGCACCCCGGAATCTATTACCAGTGCTGATGAATCAGAAAAAGCGCGAGATCATGTAGCTAAAATGGCTAAAAAATCACGCAAGATTTAACGTGTGACTTTTCATAAAGCATGTAGTAAGCTAGCTTATGCAACTTAATCCTGTCTATTCCTACAGCAAACTTGAACGTGGCACAAATGACCAAGGTCAACGTCGTTATCTAACTCCCGACGGCAATAAACTTGCCAGTGTGACAACTATTTTAGAGGCTACCAAGCCTCTAGAAGCTAGACAAGCACTTGCTGCTTGGAAACGACGCATGGGTGCTCAGAAAGCACAAGCTATTACCACCGAGGCTGCTACTCGCGGCACTATCATGCACAACTATCTGGAAAAAACACTGCTGGGATTAAATCCACAATCCGGCACAAACATCTACCACAAGCAGGGCTGGGACATGGCACAGACCCTGATAGAAAACTATCTTCGCCCCAACCTAAACGAAGTTTGGGGGTTGGAAGCCAACTTATATTATCCCGAGCTTTACGCAGGAACAACCGACTGCTGCGGAAATTGGGCTGGCCAGCCCAGCATTGTGGACTTCAAACAAAGCAACCGTCCCAAAACCAACGAGCGGGTGTTTGATTACAAGCTACAGCTGGTAGCATATGCACATTGTCACAATGCTATGTTTGGCACGGATATTCGTCAAGGTGTGATTGTCATGTGCACGCCACAACTAGAGCACCAGTGTTGGGTGCTAAAAGATCAAGAGTTTGACGATATCAGCCAGCTGTGGTGGCAGCGTGTGGCTGAATTTTACAAGATCTAGCTCAAGCCGCAGCCAGCTTTTGGGCTTGTGCTACATGCTTGCACGCCCGGTTGAACTGTCCTGCCACGCAATTGCAACGCCAGTTTCCACGAACCTTGCTGACAGTGTAGGTTGCACCGCGGCTGCCTGCAATCTGCCATTCCTGTGGCTTGGCGGTAACCTCAGCAGATAGGGCTACCTTTTCAGTACGACCGTTCTGCGTGATGCTGACCACATCGCTCCAACGGATCACACGCATGGGAACCCATCGCGAGCCAGTCATACAAAAGCTGTGCTCAGGGACCCAGTCCGGGCTTGACATGATCTTGCCCTCTAGTTCGTCAGTAGCAGGCCTCCAAACTAGCATGCCCTGCATGCGATTTTTGACCAAAACGGTGACAACGTCACCAACGCTGACCTGGGGTTTCTTGCTCATGTGCCCATGATAGCACAGTCAGCCGGTATGTCAACCAAAAAAATGCATGTGTTTGGGATAACCCACGCAGCATGTGTATGATATTAACAAACGTGTGGTAAATGTAAGCGCATTACAGCCCTACCTTTAATAAATATCCAACATGGAGATCCCACTAGCATGACTATTGTAGTTACCAGCCAAATTCAGCACCGTAGAGGTTTGCGTAGCGATTTACCCGTTCAACTTAGCGAAGGCGAGTTGGGTTGGTGCTTGGACACCCGCCAGTTGTTTATAGGCAACAGTGATGGATTTGGAGACAACACTGAAATCATCACGCAGTTTAGTCAAGATGTTTTAAGCAATGTCAATGTTTTAGCTACCAATACAACATTTGCTAGAGTTCTTGCCGACAGATTTGCTGACGTTTTCAATGTAAAAGATTTTGGTGCAACTGGTGTTTTTGCACAAGATGCAACTGGTGCTGTGCAAGCAGCGGTTAACGCAGCTTTGGCGGCAGATCGAGCCACAGTGTATTTTCCATCAGGTCAGTATAAGGTAGGAGCCATCACTATTGGTCCCAATATCACTATAGTGGGTGATGGAACTGGTGTAAGTGAAGTTTATGCTAGAGACTCTGGTCAAGATATATTCACATACACAGAAACTACAGTTACAAACACAAATATAAACATCAGCCAACTATCGTTTATCAGTCAGAATCCCGGAGCAGGCACAGCAGTATATATTTCAGGCACAGATGCTGCCATCCGCGTTGTTTATATTAGAATAACTGATTGCGAATTTGGTTTATTAAACAAAGCTGTGCATTTGCGTTTTTCTGCAAATATTTGGTTGAACAATCTTCAAGCGCAAAGTTGCACTACTCCCTATTACATAGACACCTGCGGTGACGTGAACTTCAACAGTTGTCATGCACAAAACGGCACAGGATATGGATACACTCTTATTCAAAGCGAGTCTCCACGGGGACCTTCTAGTGAAGGACAACGGTTGATCAACTGTGAATCTAATGGTCAAAAAGGCATTTATGCCAACGAAATTCACTGGGCAAATGTAATTGGCGGCAGCTTTACCAGTGGATTCCCCTCGGGCACAACACCTACGCCCACAAGTGATCCCATGGTTGATTTGGTGAACTGTGCAAACTGGAGATTCCAAGGCACTGACATTTCCTTTGCAGGAACAGGTGGATACTGGGGACCGGGCTTGCACACTGACAGCGATTGCGAAAGAATACAACTTACTGGTTGCTTTGTTGCGCTAAACACCTATGCTGCCAATATAGATGGTCGTTGGAATACGGTTACTGGTTGTGTATTCAGTCCCAATGGAACAAGTGACATTGATGTAAAAGGCAAATATACCACAATAACTGGCAACACTTGTGCAAGTGCAATAACACCCAATATTACCGAAAGCGGCACTGCCGACTACAATAACTTTGTGGGTAACATATGTAACGATGGATTGATTACTACAGGGGCTAATACTATAGTTGGTACTAATATTACATCTCACCCTAATACTTAATCCAACCGCAGTTGCCAAGAGAAATAAACATGTCAGTTGTTAACGGCACTTCCTGGAGTCAAGTAGACTTTGTGCAAGGAAGTGAGCACAGATTGTCATCTTGGAAAAAATTACGTCGAGAGTTGACACCAGATCTTTCAGATCAAGATTGGCTGGAAAAGATTGTTGATTTTTGGAGTTTGGCTCCACTAAAACCTCGTGTTTTAGATTACAGTCAACTTGGCACTTGGCCCAATCCCTGGCAGCTTTTAGATCAAGGTGATTTTGATGAGAACAGCGTGAGTTTGGGTATGTTTTATACCTGTGCATTGTCCCAAGACTCACGTTGGCAACCTCATGATTTGGAACTTTTATTGCTGCGTGACACACAGCAGCATCAAGAACAACTGGCAGTTTGCATTGCAAACACATGGTTGATAGGATGGGAATACCGCAAGATTAAATCTTGGCAACTACCACGAAACAATGTTATTTTACAGAATCGTTGGCGCTGTGACTTAGAAAAATACCTACCTGTGCCAGTTTAAACATCGGAATTTACATGCCTTGCGTAAGCAAGGCACCACTGTCTATAATCTACTGTGAAAGGCATCACTTATATGACGTCAATGAAACAAATAAATGTTATTAAAAGAAGCGGCAAGAGAGAACCACTATTAATTGAAAAATGGCAAGCGCAGATTGGCAAAATCTGTCGTGGGATAAGTGATGTGAGCCAAAGCATGATTGAAATTCGTGCTCAACCACAGTTTTACGATGGGATTACCACCAAGGAAATTGACGAGGTCACATTACGTGCAATAGTCAACTTGATTGACGTAGAGCAAGATCCTGATTTAGCACATGTGAACTATCAGTATGTTGCTGGCAAGCATCGAGTCAGCATGCTGAGAAAAGACGTGTATGGTGGGTATGAACCACCGCATCTTGTGGACATTGTCAAGAAAAATGTAGCTTTAGGGCTATATACACCAGAACTTCTTGAATGGTATAGTCAAGACGACTGGGACAAAATGAATGACATGCTTGATCACAGCAAGGATGAAAGCTACAGTTATGCTGCCATCGAACAACTTATCGACAAATATCTAGTTCGCAATCGCGCAACTCGGCAAGTTTACGAAACACCACAAGTGCGCTATATTATTGCAGCCGCCACGGTGTTTCATCGTGAAGGTCCGGAAAATGCACGCTTGCGATATATTCGCGAATATTACAATTGCGCAAGCGATGGCCTATTCACACTAGCAACACCTGTGCTGGCAGGCTTGGGCACACCTACCAAACAGTTCAGCAGTTGTGTGCTGATTCGCAGCGACGACAATCTCGACAGCATTTTCGCCAGTGGCGAAATGATGGCCAAATACGCCAGCAAGCGTGCAGGCATTGGTCTAGAAATGGGACGCATGCGACCTCTGGGCAGCGAGATTCGCGGTGGCGAAATCATGCACACTGGTGTTGTGCCGTTTTTGAAGAAATGGTTTGGTGACTTGCGTTCATGCAGTCAAGGCGGAATACGCAACGCCAGCGCAACTATCTTTTATCCCATCTGGCACTATCAGTTTGATGACTTGATTGTGTTGAAAAACAATCAAGGCACTGAAGAAACTCGTGTGCGTCACATGGACTACGGTGTGGTATTGAGTGCTTTCTTTTGGCGTAGATTCCGCGACAAACAAAACATCACATTTTTTGATCCCAACCAAGTGCCTGATCTATATGAAGCATTTTATCGTGACAGCGATGAGTTTGAAAAGCTTTATGTGGAATATGAGTCACGCAGTGATCTGCGCAAAAAAGTAATGAGTGCTGATGAAGTATTCCGTGGCGGTATTCTCAAAGAACGCACTGATACTGGCAGGATTTATCTTGCATATATTGATAATGTGCAAAAGCAAGGCAGTTTTGATACTCGTGTAGATCCTATATATCAAAGCAACTTGTGCATGGAGATTTTCCTACCCACAAAAAGCTTTCAGCGTCTCGACGATGCCAACGGGCGCATTGCTCTTTGCACCTTGGGCAGCATGAACTGGGGCAGTTTCCGTAATCCCGAAGACATGCGCCGTGCATGCAGAATCCTGCATCGCAGCCTGTGTAACATCTTGGATTATCAAGACTATCTCAGTGTGCAAAGTGAACTAAGCAATAAAGAAATACAGCCCTTGGGCATTGGTGTTACTAACCTTGCCTACTGGCATGCCAAGAGAAACTTCCGCTATGGTACAACAGAAGCTTTGGCAGAAGTCAAAAGCTGGATGGAACATCAAGCTTATTATTTGACAGAAGCCAGTGTGGAACTTGCACGCGAGCGCGGCAGTTGCGAAAACAGTTCTAGAACATATTACGGTAAAGGTGTGTTTCCCTGGGAACGTAGAAATCCCGGTGTAAATGAACTAACAGATTTTCAACCTGAACTAGATTGGGAACCCCTGCGTCAGCAAATGCTGGAACATGGCGTGCGCAATGCCACATTAATGGCTATTGCACCTGTGGAAAGCAGCAGTGTGGCCATTAACAGCACAAACGGCATTGAAATGCCCATGAGCTTGATCACCACAAAGGAAAGTCGTGCCAGCAGTCTCACACAAGTTGTTCCGGAATATCAACGTTTGAAAAATCGTTATCAACTCATGTGGGAACAAAAAGATTGCGTGGATTACCTGAAAACATCTGCTGTGCTTGCTGCGTATGTTGATCAATCCATTAGCACAAATACCTTTTACAACCCTGCACATTATCCACAGAGAAAAATACCTGCCACACTTGTTGCACGCAACTTGATGCTAGCACACAAATGGGGGCTGAAGTCCTTGTATTACAGTTTGGTAAACAAACAAGGCAGTAAAACCGCTCAAGAACCTGAGCAACAACCGCTTGCAACTGACATTGAAGATATTGATGATTCGGATTGTGACGCATGCAAGCTTTGAGGAAAAACACATGAGCAAACAGCAATACAACCTTTCCACTACAACTGATTATTTGTCTAGGAAAATGTTTCTGGATCCTCAGGGTCCAGTAACTATTCAACGTTTTGAAGAGGTGAAATACAAGCGCATAGCAGACTTTGAACTCACAGCTCGTGGATTCTTTTGGGTTCCTGAAGAAATTGATCTTACAAAAGACGCAGCAGATTTCAAAAATGCCAGTGACGCAGTCAAGCATATTTTCACCAGCAACTTGCTAAGGCAAACTGCACTAGACAGCTTGCAGGGGCGAGCACCTACTCAGGTGTTTACGCCAGTGTGCAGTATCCCCGAGCTGGAAGCTATCATGTATAACTGGGGCTTTTTTGAAACCAATCTACACAGCAAAAGCTACAGTCACATCATTAGAAACATCTACAATGTGCCCAAGGATGTGTTTAATACCATTCATGACACGCAGGAAATCGTGGACATGGCCAGCAGTGTGGGCGGATATTATGATGATCTACATTTACTCAACTGCAAAAAAGAGCTGGGGCTGCCAGTTAGCGAAGCAGAACATATTCGCGCCATTTGGATGGCACTGCATGCAAGCTATGCGCTGGAAGCACTGAGGTTTATGGTAAGTTTTGCCACAAGTCTTGCCATGGTGGAAAACAAAATCTTCATGGGCAATGGCAACATCATTAGTTTGATTCTACAAGATGAACTGCTGCACAAGGGTTGGACAGCTTGGATAATCAATCAGCTTGTGAAAGAAGATGCAAGATTTGCACAGGCACGAGAAGAATGCCAAGGAGAAGTTTATAAACTTTACTTGGATGTCATACAAGAGGAAAAAGACTGGGCTGACTATCTGTTTAAGAAAGGTCCAGTTATTGGGTTGAACGCTGCTATTCTCAAAGATTTTGTGGACTTCACAGCCAATCAATCTCTAAAAGACATTGGTATTCGCTACGCAACTCCCAGCCCTAAAACCACTCCTATTCCTTGGTTCAACAAGCATGTGGAGACTGATAAAAAGCAAACAGCTTTGCAAGAATCCGAAAGCACAAACTACATTGTGGGCGTAATGGGCGATCAAATCAACTATCAGGAACTACCTGCCATTTAATAAGGTCAGTAAGTCCCATGTAACTGTCTTTACAACGCCAGTCCAGTCCTGTGGCTGCGACTGGCGGTAAAGCGTCATGTCGCAATACCACGGGGAGGTTTTAGCCTCGTGATGCCCCCAACGCCAACAACTGTTGTAAGGCAATAACGCCCAAGACTTTTTGGCCAAAGCACCAGACAAGTGTAACACACTGGTATCCACTGAGATTACTAAATCGCAATAGTGTATTATTGCTGCTGTGTCACTGAAATCTTTTATAGGTTCAGGTAATATAGATACGTTGTGATATTTCCCGATAATGTCTTGCTCCTGACTGGTAGTATCGGTGTGTAACACATGGAAATCACAAGGCAACTGAAACAGTGGTTCCAGTGACTGCAAGTTAATATTTCTATTGCGGGCATTTTTGTGATCAGGATTACCACGCCAAGCAATCCCCACTTGTAAACGTGGAGTTTTTGCACGGGCAGGCCGCCACATGAGAAGGTTGTCCGCATCTAATTGAAAATAGCTGTTGTGTTGCGCTTGGAAGTCCCATTGGCTGCTCATGCAATGGGGAATACTCATCATGGCAACTTGATAATCCACATCACCAGGTCCCGGAAGCTGTTCTTGTATATGATCACACCCCGGAAGTCCTTGAAATAATCTATGCAAGGGCTGAGGAATTATTACATGAGTTTGCGCACCTTGCTTTTTCAGCCATTGGATATATCTAGCAAACTGAATACTGTCGCCGTAACCTTGTTCATGTATTACAGCAATCTTTTTGTTGCTTAATATTTGTTGCCCGTTATACACAGGAATATCTTGTGATAAAACTTGTGGGATCTCCCGATGTTCCCAATAACACCATGCTTGTTGCCAACTGTGGGTTTTAAACAAAGCTATGCTATGATTAAAAGCCACATCGCGATTATCAGGTGCCCAAGTTGCTGCTTGTTGAAAGTCTTGTAACGCAGCAACATAGTTCATGATGTCAAGAAAATACGTGCCACGATTGTTTCTAGCTGCTATGTTGCGAGGATCAATTTCCAAGCTGCGATTGGCATCTTGTATAGCCTCTGTGGTTTTTCCTTGTGCGTGGAAAATCACACTGCGATTGTTCCAAGTTTCACTAGCACAAGGATTGTGTTGCAACGCTTGTGAATAACATTGCAAGCTCATGTCTAGGTTTTTTACTGCTTGCCATGCCACAGCCATGTTGTGCCAGCCCTGAGTGTGATCCAGAAGATTTGCCTGCAGAGCATCGTGCAGAGCTTGAGAAACGTTGTTTTGTTTATAACAAACACTGCTGCGATTATTCCACCAAAGAGCCTGCTGGGGTTCGCGTATTATAAGCTGATCGTAAACTTGTTGTGCAAGGTCATAGTGTTGTTGTTGCTCACAGGCATTGGCAACTAAATCCCAACCAAATGTAGTGTCAAGATTTTTGATATTCTGCCAGACATCCTGCCATGTGTTGAGATCTTCAAGATGAATCAAGTTAATAAGTTTGCAGATTTGTATTCGGGTGTCTTGCTGATAAAACTGTTCAGCTTGCTTGCATGCTTGCAAACTGTTGGGCCATTGTTGTGTGTCTTGATAGACCAAGGCTAGGTTATACCAAGGTTCCCACGCTTGCGGTAATAGTTGCACTGCATGCATCAGCCATTTTTGTGCTGTGGTAGTTTGTTTTAAGTTACGTAAACAAACACCGCCAATATGCCATGCGTCTGCATGCTGTGCGTTTTTGTCTACTAGATCTTGACAGATCTCCCAGGCTGATTGCCAGTTGTTATTCTTGTATAAATCCCATGCAGTTTCTATGTCCATGCCGACATTATATGAATTTTATCGGCGAACCCATAATCCTGATAGATTGACATTGTAGTATTGAATTCTATCACTGTCGGCACTAGTGGCTACGAGTTCATAGGAATTAACTCCCAGTTGAGGGGGGTAATCTGTCAAAGTAAAAGACGTAGGTAGCAAAGTGGAACTAGTTGTAGTCAATACACTTAGATTGGTCACTGTGTTGTCAGGATTTCTACGTCGTAATGTAAGGGTAACTGTCATTTTTAATCCTTGAAATTAGCTATCAGTTGCCGCCAGAACCTTCACCGCCATAATATTCCTGCGGCGGTATGAAAGGAGGCTCGGGTGTGGGTGGCGGTGGGCTAGGTGGCGGTGGCGGCGTAGGTGTAGGTGTAACCAGATTGGCCAAATAACTGTTGAAAAGTCCGCTGCTGAGAATGAGAACACCCTCCCCACTTGCTTGCACATTAACATTGAAGCTGGCTATTTGATATACTGTAGGGTCTGGGTTAAGCGCCACATTTCCGCTACCTGCCCACGCGCCATATGCCACTGTGGTAGTTCCCAAGGGCATGTTTGCAGGATAAACAACAGCATTACCCAGTCCATTTGCTCCCAGAATGATATTGCCAGTTGTGTCGTAAATGTTCAATCCATAGTTACCAGGATCTGTGCCTGGTGCATTATTACTCAAGTACCCCAGACGTATACGCTCGCGGTTCTGGCCATCTCTTACTGTTAGTCTTTGATTGGTTCCTTCAATAGCAAAATAGTTGGCACTGGGCGTGGTATTCGCACTTATGTAAATATTGGCGGTGCTTATGCTGCCACTTTCAATACTACCAGCACTTATTTTTCCCAAGAACGTTAAAGTTGGTGGATTGGCTAGTGTATCAATACTAAATGCAGCTACGTTGCCATTTGCACCTGCCTTGCTGACAAAAAAGTTGTCGGCATTAATCACAATGTTGGCAATGTTGCCGTTGTTTACACTGGTAATGCCGCTTATGTAGCCATTGCTGTCAAGTTTCACGCTCCAGGTATTATTAAGCCCGTTGACACTCGTGCTCAAGGTCGTAACGCTGCCACTTACACTGCCCAAAGTGGTGCTTACTGTGGTTATACTTTGAGCCAGCACACTGCTGTTGCTGGCAATAGCTTGATTAAGTGTGCTAACTGCTGCATCAGTATATCCCAACACATATGCATTGACACTGTTGATTTGTTGTGCCAATATGCTGCTGTTGCTGATAATAGCTTGATTAAGCGCACTTACTGCCGCGGCCCCTACCCCTAACACATATGCATTGACACTGTTGATTTGTTGTGCCAATATGCTGCTGTTGCTGATAATAGCTTGGTTCAAGGTATTAACACTGGCAGTTAAAGAGTTACCCAAGCTGACATTTACCACACTAATTTGTTGGGCCAGTGCTGCACTGTTGCTGACAAGGTTTTGATTAAGCTGTATAACACTGGCTGTCAAGCTGTTGATAACTGTGGTATTAGTGGCATTGACTTTGTTGTTCAAGCTCACGCTTATGGAAGTCAAATCAGCACGCACATTGGATAAAAAGTTGCTTACTGTTGTTTTGCGTGATAGTCCACCTGAGTTAATGATCAGTAAATCAGGATCAGTTACAATACTTAAACTGGGAAGATTGGGAATTGCGATATTGGCCATGTGATCTCTGCTGCCTGATTGAATGTTGCAGTGTATTTATTTACATACGATATTGATATCTCTTGTCACAGACTGTATGCTGGTGATTATGGAATATCAAGCAGAAATCTACACCAAAAAAACATGCAAACACTGCAACTTGGCCAAGAAACTTTTGGCCCAACACAATATCAGCTATCAAGAATACATTATTGGCGGTGATCCTAACCTGCTTGCTGAAAATCAGCAAGTGACAACTCGTGAAAGTCTTCTAGAACGTTACCCTGATGCCCGGACTGTTCCACAAATTTGGTTGGACGGGCAACATATTGGCGGTGCCGAAGAACTAGAACAGTATTTTACTGGCATGGACCGTCAGGAAAATCACCAGTAAATATCTAAAAGGAGACATATATGCCGTTAAATCCGCCTAGCTACAAGGGACAAGATGTTTACTACAGTCCTGATACTTGGGTAAATCAAGTGCCTGTTGCTTTGTGGCAAATTCCACAAAGCAACAATGTGGGAACTGATCAACTCACTCAAGCTTTATTTCAAGGCTGCCATATTGATGGCGCTGGAACACCTGAAAGCCTTGTTGCAGCTCAACAATATCAAAAAGAACTTGTGAGTAAAGGACTTATCAGCCAACAAGAAGTTGATCAAGCTGCAAATGTTCAACAAGGTCTCGGTGCAAGTGATACCAAGCCACCTCCCAATACGCCAACATTTGGTAATGACACAGGTGGGGTAGAAAACTCAACTAGTTTCCCTGGAACCTTACAGTTAAGTCGTAGGTTTACTTTGGGACAACTTACACTTAAACCATTTGTGGATTTTCAACATCAAACACGAGATTTTGGTGGACTAACACAAGGGCAAATAGTTGCTAACTTGAAACTTTTAGCCATAAATGTCCTAGACATTGTTATTGATAAATTTCCCGACATGCGGGTTACAAATACATTTAGGGCCAACGATCCTCCACGATACTATGCAACTAATCAACATGCAAAAGGACAGGCTGCGGACTTGGTGTTTAGTAAAACAGATAAGCGACAGTATTTTACTATAGCTCAGTGGATTAAGGACAACACACCTTTTGATCAACTTATTTTAGAATGGCGTACTGGGGGCGGCCGTGCCAGCCCCAGCCATTGGATTCATGTAAGTTATGCAGGAACTAGTAATCGTCCAAGAACCAATCGTGAATGTGTTATGACCATGGTAAATGATGTGAGATGTCAGCCCAACAACGGATTTGGTTTGGTAGATTTAAGTGCAAACTTTGTATAAAGGAAAACAAAATGTTAATAACTGCACCAACTGATATTGGTTCAATAGTATCTATTAAACTACAAAGTGGAGTTGAGCTTATCGGCAAACTGCATGCGCAAGATGCTACTACAGTTACGCTGGCCAAGCCTCTTATAGTTGATTTGACCATGGATCCACAAACACAAAAAGTAGCTATTGGCATGGCACCGGGGTTTGTTTTAGGGGCTGATTGGGATCAAAACGTCAGTTTAAATCGAGACCACATCACCACGTTAGTAAAATCAGCTCAAGCCATGCAAGACAATTATACCCAAAGCACCAGCACTATTGCTTTGCCACGTAGGTCGGGTATTATTCAGTGACTTTAACTTTCCCGGGCATACGCACATTTTTGCGCAGTTGGACCAGTCAGCAACCACAAACAGCTTTCGTGGTTGTGGGCTTGCCCAGTGATTGTGCAACAAGCCATAGACCCGGTGCACGCATGGCTCCTGCTGCTATAAGGCATAGCAGTTTACATTTAGTTGATGGGGTTTGTGATGATTGGCCTGTTGATGTTACCCAGAACCTAACTGATCTTGGCGACGCCAATCTCAGCACGGGCAATCTTGCAGTAACATTGACTGAAATACAGCAGTTGATTTTACAACTGCATGCAGCTGAACATCACGTAGTTGCCATGGGCGGTGACCACAGTGTGACTTTGGGTATTTTACGCGGCATGCATCATCGCTATCCGCGTCTAGCGTGTGTGCATTTGGATGCACATTGTGATACTTGGCAACGTCATGGCAGTCAGCCTCAGGGACATGGTACTTGGTTGCGTAATGCCATTGAAGAAGGACTAATAGATCCTGAAAAAACAGTGAGTATTGGTGTAAGAAGTCCTGCAGACAATCCCACAAGATTTTGGTTGAACACTCAAGGTGGCTTGACCATTTCAGCTAGATCAGCCATGAGGGCGCAGCCTTACGAATTATTTGCTAGTATTCTAGAGCGTATTGGCGACACGCCCTGTTATTTTACCCTGGACATTGATGTCCTAGACCCTGCTTATGCTCCAGGGACAGGAACTCCCGAGATAGGCGGATTGACTAGCATGTGGGTTGATGAGTTTATCGACTGCATGCATGTTTTAAATTTAGTAGGCATGGATTGTGTGGAAGTTGCTCCGGCATATGATCACAGTGAGATTACCAGTTTGGCAGCGGCAACTTTCATGTGGAGATATCTCAGCATGCAAATACACAAAGCTGGACAATCTAGTTGACAATATTAGCTGTCTTGTATATACAATAGGTAGGGGTCCAGCCCAGTAACCAAAATGGACCCACAAACACACACAGGAGACTAACATGGAACACAACGGTTACAAAATACGTTATGACTTGATTAACATGGCAAAAGACATGCTAATGGAGGAATGGAACTGCAAGCGTCAAGCTGCTGAACAAACCTATTATCAGCTTTGTGAGATTGAACGTCGACGAGAATCCAGCATGGAAGTTCCTTATCCCACTGCTAATCCACTTCCATCAGGTCATCAGATTATTGCACTAGCTCAACAGTTAAATGACTTTGTAAGTCGCAAGCATTAAAAGGAAAACATGGAACCTAATTCATTCGCAACAGCCAACCCTGATGCCACACAAGAACAAATAGATCAGGGATTAAAGACTTATCTTGTAAGCATTTATAACAAAATGACCATGGCTCTTGCAGTAACAGGGGCTGTGGCGTATTGGGCCAGCTGGGCTCTCTTGCCCATGATGCAAACACCCCTGTGGATTGTCATGGCACTTTTGCCATTGGCATTTATTTTGGTGCTAAGTTTTGGTATTGACAAGTTCAGCGTGCCCATGGCAACAGCGGTATTTTATCTTTTTGCTGTGTCCATGGGCATTAGTTTAAGCACAATATTTGTGCTTTACACTACAACTAGTATTGCCAAGGTGTTCTTTATCAGTGCAGCAACATTTGCCGCAGCCAGCATTTATGGTTACACTACTCAAAGGGATTTAACTAGCATGGGTAGTTTTTTAATCATGGGTGCTGTGGGTATCTTTATCGCGGGTATTGTGAATATCTTCTTGCAAAGCAGTCTCATGAGTTTTGTGATCAGTTGCATTGCAGTGTTGGTATTCACAGGACTAACGGCTTATGATAGCCAGCAACTAAAAGAAGAATACATGAGTCAAGGTGCAGTTTATGGTTTTGACAGCGCTGCCAAAAGCAGTATTTTTGGAGCACTTACTCTTTACCTTGATTTCATCAATATTTTTGTTCACTTAATGAACCTAATTGGTGATAGAAAATAAACTCCTCCAGGAAACTGGTAATCCCCAACCTAGAGTCTTGCAAGGCTCTAGGATTTTCTATTAAGACTGACAGGTAATACCAATACTCATTTATTCAAAACTAACTGTAACGATTCTGTTAGTATTTCTGCTATTTGATTCTTTTTAGAATAATCTATTCTTAACAGGGGAATACCTTTTATCTTACAATAACTGGTTTTTATTTGGTCATTCTCTTGCGCATACTTCAATAGTAATTTGCCCCTGTCCTGATCCTTTATTTTAATGGGTCTGAAATGACCTTCTCCATCATATTCAATGCAAATGTGGTAATCAGGCAAGTAAAAATCAAACTTCAAGCATCTCACTCTCTTGCAATCTGGAAATTTGTGTTGTGCTATATATCTTATGTTATTTGCATCTAGGAAAGCTCTAATAGCGTCTTCCCCTTTACTACTTGCACATTTAGGGCATCCAACGCCACCTAAATGGCTTTGAGCTAGCTGTTTAAATTCACCATGCTTACGGCAAATGATGATAACCTTATTTGTGTTATTGTACATTTCCACTTTAGAGTAATTAAATTTGTCTCCGTGAACTTTTTGGGCTTCAAGTATAAATTTCTCTTTGGTGAATGATAGAGCTCTTCCTATAGCTTCATTGCCACAAGATGGGCATCCATGTTTGCTCTTTAAATGTAGCCAAGCTATCATCTTGAAGATGCCATGTGTTGGACATGTAATAACCAACTCAGATTTCATATTATTATATTCAGAATTATCATAATTAAATTTGTTTCCATGAACAGTTTCACAACGCCTTATATATGATTCCTTAGTAAAACGCCGAGAACCTGTGAAATTGCTTTGACTACATGCAGGGCACCCAGTAGTTGATGCAGAATGGACCCAAGGTATCATTTCAAATGGACCATGATCAGGACACAAAATGGTTATTGGGGTATTGGCATTAATATATTTTGAGTTACTATAGTCGAACCTGTTGTCAAATTTTTTGTGAACTTGATTGAGAAATTTCTGCCATCTTGTAGACAGAGACTTGGTATGCGTGTAAATACCCATGTGCTGTAACTCCTATTCAGTTATAGAGCCGGTGGATGCGGTCAACATCGCGATCGGCACATGTATTTAGCACTTGATCTTCGCAACCCACACTGCTATAATCAATGCATTAAGGAGATCTCATGCCCCAAGATGATATTAAGAAGCTCACCCCGTATGCTCACGTGCGACTACGCACATCGATGTATTATGGCCAAACTACTGCTCACACTCAACCTGTTATCAACTATTCAGCAGATTGCCCGTGTGTCAAAGACTACACATGGGTACCAGCAGTGTTCAGCACCCTTAGAGAAATTTGGGAGAATGCCTTGGATGAAGTAGTTGCGCACGGGCATGGCAGTCGCATTGACATTACCTATGATCCGCAACAACTGACGTTCTCCGTAAGCGATGATGGCCGAGGCATTCCCATTGATTGGGACCCTGAACACAAATGCCATAAAGCCACGCTGGCACTAAGTGAACTCATGAGTGGCCGAAACTTTGACGAGCGTACCAACACAGCAGGCATGAATGGTATTGGGGCCAGTGGCGTAAACTTTTGCAGTGAATGGTTTCGAGTTGATATTACACGAGACGGCCAGCGGTTTCAACAAAACTTCAGTGAAGGCAGTGAAATATTTGGAGATGCACTGCAAATAAGTGATCCCAAAATAACTCGTAAACAAGGTCGCACAGGCACTGGTGTTAGTTGGAAACTCAGCAAGCGAGTGTTTGCTTGCTGCGAACTGCCCTTGGAGTTTGTGCGCAATCGTGTAGTGGAACTTGCTGCTGCCAACCCTGCTGTGAAGTTCACATTCAACGGTGATGCTGTGAAAGTTAAAAATGTCGAGCGGGGGTTGTTTGGCAATCGCGAAACATTCAGCATTCTAGCTGAAACGGAATCTGCAGGCTTTCGCAGTCAGTTTGTGATTGTTCCCAACTTCACTGCGCAGGGCGATCATGCACACAGCATGGTCAACAACATACCAGTGTTTAACGGTGGCAGCCATATCGACAGTTTTCGCAAGCACTTTGTCAGCAATCTACTGCAAGCTCTAGCAAAAGAAAGTCGGCGCAGATCTCTTGTTCCCAACAGGAGTGATATTTTAGAAGGACTTTTAATCTACAACATCACTAAAATGAATCGGCCGGACTTTGACAGTCAAAGCAAAACTCGACTGATTAATGAAGAAGTAGATGCTTGGATTCGTGCTGCATGTGAGGATGAAAAGACTTGGAAAAAAATCATTCGTGACAACAGCACATGGATCGACAGCATCTACGCACGCTGCGCAGCTAGAACACAGAAAAAAGACGATGCAGATGTTGCCAAGCTGGCACGCAAGGTTCTCCGCACCAAAGTGCCCAAGCTCATGGATGCAACTGGCAAAGATCGCACCAAATGTATTTTGATGCTAACGGAAGGCGACTCGGCTGTTAGTTCTGTAGCTGCTGTGAGAAATCCCGAAATACACGGTGGCTTGCCTTTACGAGGTAAAATCCTCAATGTGCGTGGAGAAAGCAACAAAACAGTTCTAGACAATGCCATTTTGCAAGATATCATGAGCAGCATTGGTTTGACACTGGGTCAACAGCCACGGCGCGAGGACTTGCGATATGGACAAGTTTGGATCACGTGTGATGCTGACACCGACGGTGCTAACATCATGGCGCTGTTAGTGAACTTTTTCCATGTGTATTGGCCATCACTGTTTGATCCACAGAAGCCGGCATTTTTCCAAGTATTCAGCACGCCGTTTATTATTCAAGAAGACAAGAAGAAAAACCGGCACTATTGGTATAGCGATGATTGGTTGAACTATCAAGCACAAGATTGGCAGGGCTGTCCCAAACCCACAAGAGCCAAGGGCTTGGGCAGTTTGGAAGAACAAGATTGGAACAACAGTTTGAATAAACCTAGATTGATTGCCTTGCAAGATGATGGTAAACTAGCAGAACTTCTAGACTTGCTTTTTAATGACAAAAAAGCCGATCAACGCAAAGCTTGGATGAGTATTTAAAATGAGCACAACTACAACCAGTGATTTTATCAATACCAGTAGCAGAGAATACGCCATCTACACAGCACAAAACCGTGCCATTCCCAGTGTATGTGATGGATTAAAAGACGGCCAGCGCAAAATGCTGTGGCTCATGCGCACACGATCTGAAAAGGTCAAGACCATCAGCCTTGCCGGCCAGGTAATTCAAGAGGGTTTTTTCGTTCACGGAGACACATCAGCAGCAGAAACAATCAGTCGCCTAGCTGCGCCCTATCTCAACAATGTGCCTTTGCTGGAAGGCATTGGTGCATTTGGCACACGAGTGGGTCCCGACAGTTGGGGTGCTCCGCGATACACTTATGTCAAACGTCATGCAGTTGCACAAGCCCTGCTTTACAGCGATTTGGATCTTGTTCCTCAAAAGCCCAACTATGATGGATCAGTTTTGGAACCTGTGAACTTTTTGCCTTTGATTCCACTTGTGCTGTTGAATGGTGTAAGTGGCATTGCTGTGGGCTGGAGCACTGATATTTTGCCTCATAGTTTGGAGTCCCTGATTGACGCAGTTGTTGCAGCTATTGATCAAAAACCTCTGCCAGTCTTGATTCCCAGTTATGATTTTCTACAAGTAAATGTTCGTGATCTCGGCGGCAACGGCTATGAGTTCCAAGGCCAAGTGGATATCGTGAGTTCCACTTTGTTGAAAGTAACTGAGCTGCCACCAGATCTCAGCTTGGAGAAGTTTCGTGCTAGGCTGAATCAAATGGAAGACGACGATCTCATCCACAGTTACACTGATCGCAGCACAAAAACTATTAACATTGAGATACGCATGAAGCGTGGCAGCATGGAATCTTGGACACAAGAACAGGCTGTGAACTTTCTCAAACTGCGCAGCAAAAGCACGCAACGTTTGGTAGTCTTGGACTTCAATAACACCAGTATTCGTCAGTTTGCCAACTCAGGAGAACTTGTGCAGGCATTTGTGGAATGGCGTTTGACTTGGTACACCAAGCGATATCTAAAACTTATTGAACAAGCACAACGCGATTTGACTTGGTATCAAGCCCTCAAGCTATGTTACGATCAAAAACTACCGGTATTTTTGCCACAAGCTGCCAACAAGCAGGCTATTGCGGAACGGGTGCAAAAAATCACCAGCAAGCTGCCTATTGATGCTGATCAAATTGACCGCATCACACAACTTCCCAGCTATCGGTGGGCACAAGATCAATACCAAGACACATTAGACAAAATCGCCGAACAGGAAAAGCTGCTTGCACAGTATCAAGCAATGTTGGCAAGTCCCGCTGCATTGCGAAAGCAATATCGACAGGAAGTCACAGCACTGAAAAAACTTAAACTTGTTCATAAATAACTCATGTTGACGGAAGAAATAACTGGTGAACCCCCGCGTCGTGCAGCTGGTGTGTTGATACATGCAGAAGACACAAATAGATTTTTGTTTGTCAAGCGCAGCGATTTTGTAAACCATCCAGGCACTTGGAGTGTGCCCGGAGGTTTCAGTGAGCCCGGTGAAACTTCCTGGCAAACTGCATCACGTGAATGCCAAGAAGAAATAGGGCAAGATATTGCAGCTTGGCCTCATGTTAAAATCTGGCAACAGCGTGTGGCTTGGCCAAAAAGTCAATACATGCTGTTGGCTTGTGCTGTGGATTTGGAATTCTCCTGTAAGCCCAACTGGGAAATAAGTGAGTTTCGCTGGTGCTCGATAGATGAAGTTCCTGAACCGCAGCATCCTGGTTTAACCGCTGCCCTGAGCAACGACCAAGCGGCGGAAATTCTACGGAAGTTTCTCAAGCAAGGCGAACAGAGTCAATAACACATTGACAACTGAGCTAGGTGCATGTATGTTCAGGGTATGACATACATGCCACAGCTTGTGAAAATCTCTGATGTGCAAGAACTTCTCCAACACAGCCAGCGAGCTGTCATAGCAGTAAGTGGGGGAGCAGACAGCATGATGCTGCTGCATTGGTTTGCGCAACATCGCGACAAGTTTACAACTGAGTTTTTGGTTGTGCATGTCAATCACAACATCATGGGTGCCAGCGCACAATGGGCACAGCAAGTGCAACAGGCATCACAAGCTTGGGGATTTGAACATGTAGTGGTTGCCCTTGAGAAAAACCAACTGCAAGGCAATCTTGAGCATGCAGCCCGCCGTGCTAGATATCAAGCATTTTGTCAGCAAGATATCGATTGCATTATCACAGCACATCATGCCAACGATCAAATTGAAAACTTTCTGCTGAGGATTTTTCGCGGCAGTGGCATCAAGGGATTGAAAGCCATGACGGCGCAAGCCAGCTGTTGGTTTGATCCTCACAAGCAGGTAGTGCGCCCGCTGCTAAATGTCACACGCGAGCAAATCATGGACTATAATCGACATCATGATATTTCTTGGTGTCACGATCCCAGCAACCAAGATACAACTTATGATCGCAACTACATTCGCGGAGTTATCTGGCCCACTGTGTTGCAAAGATTTGACATTGCTGATGTCAATGCCCTGCGCAGTATTCACCATCTTGGTGAAGCTTGGGATCTGGTAAACTGCCTAGCTGATCAAGATCTACAAACTGTGACTATTGACGCTGTGACTTGGAGTTGGCCAAAACTGCGTGATTTGGGCTATTTGAGGATTAAGAATCTACTCTTGCGTGTGTTGGATCAAACCAATCAATATGGTTACAGTGTGGGTCATATTGAAAACTTTGCACGCGGGTTGCTGGCAGCAACAAGCGACAGCCGCACAGAGTTGAGTTTGAAAACCTTGACTATTCAAAAACATGGACACAAGATCCATTTGCTAGGTGGAAAATTAGACACCTTGGTGCCAAAAACATAAACTTGTGGTTATGCAAACACCAAAAGTATTCACAGTTATACCCAGCACGGGCAGATCCACACTTGCACAAGCAGTTGCAAGTGTCAAACAACAAACATACCACACTGAGTGTGTTGTGGTAGTTGATGGACCGCAAGCCGAACCAGCTGTGCGTGAACAACTAAAAGGTGTTGATGGCATAACTGTGTTTACACTGCCTTGGAACACTGGTGGTGGCGGACGAAACGGCCAGTTCGTATATGCATCAGCTGGCATGTGGATTCCTGCAGATTATATTTGCTACTTGGACGAAGACAACTGGTTTGAACCACAACATGTGCAAGATTGCATGACCGTAATTGGTCGTGGAGTCAAATGGTGTTACAGCCTTAGGCAAATTGCCAGCCCCAGCGGAGAAGTTCTAGGTCCCGATGACTGTGAAAGTCTAGGACGCTGGCCAATTTATTTCAGCACTGCTAAACAGCAACACCACATGGTTGATACCAGCTGCTATTGTGTGCCACGTGATGTTGCCCAACAAGCTTCAGCCTCTTGGGTGCAACTGTGGGGTGAAGATCGCAAGTTCTACACGGCTGTGAGCCAAAACTGGCGCAGCTTTGCCTGCACGGGGTTCTCCACTGTCAACTACCGACTAGGCGGGAATGCCCAAAGTGTCAACTGGGATTTTTTCCAAAATGGAAACAAACTTCAGCAGGAAAAATATCCCCATGGGTTCCCTTGGCGAAAATCCCGTACCCAGTAACTGGACATCAGTTGCTGTTCCTGACCCGTGGTATCACCGGTATTTTTGGGATTTTATTTTCACCTGGTTGCAGCGAACTTCCGGCCCTCGACATCTTTCCGACCAAGCATTTTTAGCCAGCTTGAGCCACGATCAGCGTGCATGGATGCAAGCGAACATACATCACGAATATCTGTTTGATAAACAAACTGCATGTTTGTGGTTCCAAGATGCCCAGGAAGCCATGTTGTTTAGATTGACATTTTGCTGATTGACATGTGGTGGAATCATGCTATTATCAGGACATGATAAAGCAAGTCCACGACCTCCGCCGACGTGATCAGCGTGTGCTCAACACGCTTAGGATCATGGCACAAGATGTTGCTCCGGTTCGCGGAGCAAAAATTGCCAGTGCCTTGGTTCATCGAAATGACATTGTGAGTTTTGGCATCAATCAGTTTCGCACGCACCCGCTGCAAGCTCGTTTTGGCAAGAACAGCGAAGCTATTTTTCTGCACAGCGAGATTGATGCCATCCGCAATGCCCTGAATCATACCACGGCAGATTTGCTCACGCGATGCACTTTGTTTGTGTTCCGAGTCAAGCGCAGCGGAGCAGGTCCTCGAGCGCATTGGTGCAGCGGCACGGCTCATCCTTGTGAAGGATGCACACGAGCGATTGCAGCTTTTGGAATTCGTCGTGTGGTCAACAGCACCAATAATCCACTGGAAGTTGAAGTTTGGCAGCATGAAAATTCGTGATCAAAAAGACATTTGGACAGCTTGTGGTGCATGTGGCAAGCCAGTGGATGCTGTTATCCAGTGTTTCAGTCTGGGTAACCCTGCACAGCCCAACACAGTGCATGAATACAATGCCGGGTTATATCACAATCGTGAGCATCAGGTAAACCTATGTGATGCCCAGTGCGCAGTGGTTTTTAAACAAAAACTGCTTGACAAAGCACACAATAGCTAGTAGAAATAGCTTACCAAGAGGCTAAAGGATCATTACAGCAAATCAAAAATCAACCTAGGTGTTATTGGTTCGAATCCAATCCGCTCCCCCATAAATGGGGCGGTAGCTCAAGGGTAGAGCAAGAGGCAAAAAGTTGATCTTGTGTTTCCTGGTAACTATCGAGATTCGTTTCAGCAAAACAAGGATATGAAAATGGTTCAATTCCATAGTCGAATCTGACTATAAAAGCTAAATGTGGAACATCCTGCGTTAGCAGGCTGGGAAACATCAAGGTTGGGTACAGCAATATTTTTTGGAAAAAAGAACCCCAGCCTGTTTATCTAAACTTGAATTAATTCAAGGTTGGTTGCAGCAAAACCTTTAATAGCAAGCTCTTGTAGCACAAAACGCCAACCTGTTAGGAGATTTTATGACTACAATCACTTTTGCCCAGGCCGTGGAAAATTCTGCTGTTGTAGCAACAACAGCAAATGGCATGGTCACATATGACACCAGTGCCGATCCAGTTGTGGATCTTTTCTTTGCCATTGGCGCAAGCCGTGGCAAAGATATCACTACCGCATTTGAACGAGCTTATCAGCACGACGCCCTAAGTGCCATGCAAGTTTTGTTTTGGGCACGTGATATTCGTCAAGGGGCTGGTGAACGGGAAATTTTCCGACAAGTTCTACGCTGGCTGGAAAAAAATCATCCAGCCAGTGTGGAAGCCAATCTAGCTTGTATTCCCGAATACGGACGGTGGGACGATCTTTTGATTTTCTCTACAGCTCGCATGCAGCTATTGGCTGCCGACATGATTATCCGCGCACTCAAGCAAGGTAACGCTTTGGCTGCAAAATGGATGCCTCGTCAGGGTGCTATTGCCAATCGTCTGCGTGGGTATATCAACTACTCACCAAAAGCCTGGCGTAAAATGCTTGTGGAGTTGACAACTGTTGTGGAAACTCCCATGTGTGCCCGGCAGTGGCAGGAAATCAACTATAATCATGTTCCCAGTGTTGCTGCGGCTAGATATCAAAAGGCTTTTAATCGCCAAGATCCCCTACGTTATGCTGAGTGGAAGCAAAGTCTGCAAACTGGACAAGGGCATGTAAACGCTCAGGCTGTTTATCCCTATGATGTCATCCGCAGTGTGACTCGCGGCGATCCACAAGTGGCTCTAGCTCAGTGGCAGGCTTTGCCCAACTATCTCGGCGATAACAGCATTTTGCCCATGGTGGATGTCAGCGGCAGCATGAGTGCCCCTGTGGGCGGCCAACAAGGTACCGGGCTCACTTGCATGCAGGTGGCTATCAGCCTAGGTCTCTATATTGCCGACAAGCAACAAGGCGCCTTCCGGGACATGTGGCTGACCTTCACACGCGACAGTCACATTGACATTCTCAAAGGTGATCTCTTGGCAAAGCTACAGCAAATGCGCGACAACATGGGGTATAATACCAACTTGGAAAGCGCATTTCGCAGCATTCTGCAAGTGGCTATAGTAAACCAACTAGCTGCTGACCAAATGCCCCGATATCTGTTGGTGCTAAGTGACATGGAGTTTGACTCCGGCTTAGCTCACGGCGTAAGTGTCAGTGCATGGGATCTAGCTCGCAGCATGTTCAAGCAGGCAGGATATGAGCTACCACGTCTTGTTTGGTGGAACTTGAATGCTCGGCCCAATGCCACTGGAAACAGTCCGGTGAGATTTGACCAGCAAGGTTCTGCCCTGGTAAGCGGATTTAGTCCCAGCATTATGACCAGCATTTTGGCTGCTGAAACTTTCACACCCCAAGCCATAATGAAGCAAACCATTAAAAGTGATCGCTATCAGGTTATTCAAGCCTGATAGCGGCTGTGCGGCTAAATATTTTCACACCCTGAAGATGTCATTATGAAAAAAATAATTGAGATACGTGCTGCTGAAGGCGGCGAAGATAGCAAGTTATTTGTTCAAGACCTAGCCCGCGCTTATCGCCGGCTGGCCTTGGCCCTGGGTTGACTGGTTAGTCACGAGCAGCAAGCACCGGGGTTCTATAGCTTTGTTGTTCAAGGTCAAGATCTCTCACAACTAGATCAAGAAGCTGGGGGGTTGCGTATGCAACGTGTTCCTCCCACTGAAAGACGCGGTAGAGTTCATACTAGTACCGTGACTGTAGCTGTTATTGATTACCACGATAATCAAAAAAACATCATAAATCCCCAGGATATAGAAATCTCATGGTTTAGCGGCACAGGCTGTGGCGGCCAACATAGAAACAAACACGCCAACAGTTGCCGTTTACGTCATATACCCACGGGTTTTACAACCACAAGTCAAACTCGTAGTCGGGTAAATAGCTACAGCAATGCGCTGCTGGCACTGCAAGTGTTGATAGAAAATCAACACGCAGAGTCCCAAAACAACAAACACAATCACAAGCGCAAAATACAGATTGGCAGTGGACAGCGTGGAGATAAAATCCGCACTATCCGATTTCAAGATGATGCTGTACAAGATCATCGCACAGGAAAATCCCTAACAGCTCGAGAGTTCATGCAGGGCAAAATGAATTTGCTTTGGAGTTAACATGATTTTTATAAATATCCTATAGGTAGCATGAGCAGGATGATTATGATTGAAGATATTTTAAAATACCGTATGTTGTTGGAACATACTGCTTTACATGAAGATTATCAAAGCCGAGTCCAAGAACTAGCTCAAAAAATTCTACAAAGGTTTCAAAACCGGCAAGTAGATCGAACTGAGCTAGAATCTGCTATTAAACGTGAAATCAATTGGCCATTGGGTTCAGTAAGCCCGCAAGAAGTTGTAAAAGACGTGGCTGCTGCTCTGCGTGGACAACTTCAAGTTGCCAGCAAGTCCCGGCAACCACAGTCGGCTAAAAAGCTGCTGGCACGTTTAGCAGAATATGCAGCGCATGAGCTGACTGATGAGCTGGGAAATATCTTTCCCGATGGCGATCCACATGACGCCACAGTTAATGTATTTCAAAAAATCATAAACAACCGCAACCAACTTTCGCGACTGTTGGGCGCTGATGCCCAAAATATCTCCCTAGACGATGTTGTTGACGTCACCAACAGTCAGGGTTTTAGACTACAAGATTGGTTTTGGAATGTGCTATATCCCGGGGTTGTGACTGCATTCAAAAAGCACAACGGCCACGAGCCTTGGGATTATTTGGCGATCCTATGGGACGAAAATTATCCCGGTCAACCAAATCCTTATAAAAGCTAGGGAGAATAACCAAAAGTTATTCTCCCTTGAGCAGTTAGTTTTTTGTTGATTTGTTGGTTGGGTTCATCCAACTGGTAACAGGATTCACTTGCATCATGCGAGTGTTCATGTCCACCCATGCTTGGAACAGTTGGGTATTATACTCTGTAACTGTTTTCATAGTGCGAGTGACGTAGTCAGTCATGATGTTCTCTAGAGCCTTGTTTTCCATGTTAACCTCCATATTGTGTGAAAATAAGCCGATCGGTAGCTGTTTGCAGACGACGCATGCGATTTTCCAGTTCAGCAAGATTGGTTGATTGTGCCAGCCATTGTTCTTCTGGACTTACACTGCGGCGCTGCCACCATGTAGATAGTTTTGTTTTGAACTTTGACATCATTGCTGTTGTCTCCTTGTTGTTCGCTATTGTGTAGCATACTTAGCATGCCGTCAAGGTTTTTATCTTGCAGTGCAGCATAGCGCAGCTATGTGATTTTTGCAGTTGTTGCCTATGAGCCCTGTGCTATTTTGGTGTCATGACATTGTTTTCGCATTATGATGATGTTTTGCAAATCCAAGATTGGCCTGCTGTGGCCATGATTGTTGACAAGCTCAAACGGCCACACTGGCTCACAGGCAGCCCGCGAACAAAGGTCAGTGAATACTATGCACCCCAGCATAATTTGTTGATGCAATATAGTCGTGGGGGTTGGGGAGAACCGCAAATTTGGATTTTGCATAGTGACTTTTCTCTGGCCATAACCAGCAAAGTTTATCAATATGAACAGGGAAATGACCGAGACACTTGGCGAGTTATTATGGATCAGTCAGAATATGACTGGGTAGATCGTGTTGTTTGGAACAATCAACTATACTGCCAGCATTACATGCCTCAACTCAACTGGTATTACAGTCATACATATGACATTCAAGCATCAATAGCAGGTGATCAAGCTCAACTGCAATCACTGCACATGTATGTCATACTGGCAGGCAGTTTACCGCCGGTGTAAGTAAACCATCCAGCTGCCAGCTGATTGCGGATCACCATCCAAGGGAACAACCTTGGCCACCCCCAACCAGTTTTGACACCACAGAGTAAACTCCTGAGAAATAGGGCCACCTCGACCTGTGATCACAGTTACATAATGTGATCCTTGTTCTAAATGCTCTTGGATGAAATCTTGGCACTTATTGAAAGCCTGTTGCACAGTGTATTTGTGCAAGTCCAGGATATAAGAGCGTCGCCGCACCGGGCGATAGGGTACCAGCGCCGGCATGATGGTTAGTTTGTTCATATAAGTGTGCCAAAGTGCCTGCTCGTCTTGGGTTACTTGTCTCATGATTCATGAACTCAGTGGATTTTTAAGTCTAGACATATATACTACAGTAAACGTTTTCAAGCAAATACATAAGGGGCAAAAACCAGGGATATTTAGTAAAAATAGCAAGCAATATCAATAGCTTATAAACTCACTATTGACATTTGCGTATCCCACTGCTACCATGCTACAAAGGAGTAATAACAATGAAACTTATCAAGTCACTTGCTGTGGCGGCTGTGATTTTCACAGCTTCACCAAGCCATGCAGAATTTCATGTTGATAACACACAAATGAACAAGTGGTTTTACCACATGCCTATCACCTACCGTCATGCCTCGAACCTTGATGGTCAAGGCCGGCGCTCAGTAAGTTGTTTGGCCATGAACATTTATCACGAAGCCCGCGGCAGTATTTTACAGGAGAAACTTGCTGTTGCACATGTTACATTGAATAGAACACAGCACGCTAGCTATGATCCTGACATTTGCAACACTATATTTCAATACAGCTACTACAATGGACGTAAACGCCCGCAGTTTAGTTGGACAGTGAAATCTGCACGTCATGCTCGTGAGCCACAAGCTTGGCTGGATAGTCAAAAATTGGCATATCAAGTTTACCAAGGGCAAACAAAAGACCCTACTCGTGGAGCAACACATTTTCACAGCCGGCGAGTTAATCCTGTATGGGCAAATCGAGCTCAACGAGTTGCTGTAATTGGGCATAGCAAGTTCATGGCAGTTCAGTCAAGAAATTCTGCAAAAGTCAAGCGTGTTTAGACAATGGGATTGTGATAAATACTTTGCAATCACAAGGAACAGTTATGACACAGAACTACAGCCCTTATCCAATTTACTACACTGTGACCGTAAACGGAGCATCACCAACCAACTACAATGCGTTGACTGGCAATCAAGCAGGTGGTGTTGATGTTGGCACAGCTAGAAAATACAATCAGCGAGTTTGGGTAACTGGCAATACTGCTATTACCAGCAATGTAATGAGCAACAATGAAACTATTGTTATCAATGGTTACAATGTTGTGTTTGATGACAACGATTTGCTAGCAGACATTATTGCCAAAGTTCAAACAACCAGCAAGTTCACAAACGTAACTGCTACCAATCAATTTAATGCCAACTGCTTGACTTTGACCAATGTTATTGACAGCATGGGATATCCTTTCTATGTAGCTGAAGGTAATGGCACCGCTTTGGCTAAACTGGGAATTCCTGCCAGCACATATCGTGCAGGCGTTAGCGAAATTGGTGGCACAGTCAGCAACTTTGGTGCAGGCGATGTGATTACCATTAACGGTGTAAATATTGCATTTACTGGAACAACAACAATAGTAGGCGCAGTAACCGCTATTAACTCTCGCCAAGGTGAAACTGGAGTTATTGCTCAACTTTCCGGTGGTAAAATTCAACTTGCCAGCGTTTACAACCAAGCCTATCAGCTAGGCGGAGCAAATATCTCACAACTGGGCTTTACTGGGGGCAATCATGGTGGTAGCCCGGTAACATTGGCCCTAAGTGAGAACAAGGATCGCGCCAACTTGCGTTATACCCAAATCGTCATGGAACTTGAAAACATGGCAACTCCAGCATATCTGGGAAGTTGGTTTAGCACAGGCAATCAAGACGGCAATGCTGCTGTAACTACATTGCAGTTTACAGTGGGCTATAACAGTGTGGATTGGGTAACAACTATAGCTACCAGCACAGAACCCAGCCCAGGCACTGTGTTGACTGCCGAAGCTGCTGTCAAGCGCAGTGTTGCTCGTGCTCTTGTAAAAACTCTTGGCAGTAATCGCAATGTTTTTGATCCCACTTTGCAAACATATGGAGTGCAAACAGATCGTCCCAATGCTGCACGAGTGACTTATATCACAGCAGACCCCTGGGATGCTATAGCAAACATTGCCACTATTGAAAACAACATCACAGTGACCCAAGTTGCTTATGTGTGATAGCTGTATTGACAAGCAGCTATCACAACAGCATTATTGCGTAAATGCGTTTAAAGGATCAAATGGCTGATGGCCGCGAGCAAAGACTTGCATATTTGCAACTTCTGCAACAAAAATCAAATGCAAGTGAAGAAACTCATAAGTGGTAATGGCGTTTATGTTTGTGATGAGTGTATAAATTTATGTTACGATATACTTCATACCAATGAAACAGCAGCCAAAACCGATAAACCACGCACTCCCTTAAGTATAAAAGAACATCTTGACCAATATGTTATTGGTCAAGATCACGCCAAAAAAATACTAAGTGTGGGAGTGTATAATCACTACAAAAGAATTAAACATGGCGATCGTCATCCCCGGATAGAAAAAAGCAACATGCTGATTATTGGCAGCAGTGGTGTTGGTAAAACTCACATGCTGAAATGCATCAGCGACTATTTAGAAGTTCCATTTGTTATTGTAGATGCCACTAGCTTGACTGAAAGTGGATATGTGGGACTTGATGTTGAGGACATAATAGCCCGGCTGTTGTCTGCCAGCCAAAACGATGTTGAGAAAACTCAACAAGGTATCATTTACATTGATGAAATTGATAAAAAAGGTCGTAAAAGCGAAAACACCAGCATTACTAGAGATGTAAGCGGTGAAGGTGTTCAGCAGGCGCTCTTGAAAATGATCGAGGGTTGTGAAGTAAAAGTACCTCCTCAGGGCGGCAGGAAAAATCCACAGGGCGAATATATCACAATCGACACAACTAATATTTTGTTCATTGTGGGCGGTAGTTTTGAGGGGTTGGAAAAAATCATCGAGCAGCGAGTAACTACTACAAACACTCGCATGGGGTTTAGTGTCAACTCGTTTAGTGAAACAGTTAAACTTAGTCGCAGCCATTTGTTAAAACAAGTAACAGGTGCTGATTTGACAAAGTTTGGCATCATTCCCGAAATGATTGGGCGACTGCCCATACGTGTGCCTTTCCAAGACCTCTCACAACTGGAACTGCAACATATTTTGACCGAACCACGTAACAGCATTATCAGCCAGTTCCAAGCCCTGTTTGCTGTGGATGGCGTAAAACTGGATTTTGCCCCAGATGCTATTGAAGAAATAGCTCGCAAAGCAGTGGCAACCCATGTAGGTGCTAGAGGCCTACGTGCTATACTTGAAGAAGCCCTGTTAGAGATACAGTTCCAGCTTCCGCAACTAGCAGAAAACAACACAGAAACTATTGTAATTACACGAGATTTTTTAACACAAGGACATGAACCACTTATGATTTATCGCACAGAAAAGGCAGCTCAATGAAAAACCGCATGCTGAGAGGGCTCAGACAAAAGCCGCGTGATCCCATTGCTGAAAGTGTGGTATATAATCAAGACATCACTCCACGTGAAGTTCTACTTGTGGACAACAGTGGTCGTCCTCAGAGTATGACCACAGCTCAAGCTATGAGAATAGCTCAAGATCAAGGCTTGGACCTAGTGCTGGTAAACGCACAAGCACAGCCTCCTGTTGCCAAAATCATGGATGCCAAAAAGCATATCTACAACTTGCGTCAAGCCAAAAAAGAACAAGATCGTTCAGCTCGACAAAATGCCATTCATGTAAAAGAAATTCAACTGCGCCCGGTTACTGACAGTCATGATCTAGCAGTTAAACAAAAAAACGCACAGATGTTTTTAAACGAACAAAACAAAGTCAAAGTAGTCGTGAAGTTTCGTGGTCGAGAAGTTCGTCACAGCCACATTGGCATCCAGTTGATTCAAACATTTATCAACGGCTTGGAAAACTACAAGTTGGAAAAGATCCCGGAAATGCAGGGCAATCACATCACAGCTATAATCAGTCCTGTGAAATAAAAATTGACAACTGGGGCAATGCCCGTTAGCTTTATCACAAATATTGGGAATAACAAAATGGAATCTGATGATTTTCAGCTGAAGAAAAAAGGTATGACTGTCAAGGTCTACAACAACGACATTGAAAAGGCCATTGCCACACTCAAGCGTCGCATGAACAGCGAAGGTGTCAACAAAGAACTACGCAGTCGCAAACATTACGAGCCACCCAGTGTTCAACGTCGCCGCCGTTTGGCAGAAGCCAAGCTTCGCTGGCGCAAGCGGCATGCTCAAATCATGGAACTTGATGCTCCTGCTAAAAAAGTCAATAAACCTACAAAAACCGCCAACTAGCACTTGACAACGCAGTAGTGCGTTATTAAATATTAGCATGCAGAACGCTCAAATGGGGTTCTGCATGCTAACTCGCTTTTCAAGGAGAAAATATCATGCGTACAAACGCTCTTGCTGAATATATGACCAACATGATAACTGAACTCAATCGCTTCAGTGTGGGAATGGAACCAACTTTCCGCACACTGGACTATGTGAGACAAAACAGCAGCACTGGTTTTCCACCCTATGACATTGAACGTCTTAGTGAAAATCAATACCGCTTGACCATGGCTGTAGCTGGTTACACAGCAGATGACATCGAGATTGTGCAAGAAGATACTTTGTTGACAATCACAGGTCATGCTGCAACTTCCCACAGCCGTGAATATCTGTTTAAGGGCATTGCACAAAGGCAGTTCCGTCGTAGTTTTTGGTTGGACAACTGGGTGAAAGTTTCTGGAACACGGTTGGAAAACGGCATTCTCACTGTGGATTTCCAACAAGAGATACCCGAAGCACATCTACCACGCAAGATCCCCGTGGGCTTTTCCAGCCCATCACTTGCAAAACAAGAAAATCAAGGCTAAAATATTACCAAGGGCAGGTAAACTGCCCTTGGTTTTTAGTGTTGTGAACATGAGCTCTGTGGAAATTATTGAACAAACAACTACCCAAACACTTCTAGCCCAGCCGACTAGATGGAATGTGATTCTGCACAACGATGATAAAACAGCCATGGAGTTTGTGGTATTGGTTCTCATGCAAATCTTTCATCAAAGCTTTGAATCAGCTAGCGAACTGATGTTGAAAGTTCACCATGACGGCAGAGGAATAGCAGGCACATACACTCACGAGACTGCTCGTCAAAAACAGGAAGAAACTGTGTTCAGCGCTCGTGGCCACGGCTACCCTTTGGTTTGCACGATTGAGCCAACACTTGCTTGACACCTAGATAGCCTCATGTTACAACTGTGTTGTCCGCAACACATGAGGTAGAAATGTCCTTTACACCTGGTAAGATTGTTCGCAGCGTTATGATTTCCCGGAATTCTGGAATTTTAATGTTTAATGATAAAATCCTTGGTGGACGCAGCATCAAGGTTTGGGGCTTTGAGCTACCTGATTACCAAGCTGCGGCTGATGCGCTCAAAAAGCACGGCTATCGCAGCAAGCTGGTGAAAACTGCATACGGTGTAACCCGCCTGCACGTTGTCACCCGCTAGCATATATGGACAGGCGTGTCAATCAAAAAGTTTGTGAAATTAATGGTTGACACGCCCAGGGAGCCATGCTAGGTTACAGGTGTTGAAGGAGAATGCCATGGTTAGCGAGCAAGAGCTAAAGCAAGGAGGCTATCGTCCCTGGCCCAACAGCCTTGCCCGAGATGCATGGGATGCGCGGTTTTGGCAAAAAATCGTTAAGGATCAACGGGGCACACGCTACTTCATTGATATCCATGAATATAATTGGCAGCAATGGCCTCAACGTCCTGGGCCGGAAATCACATATGAGCCCAGGGTGGTTCTATATGGGCAGGATGGCGAGTGTGTGATGCATGTCACAGTGTGTGACACAAAAGCCACAGCCAGCCTAGCTAGCTTGGAAACATACCTCGACCAGCTGTGGCACAAGCTGGAATGCGGCTATTATGAGCTGCGCGACCAGTGATATCAATAGCTTAGCTGGTGTTCTTGCACCAACAACATCAATAGGTTAGCGGATTTTGCGCTGTGTCGTGCTGTTCGTCAGCATCCTGCGTATGTCAGCATGCTCAGCTAGCTGAGATTTTTTCAAAAAACTTTTGGCGGCTGGGCGTTTTATGGTTGACAACGCCTGCTTACATGCTATTATGGGCTCATAGACGAAACAGACAAGGTGCAAGCTACATGGCTCGTCCGCGTAAGAATACCGAAGCTGCCCGCGTTGGGGAAAGCCTCGATGCCATCCATGCCCGTATCCTCAAGAGCTTTGCCGTGCTGGACAAGGTGTCCCGCGGTGTGGTGCTGGGGCATATCAATGCCGCTATCGTCAGCGGCGCCCCGGGCTGCGGCAAGACCCACAGCCTCGAGCGTGAACTGAACATTGCCGAAGCGCAGGGCAAGATTCGCTACCAAAGCGTCAAGGGCAGCATGAGCGCCATTGGCCTTTACCGCGCCCTTTGGGAGTGCTGCGAGCAGGGCTCAGTGCTGGTGATTGATGACTGCGACAGCGTGTTTGGCGATCTCGACGCCATGAACATTCTCAAGGCTGCGCTGGACACGGGCAAGACCCGCCGCGTTCACTGGAACAAGGAAAGCCGGGTACTGAACGAAGAAGACATCCCGCGTAGCTTTGAGTTCAAGGGTGCAGTGCTGTTTATCACCAACATCGACTTTGTGCGTGAGATTGCCAAGCAGAACAAGATGGCTCCGCACTATGAGGCCCTGCTCAGCCGCAGCCTCTACGTTGACATGCGCATCCACACCAAGACCGAAGTGTTTGTGCGGGTCAAGCAGGTGGTGTTTGATGCGGACTTCCTGGCAGACAACCGCCTCAGCAAGAAGCAAGCGGAGGACATGGTGCAGTGGCTGGATCAGCACCTGGAGCGCGTGCGGGTGCTGAGCATTCGCACTGTGATCCAGATGGCGAACTTTGTCAAGACCGACCGTGACTGGCAGGACATGGCCGAGGCGCTGCTGCTGCGGGACGTTTAAGCCCCGGCAACTAGCAGGCCTTTCCAAAACCAGTGAGGCTTTGCCTCACTGGTTTTCCTGTCTGGGACCAAAATGTTAAATAACACATGCAGATAAAAGACATTTTATTGGAATATGACCGGGCCCGAGCACTAGCAGCCCTGGGTCAAAAGTTTACTGATGCAGTGGTAAAAGATTACATACGCTATTATGGTGCAAACTGGCAAACTCTGCCGCGAGCTCAAGAACTCTTGAAAGATCCTCGGTTACCCAGCTTGGTAACTCGAGCCATAGAGCGTATCGAGCAAGCGGATCCTACCCCCAACAAAAAATACACGCAATGGATGGCACGCCAGTTTGCCAGCGGCCAGCCGGCTGTAAGCAAAATGGAGGACATTGAGAGCACTCTAAGTGACTATGTTCACAGATTCCATAATCTAAATCAACGTCGTCGACTTGCTGCACCATTTAATGACATAAATCGATACCCCAATGCAGTTGCGTTAATGGACAAAATTGAGCAAACTGAAGAAGATAATCCCGAAACACAACAAGGTAAAGCTGACAAGGTCTACCAAGATGATCTTGTAACTGTGATTATACCACGTGACCAAGAAGCAGCATGCCGATATGGACGACAAACTCGTTGGTGTACTGCTGCTGTTCACGGCATGAACTATTTTGATCAGTATAACCGTCAGGGTCCTCTTTATATTCTAATACCCCGGAACCCACAACACAAGGGAGAAAAATATCAGTTGCATTTTGCCTCGAGATCCTGGATGGACGAAAACGATGATCCCATTATGATTGGTGACCTTGCCCGGAAGTTTCCCGGCTTGTTTTCCTGGTTCCGGGCAACAAATGACGACAACATGCGTCAGGCGTTCATGCTAAGTGTGACGTTAGCTAGCGACTCAGTGCTGGAAAAAGTCAGCAAAAAAACATGGGAGCTAGTAAACGAAAACTTTTTAATGCCGGCTTTATCTGATGCCGAGGTAAGTGATCAGGATTATTTCGAATGGCTGGAGAGTCAAGGCCTAGTAGATGACCATGGCCTTATTGATTGGTCACAAGCACCTCCCTACACACAATACAATGATAATTGGCAAGACATCCTGGATTACGCAGAAAAGTGGGTGGATCTTGATCCAGCTAGCATGCGTCAGGTAGTGGAGTTACTAAATGACAAATATCCAGATGACTCGGATACACCAACAGATGGTTGGGATTTTTTGTTGAACTGGGACAAAGTTCTCAATGCATGGTTGCGCTATAACTCCCGACGCCAATACTATGACATTTTCAGTTCCATGGGCAAGTGGATAGAACGCCATGTCATCATTACAGATGACGGTCAGAAAGTGCGCGTGGAATATTATGCTGGTTGATTGTGTCATGCGTTTGTGTTATCATAAAGCATGAACAACTTGGAAATTGAACGCAAATTCCTAGCTAGCTCGACAAAATATCCTTGGACTGGTCCTAGATATCATATTATTCAAGGTTACGCGACTGATAATACCAACTGTTTGGTTAGATTTAGGCATCAAGAGTGCTTGCAAGGGCAACTTGCCCCGCAGGCTTTTGTGACCATCAAAAGCTTTCTCTCAGCTGGTTGTAACCGAGAATATGAAACTGCTGTAGATGCCATGTGGGCAGCCAACGTTATTGAAAGTGCCTGCTTGTGGAAGTTATCCAAAACTCGCACGCATTGGCTGGCACCTGATGGTCGAACGTGGCATATAGATCAGTTTCACCATGACAACCAAGGGTTGGTTTTAGCAGAGATAGAACTACCTAGCTTGGATCAAGAGTTTTACCGACCCCAAGACTTGGGACCTGAAGTTACTGGTGACTCTCGTTACAGCAACATACATTTGACAAAAAATCCTTGGCGCACATGGCAACTATGAACTTATATGACATTTATCTTGGTGACAATGTGCAGTGCTTGCAGACGCACGTAGCTGACAGCAGTGTTCACTTAACTGTAACAAGTCCTCCCTACGACAATCTCCGTGATTATCACGGGTTCTCTTGGGACTTTGCACAGCTGGTAACAGAACTTACACGAGTGACATGTGATGGTGGTGTTGTTATGTGGAATGTCGCCGATCAAGTTGTCAACGGCAGTGAAACTGGAACAAGTTTCCGTCAAGCTTTGGCTTTTATAGAGGCTGGCTGGCGGCTTCACGATACCATGATTTACGAAAAGGGCAACTTCAGCAATCCCAGCAGCAACAGATATCATCAAATATTTGAGTACATGTTTGTATTCAGTAAAGGTAAACCTAGAGTTTTCAATCCCATAAAAGACAAACCTAATACAGGAATGAATACACCGGATCATGCTAGGTTAAGCACGTTTGGTAAAAACACAGTGCGCCAAAAAGACGGCACCATGGCTGAACGCGGCACACGGAAAGCCTATGAGGACTTTGGCATGCGCACCAACATTTGGCGCATGAAAACAGCAGGTCAAGAACGTCCTTGTAAAGCTGTAGCACATCCTGCTAAAATGCCCGTTGCCATGGCACATGATCAGATCATGAGCTGGAGTAACCCTGGTGATGTAGTGTTGGATCCTTTTGCTGGAAGCGGCACAACAGGCCAACAGGCATTGCTATTGAACAGGAGATTTATTGGCTGCGAAATAAGTCCAGAATATCACGAAATGTGCATGCAAACATGCAGATCAGCAGCAATTCCTGCACAAATATTTTCCACTGAGTGAAACAGGCATAAATTAACATAAACCCAGGAGGTATTATGTTAACGAATATTTGGCAAACTATTAAAGAGCGTTGGTTGAACATACGCCAACCAAAACCAGCAGAAGCAGTCATTCAGCAAGTTCCTGTGACTGTAATAGGTGACCGACCACAAACTCCGGCTGCTCCGCCAGTAGAAACACCTGTGCAGGTCACACAGCCTGTCGTTGTTGCTGCACCTGCTCCTCAACCTGTGCCTGAACCAGCACCTGTAGTGCAACAACCCATAGCGGTTGCTACGCCAGAGCCAGCACCTGTAGTGCAACAACCAGTAGTTGCTGCTGAACCTGCACTTGAACCTATTGTAACTACCAATGTCAAAGAGCCTGTGGAAACCAAAGCCAAACCAAAAAACGCAACTAAAACTAAAACAGTTGAGAAAAAGGCGCCACCAGCTGTCAAGAAAATCAACCAGCGCAAACCCAAAGCTACTTGATTTTGTTGGAAAAATATATTATATAAAAACTTGAGGTTAAGGGCCTGTATAGGCTTTAACTGTTATCTTGCTTAATGAAGGAGATTCTATATGACAGTAATTGGTATCGATTTAGGTACGACTAATTCTTGCCTAGCCATCATGGACAATGGCACAGCACGAGTGATTGAAAACGCCGAAGGTGCTCGCACCACACCCAGTATTGTAGCTTGGCTGGAGCGCGAGCAGCTTGTGGGCCAAGCTGCTAAACGACAGGCAGTAACCAACCCAGAAAACACTATTTTTGAAAGCAAAAGGCTGATTGGGCGCAGGTTTGATGATCCCGGCATTGCAGCCGACATGAAGACTTTGCCTTATAAAATTGTGCGTGCAGACAATGGAGACGCTTGGGTGGAAACTCAAGGACAAGCTCGCAGTCCCAGTGAAGTTGCTGCACAAGTTTTGGTAAAAATGAAAGAAACTGCCGAAGCTTATCTTGGCCGCAAAGTATCCCAAGCAGTCATTACAGTTCCAGCATATTTCAATGATGCTCAACGACAGGCTACCAAGGATGCTGGTCGCATTGCAGGACTTGAAGTGCTACGCATCATCAACGAGCCCACAGCAGCCGCCCTGGCATTTAGTCAAGATCGTGGTGGCGATGGTAAAGTAATGGTTGTGGATTCAGGCGGTGGCACCCACGATGTGAGTATTTTGGATATTGGCAGCGGTGTTGTGGAAGTTCTTGCCACAACTGGTGACACACATCTAGGAGGTAGCGACTTTGATACTCGAGTTGTTGATTTTCTAGCAAGTGAATTCCTCAGAGACCAAGGCATTGATCTTCGCAAGGACCGCATGGCTGTGCAACGTTTGCGTGAAGCTGCCGAGCGTGCCAAGATTGAGCTCAGCACAAGCACTGAGACAGAAGTAAACTTGCCTTATATTACTGCTGATGCCAGTGGGCCAAGACATTTGCTTGTGCGTATGAATCGTGCCAAGTTCAACGATCTAACAGCTGATCTAGTTCAACGTATTATCACACCCTGCCGTGTTGCGTTAAGTGATGCCGGGCTGGAAACAACAGACATACGTGAAATCATACTAGTGGGTGGCACTACTAGAATTCCCGCCGTGCGTGATGCCATCAAGGCATTTTTTGGACGTGAACCCAATCACAGTGTGAATCCCGACGAGGCAGTGGCACTGGGCGCGGCAATCCAAGGCGGCGTGCTGGCTGGCGATGTAAAAGACGTGCTGTTGCTGGATGTAACTCCCTTGAGCTTGGGACTGGAAACACTGGGCGGTGTGTTTACTAGACTTATTGACAAGAACACCACTATTCCCACCAAGAAAAGTCAAGTGTTCAGCACTGCCAGCGACAATCAAGATGCTGTGACTATCAAAGTGTTCCAAGGTGAACGCAGCATGGCGGCTGACAACAAGCTGTTGGGCCAGTTTGATTTGACAGGCATTGCACCTGCACCCCGAGGAGTTCCACAAATCGAAATTGCCTTTGACATCGATGCCAACGGCATCGTCAGTATCAGTGCAAAAGATCAAGGAACTGGCAAGCAACAGGAAATCAGCATTAAATCAAATGGTGGGTTGACTGAAGCAGAAATCCAAGACATGATAAAAACTGCTGAATCCAATCAAGAACAAGACCAACAACGGCGCCAGGGCGTGGAAGTTCGCAATCATGCTGATGGTGTAATTGCCAATGTTGAACGCACTCTACGTGAAAATGGTGAAAAAATCAGTGTTGAACTCAAGGAAAAAGTTGATGCCCAACTCACGGCTGTAAAGGCTGTCATGGAGGCAGAAGACATTGAAATCATTGAGAAAGAAACCGCTAATCTAAGTGAATTAAGCATGAAGATTGGTGAGGAGCTTTATCAGCAACCGCCACCTGCAGAACCTGCTGCAACAGCAAACTAAAAAAAGGTGGCGCAAGCCACCTTTTTTTCTTGACACATTTACAACGTGTGTTAACTTGTAAACATGAGCCAGGCACCTTACATCAAAAAGCGCCGCAGTTATACACTGTATGCCTTTAATCCAGACTTTCCTGGTGATCAGCTATGCGCTGATCCCGAATGTCAACATACATACGATCGACATTTTGATCCCTATGAGGATTGGGCAGCGGTGGGATGCAAATATTGCCCCTGCAATAGGTTTAAAGTTTTCAACGCACGGGGTCCACGAAAACCAAAGTAGTGCCCCGCAGCATGAAGTTGAAATCAAATAAATCGTAGGAGAAGCCGTTTTTATCAACCCAAGAGTCTAAATCTTCAACCGCAGTTTTCCATGCCTGTGGTGGTTCTTTAACTCTCTTCCAAACTGCCTTTGCAAGATCGGGTTTATAAAATGGACTGTTTGGAACTAAGTTGGGTAATACCATGCCGGGAAATAATACCAGCAGTTGATGTAAAATCGCACCAGATTGCTCGCTCCATTCGTTTCTTTTCAAAAGTTCCACTGTAAACCACAGCATTTCGGGAAAATACCCCAAGATCAGTTCGTTATCTTGAAGAGGTTCAAGTTTTTCCATGGCAATATAGTTGAAACTGGTGCCAGGAATCCGTTTTGAGTCACGATAAAATCGGGGAAAATGTGGGTTGTTATGGCGCCTAACAAACGCGACAAAATCAGTATAATGGCTGGAACTTGGCCATGTTTTAAATGCATAGTTCTTTTCCGGGTGTAACGCTACATGCCCTTCTCGACCATGCCCAAGTAATTCCCAACCATAATGCTGAAAAACATGACGCCAGTTGGGTTTAAACCGTCCTGCTTCTGCTTGCCGTATAAAGTTTGTAACTTCTATTTCAGTTATTTTCATACTGCTGCTCTTAAAAAGGATCAGTTATCACAAGTGTGCTGTGCCATCTCATGAAGTTAAAGTCTGGCAAATCAAATTCCAACTGCCAACTGTCAGCAAACTCCATAATTTGCTCAATGGCCTTTTTCCATGATTCTGGTGGATAACCTATAGTTTTATACACCATTTCATGTAGTTCTGGGTTCATCGCAATAGACTCCAATCTATATGATATCGTGGGAAATCTAGATGCTAGTTCACGATTAACATCCAGCAGTTGTGAGAAATATCTTCCTTGATCGCTGAATGCCAATCCCATGTAAATCATTTCTGGTAGAAAATCCTTTACCAAACGATTGCCTTGGGATCCCTGGCTGCCCACAGGTTCCAGTTTCTCCAAGGCAATATAATAAAAATTAGTGCCGGGAATACGTCGAGGTTCACGGAAAAATCTTGGAAAATGTGGATTGGGATGTTTTTTCACAAAATCCACATATTTGTTGTAGTTACTGCCCCGCCGCCAGATTTTTATAACATAGTTTTTACGGGGATTCAAGGCAACATAAGCTTCACGTCCTGTTCCCAGTATTTTCCAGCCATAATGTTCAAACACTTCCAGCCAAGGTTCTGCATGGTCACGAGCAAGTTTGGTGATCTCAAGTTCTTGAATCTTCATTGTGAAATATTTATTGATAATCAAACAAAAAACTCGTTATATTACAATATGAAAATTTGTGTTTATACTATCGCCAGGAACGAAGATGCCAATGTCCAACGTTGGGCGGACAGTTGTCAAGATGCAGATTATCGCGTGGTATGTGATACTGGCAGCCAAGATAGCACTGTTGTAGCGTTGCAGCAACAGGGAGTTACTGTTTACAACATACAACAAACTCCCTGGCGTTTTGATCATGCTAGAAATCAAGCTTTGAACTTGTGCCCACAAGACGCAGATATTTGCATAAGCTTGGACATGGATGAATGGCTGATGCCGGGATGGCGTCAAGCTGTGGAACAAGCATGGACACCGGGAACAACCAGACTAAGTTACATGTATGTGTTTGCTGCTGATGTAAGTGATCAGGGCTTTTGGGCAAATAAAATACATGCCCGGCAGGGATATACTTGGCGCCGAGCTGTTCATGAGTCAGTTTTTGCTTGTGGTATAACTGAGCAAGAACGAGTATGCCAGGCAAATCTCATATTGCAAACACAAGATCGCAGTCAGCCTCATCGCAGAGATTATTTGGAACTCATGGCTTTGGCCCATGAAGAAGATCCCGAGGATAGTCAACTTGCTTTTTGGTATGCTAGGGAATGCATTCATCAGGGCCACTATGAGCGTGCAAAAACAGCATTAGATGATTTCTTGAGTTTGAAAAACGCTTGGTGGGCAGAACGTAACGAAGCCTGGCGACTGTGGGCTTTAGTTGATCCTGTCAACCAGGAAAAGTATTTCCTGCATGCTGTAGCTGAAGGCAGTCGCAGAGAAACTTGGCGGGACTTAGCCAAGTTATATTACAGTCGGCAGGATTGGCATCAATGTGTATGGGCCAGTCATCAGGGGTTAATTGCAGCGAAAACACTGACTTATCTAGATTCAGTTGCTGATGATTGTGTGGATTTTCATGATTATCTTGCTATAGGCTATTGGAACTTATCTTGGTTTGCCCAAGCAAAGACACACGCACAAGCTGCATGTGTGCTTGACCCGCAAGATTCCCGGCTTGCTGAAAATTTAAAGATAATAAATCAAAGCTTCAAGTGAGGCTTTTTCTCCACAAATATTTCATATAGCCAGGAAAATACATCGTGTGGCCATGTAGGAGTAGTTTCCCAAACAGGCTGTGATAAGTAATCATCAACCAAGTTAGGGTTAGAATCCACATATGTTATGTAATCTACAGCTTGTTGAAGGTTTGGAAAATCACTTACATTGATAAATGCGCGGGGATTGAAGTCCTTTACGGCATCACTGCCTCCCATGTAAATGGGTATACTGCCTGCTGCAAGTGGTTCTAGAAGTTTTTCGGTAACATATCCTGGAGAAATACTGCTTTCCCAAGCTATTGTAAATCTGTATGTCTGTAACTCTACAGTTTTGTCAGCAAGCAATCGTCCAGTGTTATTAAATAACTGTCCGGTACTATCAACACGTTGTTTTTGATTAAGAGCCAGAAAAAACTCCACTCTGCTTTTAACAGGATTTCGATATGTAAAGTTACAAAAACTAGATTTTCGAATAGGTTCCTGTTTATGACGATTCAGGATGTTGTAAACATGCAATGGATGTTGCGTAACTTGTGTTACATCCCAGTCAATATATAAAGGCCATAAAGGCAGTCGCTTGTATTTTACGTCAGGGTGATGATGAAATCCCAAAGTTAAATCACAAGGTCCCGGGGCGTCTTGAACTTCTCCGCTGTAGGCAATAGAAATAGGGTCGCTGTAATATTCACCAGGTTGCGGGCCTCCACCCAAGCTATAGATCACAACATCAGGAGCATGGTTGTCTATAACCACTGTGTAATGTTGTTCCAAACAACCACGGAAAAAATCCCGTGGTTGTAGTTGATCAGGATTGTGATCAGGCCACATATTTTTGTAGGCGAGGCGAAGACAGGGTTTCATAGGAAAAACTTTACTATTTGGTTTCTATTTTGCATGAGCAAGTGTATTGTGTCTAGTAGTTCAGCCGGACATTGACGCAATGTATGTTGCATTTGAGTCCACGCTGCATCTCCGGTATAGTTGGTATGGCGAGGATGATCTACTAAATGATTATAATCTCGAATCACAGGACGTTTTTTCATGTAGCTCAGGGCTACCATTATATAATCAATACCCCAACCTATCGTGTTTCCTGACCAATCGATAGCTAACTTGTTGAAATCCTCAATGATATCTCCATGTAAAAACCAGCAGGTGCAGTCGGGATTGTTGACCATTTTCAAATGATCATGATGTAGTTTTATAGATGTAATATCTGCCTGTTGAGATGTATGTGGTGTAAAATCCAAGTTAGGGCTATAAATGCCCCAGTTATATTGTTGTTGATATTGCAAACAATCCTGAAATAACTGGGGTATATTTTCTGGGCAAGCGTCGGCTTGGACATGAAACATAATATCGCCTTGAAAGTGTTGGCAAGCAGTTAGCCATTGTTGGGTGAACCAAGCATGGTTACCAATGTTTAACCAATGGCTGGGTATATTATCAGGATCACTATTCACTACGTTACAGTGCCCCAAGGGCAGCAATCTTTGCTCAAGCTGTTGCGCTTGCGTATAATGGCCTGGCCAGTTAAAAATAAAACTTTGAATTTTCATAAGGGTCTATTGATGTGTGTTGCAATATCAAGTTTTTGCAGGATTTCTGTGAGATCTTCGCGATATTTTAAATCGGGATTGTAGTATTTTCCATGTGGTAGTTGCATGCTTTCAAACAAGCCTATGTGGCTGCCTTGAACACAAATAGGAGGTTCCAACCAATAAGTTGGCCAGTTTAGAACACGCATCCAAAAACTTATTTCATGATCACTTGGCATGCATATTTTATGATTAGCCCAACCTTGTAATATTTCCCTTGCACTGCTGCGATTCCATAAAATACTATCGCTGCATTTGGCTTTGCCCACAGGATTCAAATACCAAGCTTGATTGGGCTTTAACAAATGTGTTTCTATTCTCATGTTGCAATCTCCAGGAAAAGCCAACTTCCAATCCTGTGGTAAAGAAACCATATGCTCGATTAGCTGATTTTTGAAGTCTTTTTGTATAACCACGTCATCTTCTAAAATCAGACAACATGTTGCAGATGTTTGCCAAAATAAACTCAGCGCAGCTTTGTGTTTCATACACAAACTGATTTCTTCTCCGCGCAGTGGATAAAAAGGATCAAACGCAGTGGGCCGTCTTTTCATGTATTCCACAACATGGGCACTGAAATGCTCTAAAAACATATCATATGTAATAGTTTCACGGTCAAAATCCGTAATCCATGTTACATTTGTAAATCCTTCCAGTGCCAAAATATGTTCTTGGAAAAGACGTCGTTGTGTGTTTTTGGTATAATGCAAAATATATGTGGGAATATCAGGAGTCATGGCTATCCAAAATTAGTGCGGGATTTTTTAGTATTAGCTTGTTGTAAATGGCAGACAATACTTGTTGAGGATAACAGGGGTCGGCCTTAAACACAGGTGCTTGTAAATATTTCTGTTGCAAACTGGGTGTATTCTCTACATGCATTATCCAGTCAATAGCAGCAGACCAGTCGGAAAAATCTGCAGTATTGATAAAACTGTCAGGATTAAAGTCTTCTATAGACTTGTTTCCACCCCAATAAATAGGAATACTGCCGGCAGCAAGTGGTTCTATCAACTTTTCAGTTACATACCCTGGTAGTTGTGTATTTTCAAATGCCAAAGTAAATCTCCAAGATGATAAATCATGAGGTTTACTACCAAGATAGTATCCTGCGTTGTTAAACAACTTTCCAGTGCTATCCACTTTCTTTTTTTGATTTAATAACAAAAAGAATTCCACACGCTCTCGGCTGTTACGGGCGTATGTAAAGTTACAAAATTTATCTGCATGATTGATATTGGTATGACGTTTTAATATATTGCTCAATCGCATGGGATGCCCACTGGAGTTTTCGTAGTTACCTGAGGTAGCTACATGATGACTGCCCTGACCTGCATGTGATGTTTCTGTTAGTTTGTATTTCCAAGGTTGGTTGTCCCAATGAATCCACAACGCCCAAATTGGCAAACGAAAATAGTTTTCTTGATTTTCGCCATGAAATCCAAAAACTATATCAGCAGGACCTTGAACGTCAAATGGTTCTCCGCTGTATGCTATTACAAGTGTTTTGGGATTTATTTTGGATATATCAGGGCTTGGACCAAACACACTGTAAATGATTACATCAGGATCTTGATCACAATAAAGGACTTGGTATTTTTGGCTTAAAACAAATTCAAAAAAATAGTCTTGTGGCATAACTTCATGATTGAATTTGGGCCACATGCTTGAATAGGAAATCTTAATTGGTTTTTTCATATTTTCATCTAACATAGTTTACAAGTTCAGAACTATTAGCAAACGATAACTCAATGACCTTTCTAAGGTCAGGATTTAGTTGACTAAACATTTGTTGCATGTGATTATACGCATGCGTGGTATCATAGCCGCGTCCAGGATGATGTATGATCTGGTGCATGGTATCTCGTATGACAGGTTGAGCGTTTATATAACTTAGTGAACATATTATACTGTCCATGCCCCAACCATAAAAATTAGTTTTCCAGTCTATCCCCAATGTGCGAAACTCTGATATTAAACCGCCATCAATAAACCAACACGTACAGTCACTATTAGGGACCAGTTGCAAGTTTCTGTCTGCATGATTCCATTGTGGCAATGGGTGTGCCCAAAATGTGTTTTCTTGGAAATCCGGTGCCCAGACACCCCAGTTTAATGTTTTTTTGTATTTCAATGCTCTATCAAAAACTCCCTGCCAATCTTGATATTCAGTGTCTGCTTGTACATGAAAAAATAAATCAGCTTGGAATAAAGAAACCGCCAGTTGCCATTGAGCACCAAAATATGCTTGATTACCCAAGTTTATCCAGTTAAAAGGTTGGTAATTGGGATCACTATTGATTACTGTGGGATAATATCCAATATTGGTCAGTTGCTGCTCGAGAGTTTTTGCGTAAGGAGTTTTTCCTGGCCAGTTAAAGATAAAACAGTGGATTTTCATTGTTTTTCCTTACCAGTGTTACGGTTTAGATTGGGTTGTGTAATGCAAAATCTTTACATTAGGATGTTTAGGAACTTTAATAGGTGTAGTTTGATTGACACTTACTTGTGAAAAATCATGGAAAAAGATCTGTGTTTTACCAAAATAGTTTTGCATCAGTAAAGGCCAAACAAGTGCTTGTATACTGCTGTTGATCAAATGTATTTCCTTTGCAGCAAGCATAAGTGGAACATAATCCAATATGTTTGCGGTTTGCGACTTTTTGACAATATACTGAGGTAGATTTGACTCAATATGCAAATTAAATGTTTCTAAACTACTTTGATTATGTACAAAAACATATTCCTTGCCTTTATCATCAATCCAATCAAAAAACATTTTATTTGGTTGTAAGGTGTCCAACGGCAACGTAAACGCACTATATTGCATTTGAGGGTCATAACCCAACTGTAAGTAAAAACTGCTTTCAAAGTTACTTAAATCACAAAACTGAAACCCCACATGTAAAATTGGTATTTGGTTTTTGTTACTAAAATCAAAAATGTCCTGTGGCTCGTTTCTTACAACAAAAACTTTTACTTGTGAGTTATCTTTGTATAAGCTACCAATTGTCTCGTAGTTTTTTTCTTTGCATGCTAAAAATATTTGACCATGTTGCTTAGCTAAGCTATTAACTAAACCATTGCAAATAAAAAAGTCTCCTAAACCTAAATGATGATGAACAATAAAAGACATCTCCTAAGGTCCTAACAGCCCTAAACTAAACTTATTATTGTCTGATATAAAATCTTTCCATGTTGGTCCAAAATCAGGAGGGTAAATTGGCAAATCATGTTCATTCCAGCCATTACCACAGAAATCAAAAGGATTTTGTAAATGAGTTCGTGAATGTTTAAACCAATCTGTTGATGTTATACTGTGAATCAAACACGAAGATTGCGCAAAAGGCCATAGCGCATCGCGTAGCCAAACTTGGTCACTTGTATAGAAATGATTCATTTGTTGTAATAACATACTTTGATACAACGCATCAGGAAGTTTTCCTTTATAACCAAATAATCCAGCCATGATTGGCCAATCATAATGTGCTTGATGATCCCTGATTATATGTAACTGAGCATCACTTTCTAACCATTCTTTTATGCACAGAATTTCTCTTGTAGTCAATCTAGAGTCGCTATCCCTAACTAAAACGATATTATTAGGATCTTCAAACATAGGCCTGAATCTCCAAAACACACCAAAACTATTATCTTTTACTTCTACAACATCAACATTATCACAGTTCATAAAATTAGCAGGGTTATCTGTGTATATTCTCACGGTCCAATCCGCTAAGAATCGTTGCGCTAGTTCTATTTGACGTTTTGCCCCAACAATATAGCGATCTTGTGGCCCATAAACACTGATACTTATAATTTTCATGATTTCAAATATTTCCCATAGTAGTATTAGCATAATCTAACACTATACCAATGATATTATAAAATGTTACTAATGCAGGTAATAAAGGATTATATACAAGGGATTTACAGAACATTTATCTTTTCTTTATTTTATTTTAATATTTGCCACAGTAATCTGCAAATCATAACAATGCCATGCTTAACTTATTAGGCCTTAAACGTTAGGATTATCCCTCCATTTTTTATAAATTTCTATTCCTTCCCATGCCACAATTGGTCGAGGCAATATACTCAAACAATGCCGCAATATTATATCGTGATATCTTTCAAAACATCTGATTTGGCTATGATGCAGCTGATACTGTTCTAGAGCCATTGCACCTTGTTGCTTCCAACGATCTTTTTCCAAACACCAGAGAATTTTTTCACGTAAATCACTGCAACTAGGATCAATAACTACATAACTATCAAATCTCCGTCCCTGTTCTTTGACACTTAGATTTGGCATTTCAGGTTGAATAATACAACTACTTGCACTTGCTAGCTCCCAAACTCTTTGGGTATCAAAACTGTTGCTAGGATAGTTTAAACCTATTTTGCTTTGATTGACTACTTGTTGAAATTCATACCAATTTCTAGTTGGCTCATATTTGATGTACCATTTCAAATGGGCTAGTTCGTTATTTGCAAGTTGCTCTATTGTGCTAATAAAGATGTTACGTCTTGGGTTGTTTGGACAGCCTAAAAAGCACACATCATATTTTTTGTTAGCTGATTGTTCAGCGTTATAGACACTAGCTATTGGAAAGTGCATACCATACGTAGGTGTATTTGGATAAGGAGTTTGACTTTTATCAGTTAATTCTCTATGTAGAATTAAATCTGGTTGTCTAGAGTAATATGACATAACATTGGGAAAATCTGTGTCATCATGTTGTATGAGAAAGCTATGTGGAAACCACTCACTTACAATACGATTAACCCAAGGTGCGTAATCGTGCAAATAAGCTACAATTATTTTGTAATCAGTGGTAGGAGTCCATGTGTGTATTTCACGTTCTGTTACAAAATCACAAGTGTATCCGCATTTTTCAAATGCACGAAAAATATAAGATGCAGGAGCTACCCAGCTATAGTGCAAAAATAAAAAATCCTTCATTAGACTATCCTGTATAAAATTTGTGGGTCTGTGTGATTACTTCAAAAATATTTCCATATTCTGTCATGTAATCTAGGAATATAGGCCTAATAGTATTATTGCACATTTTTTTCTTACTTGCCAACTTACTATAGGCAACTATAGACGCCTAGTAGAAAATATGTTCTTTATTACCATTTTGCATCACATCACTTATTAGAAACTTCTAGACCTTGATCCAAATAAATAATTCTCTGTCTGATGAGAAGCAAACTTCCTGCAAATACAATGTGCTACACTTCATTCGAAATTCCTTTTTGAATGTCTAAAATATAATCACTACAAACTCCATAACAGTTTAAGGTTTTGATTTCTTCCATAGGCATCACCCATTCAGGCATTACACATATACTGTTAGAAAAAAGAGGTTTCCCAGGATATGTCCAAAAAAAATTTTTGCTTGTTAAGACTATATCATCATTTTGGTGCCAAAAATAGTTATGATTGCCTGCAGCGTGTAGTTGATTTAGTGCCAAATGATTTTTACAGTGTATCCAAAATCTATTATCGTTTAAAAAATCAAGTTCAATAGAATACTGTGGCTTGTCGTGTCCTAGCCACCAATGGCCATCTATAAACCAAACATCTATTTCACAATTATATCCTTGAGAAAGTGCAAAATAAATTTGCTCTGGAGTATTTTCCAAGCAAGTATTTGGCCCATTAATCAGCCCCCGATGTGCAATAAATTTCATAACTTTTACCAACAAACCCCTATGTTAAATCCGTCTTACATCTTATGGATGAAGCATGCCCCATTTGTTAATGGCAGTATAATATTCTTTACTTGGTTTATTATCAATAGCTTGTCTCATAGCCATTGTACCGGCTAAAGTACCTTCAGGATGGCCATGTATGGCCCCGCCCACATTCGCAAGGTAATCCACACCAGCAACTTGTGTGACATAATCCACCAGTCCAGGATGGAACCCACAGCTTAGAGCAGGAATTGTATTACCTTGGTGCAAAGTTTTTATGCATTCTAAAATATCATTTTGATTATCATTACTGTAACCACCAATCATGCCAGTTTGTATAGTATCAACACCCATTAGTGTGGCGAGTTGACACATAACTTTCCAGCTGATGCTGAATTTATGATTTGTATCGGTAAAAATTTTAGCACCACTGCTTTGGTAATGTAAAAATATAGGCAAGTCCAGTTTACGTATGCTGTTATATACACCAAGCCCACTCCATACATTAATATGCACACCATTGCCACCTAGCTGATATACACGTTTTACGCGATCTATTACTATATGTGGATCACAGTTAATAGTATGGCAAAACACAACAGGCTTGGATTGACTTGCTAGATAGTTAGCTACTGTATCCACTCTAACATCTAGTGGGCAAGCTCCAATATTCCCCATGATTTCATCTTCTTTAATGAAATCTACTCCGCCTTCTACCATCTGCTTGACCATTTCTCTTAGCATATGCGGATTAGAAACTATCTTGGGCTTGACAATACCACCCAACAACGGTTTATTATATTGGCTAGTGAACTTTCTAAATCCTGTTAGTCCCCATTTTGGACCTAAAAAGTGTTTTGTAGCACTCTCGGGCAAATCAATATCTAGCAATTTGCATGACGAGATAATATTAATATCTACCTGTCCGCCCATAAGTTGACATAATAATTGACTTATTCCATCAGAATCTAAGTCAATATTTGATAATGGAAATGCAATTTTTATTTGCTTTTCTTGCAAATTTTTAAGTAGATCTGGATCCTCTAAAATAATGCAACTGTGAGTTTCAAAAAGTTCATCAGTTTCCCATGCATTCCTAATACTAGGATTACCTACACTTTGACCAATAGCAATATTCCATGCAGCTTCTTGGATGTTAGTTGTAGTAGTAACATGATATGTGGCAATTATATATTTGCTTTTATCAACTTCGTCTAGAGTTCTATAAAACTTCATATTTATCCTCTATTTTACTTGGTACTTTGATAACGCAAATGACACAGTCAGTCAAAAATTCTGGGTTTGCAACTTCATTTGGTGTTATAACAAATACATCCCCCTCTACCAAAGACTTATTTTGTATAGTCATTTTACCTGATATTAGTACATTATATTCAGTAGCTATCTTATGATAATGTGCTGCCCACTTTTCTCCTTTTGCGTGCTTAAGTATCCCAACTTCAAACAGTTCTGTTTGTAACAAGCTTGGTTGGAAATTTCCTATTACCCAGCCTCTTACAAATGAACTCAAGTTATATATTTGCATTTTTTTGTTTTTCCAAAAATAAATCAAGATCTTCCGGCACACCTACTGCATTATGCCAGCTGTTTGGTATATGATGAATGCCCACAGTTAGGCCTTTTTTAATCATATAGTTATAACTAGGTCCAATGTAATATTCACCGTTAGGAGCAGTATCATTTGCTTGGATCATAGTAACGACGCTATCGTAAAAATAAGCGGAATGTTTCCACCAATGGATTCCATTTAAACTAATATCGCTTATTACTTGTTTTTCTTTTACTTCCGTCACTAGTCCAAAGTTGGTTGTTCTAGCAAAACTATTTTTATTACTATCATTATAGTAAGTTACAATACATCCATCATACAACTGTGCTGTATGTAAAAACGCTTGTGGGTTCCAAGTCATTATCTGATCACAGTTTGCAATACATAATGGGCTCTGCTTATCAATATAGTGTTCAGTTAAAGCTGCACTACATGCCGGTCCTGCTGTCTCAGTATCTACGTAAATAAAATTTGCGTGTTTCAATACTTGTTGAATTGCAGAAACAGTTTTATCTTTGTATGCATTATTCCTTACTATGAACCACCATTTGCCTTCCAAACCAAGTGTTTTTATAGCCCAAGATATCATAGGCAAACCTTGTATTTCTATTAACGGTTTGGGATCTAGATAACGGTCTTTTTGAAAGCGAGAGCCTTTTCCAGCCATAGGGATAACAATGTTCAAGTCATTCATGTATGATTTTTTTTCCAAAATACGCGGACATCTTTTTGTGCTGCCGCACCTAGCAGCACTATATTAAGATCAAATTTCAATAGTTGGTTAATTTTGTGCATAAATTCTTTTGAATAGACCTGTTAAAATATTTTGATAAGAGAATGAATGTTTTCTAATAGCATCTTCAATGTTGCAAATATTGATACATTCAAAACCTTGAGATTGCATAAAGTTAACTAATGATTTATCATTAAAATGCCATAAATGTTCATTTGGCCTGCGATGTTTCCATGTAGCAAACCATTCATCACTAAAATAATGACACCAAGGTAGACTAATGCATACATAGTTGCATTTTAGTTTATGTAAAAAGTAAATTTCTTCATAATGCTCAAGACTATCAAAAAAAGTTACCACATCGTGATGTTCCGTAAAAATATCCTTTACTATTGAGCAGTTATTAGGAACTGGATAAGTGCTGATGTCATAGCCCTTACAATCAGCAATGATTTTTCCACATGTAGATAGGAAAGCACCATTGCCATAACCAACATCTAAAATATCAAAAGGCAATCTACCAATAGATCCTGAGATATATCCCAGTCGTAAATGACTAATCAAATCATTAAGTATACCATATGTATTGTATCTAGCATCAATATACGTGCGGTTATATTCAATTGGTGTTTTATGTAACTGCTTTATTACACCATTTTGATCATACTCATAGTTGTTGATCATATTTAATTATTTTCCAGTTTGTGTGTGGACGTGAAATATCAGCATGTAAGATAGGGGTATCTGTTAAACGTATGTCGTGATAGTATAACTTAGATTTTAGAGTGTTTGCAATACTATCTACAAGACAAAATACACTGCTAGGAACTACATGAATTTCAGCAGCATTTTGTATAACGTTCAACCAATCTAGCATGTTTTTAGATACTGTAGGATCTATATGTATAACTTTTTTAATATGGCTATCTAATATTAAGTTTATAGGGTAACCTTGACTGCTTGCACTACTTGCATTATGCACGACTGCATAAGGCCCAGATAAATCTAAACTATCAAAAAGATCGTTAGCACTGGGCAAGTTACTGGGTATTTTAAACTTCTCATATCTATATTCATAAGGAATATTGTATTGTGCATAAAATGATCGATACCAAACTGTAGTATCTTTCCATAAGTTTTCAAATCCCACTTTTAGCACCGGTAAGTTGTTCTTTTGTGCATACAACTCAATATCCGCAGGCTCTTGGAAAATCTTAAAAACCGTAACATTCGTATTTTCCTTATACAAAGCTTTTATTGTGTCAACATATGAGTCTTGACAA